TTCTAATTTTTTGCAAAAAGTTGTCGCGATTTTCATTTTCCTTTTTTGAAAAACCCTTCAAGATACAAAACATTTAGGAATTCTTTGAACTTTGGATGCGTTTTTTGGAAAAGGGTGTAAATTCTAATTTTTTGCAAAAAGTTGTCGCGATTTTCATTTTCCTTTTTTGAAACACTTTTTTGAAAATTATTGAAGATACAAAACATTTAGGAATTCTTCGAACTTTGGATGCGTTTTTTTGGAAAAGGGTGTAAATTCTAATTTTTTGCAAAAAGTTGTCGCGATTTTCATTTTCCTTTTTTTGAAACACTTTTTTGAAAAACCCTTGAAGATACAAAACATTTAGGAATTCTTTGAACTTTGGATGCGTTTTTTTGGAAAAGGGTGTAAATTCTATTTTTTTGCAAAATGTTGTCGCGATTTTCATTTTCCTTTTTTGAAAATCCTTGGAGATACAAAACATTTAGGACATTTGTGAAACTTAGAAAACAACATTTATCAAATTTTGTGTTCTACATTTTAGGTTAGGATAATATATCAAGGGTTTGTATACAACCATGTTAAAACGTGGTAGCTGGTCGCTTTTCTTCGTTTCTTTCGCTTTTCTACTCTTGACAATCTACATAAGAACCGACTATAAATCGTCCGTCAAAGAAGACACATATTATCGAGCAGCTCTTTTTGTCACAATCATTGCCTTGATTTTGTATTACAAGTATGGTATTTACACACCACATATGCGTTTTTAGACTAATATCAAGTTAAAGACAACTCTTTTTTATAATTCAAATGACTACCAAATACATTGTTTTGACCAAAGATGACCGCGACACGATCGACGACAATACAAACAACCAAATCCTTTTTATCAACAAACCGCTCGTATACTTGATGCCATCCGTCAATCATACCTACTACGCCGAACGCGGACTTTTTGAAAATAACTTGATCGAATGGTGCAAACAGTTTTGCAATCCCGACTCTATAATGTTGGATATCGGTGCACACACAGGTAGTTACGCAATCTCGCTGGCACCCTACACCAAACAAGTCATTGCGTTTGAGCCGCAGAAGATGACGTTCTATGCCTTGTGTGGAGGTGTGGCTTTAAGCGGTGCGACAAATATCGATTGTATGAAAATCGGACTCGGCAACTCGCAACAAATCGGTAATAAAACGCTGCACATTGTCAGCAACGATGGTGGTGGATCTACCGTCCACGAACCGCCCGCCGACAAACTCTTGGGTTCCGAAACCATCGAGATACAAACTCTCGATTCTTTGAATATCCAAGGACGCATATCTTTCATCAAAATGGATGTAGAAGAAAATGAACTCCAAGTTTTGCAAGGAGGTATGGAGACAATAGTTCGCGCGGGTTATCCCAAGATTTTGTTCGAGTCCAACAGCAATACAAATACCGCATTGTTTGATTATTTGCGGGAAATTCTCGGATACAAAATCGTCAAGGTGAATGGGTTTTTTAATATGTATCTTGCTGAGAGATAACATACAAGATTGAGGAAAAATATGTTTTAGTAATGTATAGAAAAATGGCGACCCCCAACACAGACGCTTTAAATGAAAAGCAGAAAAAGGTTTATAAAGACGGTGTAGAATTAAAAAAAGATTTCGAAACAAATCTGAAACCAAAAAATACCTTAACAGAAAATGTGGATCAAAAAATTAACAGAACAAACTACACTGAGTCACAAATTTTACATAATTTTGACTGCAACCTTTTAAAGTTTTTATTAAAACAGACTCTCACTCAAGATAAAGATTTGGAAAAAGCCCTAGCTTGTACATCAAATAATCTTGAAATTTATGTAGGCGAGGTAGCAACGGCTAATAAGAAAGAAAAGTCTGATGAAGATAAAAATAAAAACCAAGATACTGCTGAGAATAATAACGATAACAATGAAAAAAAAATTGGGGGCAATGGAGGAAATAACACAACCCTAAATCCGATATATGTTAAAGTCGCAGACAATAGTTTCACTCAAGTGGGCCAAATAGTTAAAATAATTTCCGATGATATGTTATGCTTTGTTTTTTCATCAACCGAAAAGCCGTGCTTTGAATTTATCGTAAAAAATGAATATGCGGTTGCAAACTATCGAATTACTGATGAAACCAATAACACCAAAAAGGTTTGTTTAAAACTAGATAATACTAAAAACGCCTACGTGGCAGATAAAAAAGTATTTTACACATTAAACGGTGATACAATCATTTTTGGAAGTTTCAATGCAAACACAGAAGTTAACATCACAACATTAGTAAAATGCGAAAAAAACATATGCACCCCGGCAGACACGTCTACTTTGTTTACCCTCTTTGGATACAATGTCAGCAAAACAAGCGCAGCCCTAGCAACCGCCGCGGTACTTGGTTCGGCATACCTTTACCGAAAAATGAAGAAAAAGTCGAAGCGCAAGTCGGATTCTGCATCATCAAGTCGTAGTATATCCGCTTCTCCAAAATACAAGAAGCGAAAATCCAGTAAACGCGGTAAATAATTTTTTTTAGTCTACAAACATATAATAAATTTTTATTATATGCTCGAACAATTTGAAATCATCATTTAAGACGAAAAGTTGCCTTTACCGGCGCATGGTCGCTCAAAATCCGCTGTCCTTTCGCAATAAAACCGTCAACGGCACCACTTTGTATACAATCGAGTCTCTGTGGATTGTAATAAATCATGTCAACAATTCCGCCAAAGATGGTCGTGTCTTTATCATTTTCGGCAGATTCATAGGGAAACGAACGCAACCGTTTTGCTAACTCATCGTCTCTAAAAATATAATCCAAACCATACATCCAAATCTGCCATTTATCATACATTGACACATTTGAAGGTAACGGAGTCTCATTCAAAATATGGTCATATATCATGTTATAAAACGCACTCCAGTTATCGATTCTTGGATATTCGGTATCTTCGTTTTTTGGCAGACTTGCAAAATATGTGTCCTCGCCATCGGGTGGTCTTAATTTTGTATTGAGGTCGCCACAAATAATATCCGGCTTTTCTCTTTTGATCAATTCCATAATTTGTCGTATTTTTATTATGTAATTGTTGCCATGTAAACTTTGGATATCATCAAATCGACCGCCACTCAAATGAATCGTGGCAACTCTTATTGACGGTTTATTTTCAACTATTTGTATATCACTTACCGCCCAACATCGTGGGTGAATTTTGCCTTCATTATTGATAGTTTCGCGTCCATGGACTGTTAGTTGCGCGGGCATTGACAACTTGAGTTTGTCAGCATCATATTTTGAGTATATGGAATTCGAAAGTTTGCTTCCAGGATAGAAGAGTCCAACTGTATCGGGCCATGTGTATGGATGTGATTTGCAAGAAGCGACAAGATCCAGTTCACCGATTTTTTCAATAAAGTTTGTTTGCGGTTCATCGCCGATTTTGTATGTTTCCAAGTCTGCGCCGTTTGCATCACCAAGAAGCGCATCTTCTTGTATACACAAAATATCGACATTACTAAAGTGAGCTTTCAACTCTTGCCATCGTTGAATAGTTGTTTCATTTTTAACTGCTGATTGTAAACTGTTTTTGAACGCTGTTCGAACCGCCCTTGTTTGTTCTATATCATATGATTTGTCTGAATTATAAACTGGCTTGATTAAGTTCAGCCACGATTCAATATTGCATGTCATTATTGTAAAACTGGGGTTGCGAACCGGTTTTTGAATTGGTTTTGGCTGCTGCTGCAATTTAATTAGCGATTTCTTTTTCATTGTGCCACCGCCCCTTTTGCGTCTTGTTTTGACACCAGTTTTTCTCATTTTGTATATATTGGATTTAGCTAAAAATTATGTTAAACATCAAAAAAATAAATGTGAAATAAATGGGCGCGATCCAGTCAAAAAAACAACAAAAAGAAATATCCGAGTTCATCCAGTGGCAGCAGCTCTGCAAAAATTTGGATCGGTATGCTCTCGGTCGCATATTCTCCGATGAGTTTCGCAGGCTGTGTGAATTATGGAACGCCGGATCACTTAGAGGCAAACATTTCAATCGCTGCACTTTTTTGGTTGAACGACTCGATAACGAAGAGCTGCAAGACCGGTATGTCTATCTTATCACTCAATGGAATGCCGGGAAGATTTTGAAAGACGACTTTGAGCACGTGATTGAGCTCTTGAGTGGTATTCCTGTTACGACATCTTGAAAACTTTTACCACTTGCCAGTGGTTTTTTTTACAATCACATTGTTACCACTCTTTTTCTTTTTGGCATTTGGGTCATACTCATCACCGTCGTCGTCGGCCAAATTCTTCGATAACTCCCAAAACTCTTTTGAACCCAACTTGAAATCGGGTCTATCCGCGGCCTTATACCAGAACACCTGATCGTTGATCTTGTTCGACTTGGCATTATTTGAAATCACCATGCACTCGTAGTTTTCGGTTGTCTGGTCCATAATGGAGCAGAATGACTCGAGTGTCGGAAACATGGACGCATAATTCTCCCAAATCTTTTTTCTGTTTGACAAATAATTCTCGCGCAAAATAAAAACGTAGTCGATATTGGTGCGGAGATTTGGCGGAATACCGAGCGGATATTGCATGGTGATGATTAACATTACTTTCCAGTGTCTCAATTGTACCGTTTTCATTCAGACATTTCTTTCTGAAATCATTAAACCAATGCTTTTTCAATGGGCATTGCACCCTCTCGGGTGGGTTTAGACTATATCTTAAGGCATCATTGTAATTGGTTAGATTACTCAACCCCACGGGCATTTAGTCGTTGAACAATCATCATATCCTTACCATTTACGGACTTAGATGACTTGCTGCGGGTTATCTCTATTTTATACCTTTTTACTGTACTTTATGTGATTAGCATAAACCACGACTCTATTTCTAAAGCCGCTTAGTAGTATAAACCTTTATAGAACTCTGTATGTTAGTGTTCTAAATCAAGACGTCTCCGCAATTTGGACGTGTCGCATATGAAGGAGTTGCGTCCTAAATATACTAGCCATTCTTTTGAAATGACTCAGGCAAACAATTCACCGTTCATGAAAAGGGATCGCATCAACTTGTCTTTGGTCCAGCTGCTGTCGTAGAGACAATCATCCAGAATGACGAATGTGCGAGGATCGATAGAACACTTCTTGTAGGTTTCCATCTCGGACTGACACTGTTTCATCACGGTCTTTTGACGGCGGAGAACATTTTCAATCAAAATCGTGTTGTACTCCTCGTGAATAAAGAGTTTGGGCACCAGCTTTCCGTAAAACCCGTTACCCGCTTCTGTCCCGGAGATAACAGTGCCGATGGGAATATCTTGGTGATGATACAATAAATCTTTGACTAAAAATGTTTTGCCAGTGTCACGACGCCCGATCAATACAATAACCGGACCCTTGTTTTCGCGCGGGTCGAAAGTGATCGATCTCATATCAAATTTTTTTAATTCCAATGTCATTTTATAGATTAACAAGAATATAAAAAAAACACACATTAAAACGCTCAATTAGTTCAAACTTACTAAATTATATACATTTAGTAAATTATATTTCATGGATTCCAAGTTTAGCATTCACTACAAAAAAGCCAAAAAAATAGATTTAGACAAATTTGCGGGAATCGTTAAGATGCAGTCGTACATACCGATATACAAACGTTTTTTCGAAATGGACGACTCCAATTATAATAAAATTTGCCTCAATAACAAGTACCAAATATGCGACTTGAACACCGTTTACGACTGCACAAATAACAACGCCGTCGTTGAAAAACCAATCTTTGTGAAATTCTCGCCGCTTCTCGATCCACTCAATTTTTTGCGGGGTAAATACAATTTGGAATCTCCGATCACACGAGCCCTACCACAATTAAACTCTACCGCCGAATCGTGTTTGCCTAAACTATTGGATACAAACAATACCGCTTATGTGGATGGCTTCTTTTCCTATTTGACGTCGATGGTGAAGGATGCCCACGGTTGGATCCATGGTGTCGAGTATTACGGATCCTTTCTCGCGATTCAAGAAAATTTCAAGTACAACATTGCGGATGACTTGGAGTTTGTAATGGAATGTCCATTTTTCAACAATAACATTGGTAAATACTTTACGATCGACGAAGAAGTCTCTGCCATTATAAACCAACACTCGGGCGAAGGATCTCGGGCGAATCGCAATAAACTTTGTATACAAGATGCCGATGCGGTCTCTTTAGACTTTGAGGATTTGTCTACATCCTTGGAGATACAAGATGTCCAGCCGGTCGGACTTGAGCTCGAGTATGAAAACCAGGTTGGGCAGACAACGCAATTAAGTGCAGACGGCAGCGATTCTGAAAGCGACTCTGACTCTGACTCTGAAAGCGACACAAGCGCAAGCGAAAGCGAAAGCGAAAGCAACTCGGAAGAAGACTCAGTTTGGGAAACTGAATCTGAATCAGAGTCAGACGACTCGATTTTCCAAGACGAAGATGAACAAATGTTCAGCTACTTGAAAGACTACCCTGTCCAAATGATTTTTCAAGAGAAATGCACCGGAACACTCGACCAACTGTTGATGAACCGCAAATTGAGCGACGATCAAACGATTGACGCCCTGATGCAAATTATTCTCACCCTGACCGCTTACCAAAAGATGTTTAACTTTACACACAACGATTTGCATACAAACAATATCATGTTTATCGAAACAGATGTTGAGTTTTTATATTACAAGGTAGACGACAAAGTATACAAAGTCCCCACAAATGGGCGCATATTTAAACTCATCGACTTTGGAAGAGCGATATACAAGTTTGGTGGTAAACTCTTTTGCAGCGACAGTTTTGCTCCGTCGGGCGACGCCTCTACACAATATAATTGCGAACCTTACTTTAACGACAAAAAGCCGCGAATTGATCCGAACCCTAGCTTCGATTTGTGCCGATTGGGTTGTTCTATGTTTGACTTTGTATGCAGGAGCAAAGAACCTAAAACTCCTTTGCAAAAAATCATCGACAGTTGGTGTAACGATGACTTTGGTAAAAATATGTTGTATAAACCAAGCGGTCAATGCAGGTATCCTGACTTTAAACTATACAAAATGATTGCGCGAACTGTTAACAACTTGGTGCCGAAAGACCAGCTGAAAAATGTTGTCTTCTATTCGAGATACAAGTTTGAGGGGGAGACGACAAATCTTATGGATATTGATGCCTTGCCTGTCTATTAAGGGAACCAAGGTTCCCTTATAATCCCTCCTTTTTTCTTTGCCCATTTGTTTTCTTTTTCCTTTTTCCGTATGCCGGTATTCCTTTGCACATTTTTGTATCAAATATTATTTCATACAAAAAAACCAATTTAGAGCAACATATGTATACTCACAGATAAACAAAACATGACAATCGACAAAATTGTATACATCAATATGGATTCAAGAAGTGATCGCAACGATACAATCTTGAGCGAGTTGCGCCGTATCGGTTTCCCCGAAGATCGTGTCCAACGTTTCCCCGCGATTTGTTACAATGGATGCGCAAACACCGGTTGTCTAATAAGTCACGCAAATGTCCTCGAGATGGCCTACGACTCTGGTTACTCCAACGTCTTGATTCTTGAAGACGACTTTGTATTCATCGAGGATAAAAACAAAGTAAACGAAGATTTGAAAGCATTTTTCGATTTGAACCTTGAATGGGATGTGGTCATGCTCACTACTTGTGGTGCGGTAGTTTCCGAGTATACAAACGACCTTGTATCGCGCATATCGTCGTCTGGAAATGGTGCTGGATATCTTGTGAACAGGTCGATGATGTTGGAGCTCAGCACTTTGTTCAAGTCGAATGTTGATAATTTGTTTCTTACCAAACAGCACTGGAACTACCAGAATGATATTCTTTGGAAATCCTTGATGCCAACATCGAAGTGGTTTATGTTCAACCAATATTTAGGATATCAACAAGAAGGTTACAGCGATTTGTCGCAAGACAAGAAAATTGCGATTGTGCCTCAAGTTGTATATAAAGATACAAAGATACAAGTCCATGTCGAAGAGATATCATCTTCGAGTAAAAAGACAAAGTATACATCAGACTCTGTCGTAAACACCGTGATAGAATCGTTTATCAAGCGATCGAACATCGGTTTGCAAAAGTATGGCACTACTTTGGACCGCGATGATTTGAAAGTGCTCGACTGGATACAACATGCTCAAGAAGAGCACATGGATGCGATTTTGTATTTGGAAAAGTTGAAACGAGAGGTCATTAAGAACGGCGGTAACGGCGCGATTTAGTTCTTCGGTTTTTGTTTTTCCTTTTATTTGTTCTTCGCTTGCGGCGACCGCCCGAGACAGAATCTTCGTAAAAGAGTTTTTCTTCACTATCTGCTTTACCATTTTCGAAATAATAAGTTATCCCGTTTTCTTGGAAACCAATATCCATATGTTCTCCAAGAGGCTTTCCATTATAATCGAAAAATACCTTACCTTTGTTTTCGGGATTTGAAAAAAACTGGTATCTCTCATCTTTATCAAGTGGTAAATATGTAATTTCTCTAACAAAAAGCTTATCACTATCAGATATAGTTACACTTCCGAAAAGATATTTAACTTCTCTTTTTTCGAAATCCTCGTAAGTTTGTTTCAATGGATACAAGCGATAAGCCTCTGTACTTTCAACACGGTTGTTGTATTTATCGCTATCTGTATATCTATCATAACTGCCGAAATATGCATATTTTCGAGGATCACTATGACTTTTCAAAAATAGTAATCTCGGATTGTTGTATTCGCTTCCACTTCCTTTCGGAACTTCTTTTTGTTCTCCATAAACAATTCCTCCTGGGGGTACTTTGTTTCTCATTTTTATTTTATATAATCTCATCATAAAATAAAAACACCTAAATGATGACACGCATTTATTTCCCAAGTTCGTTGGGTCAAAAGAAACCCGGCGTCGATACAACCGCGAAATATTTAAAACAAATATTTGGGAAAACCGACACGATTGTAAACACAAAGAGCAACGACACTTTGTCGAGTAACTTGACAAAACTGTACCGATCAAACATGAAGGCGACTTTGCCAACTGTGAATATCGGTGGTGATCACTCGATGGCTATCGCAACGGTGGCCGCATCTCTCCAAAAACACGGTTCCGAACTCAAGGTGATTTGGTTCGATGCCCACGCCGACATAAACACGCGCAAAACATCACCAAGCGGTAATTTTCACGGAATGCCTCTCGCATTTCTTACCGGCCTTGACCACGATTACCAAATGTTTCCTTTTTTGTATGACGTCCCGGAACTCAAGTTCGAAAACATTTTGTACTTGGGCATCCGAGACTTGGATCCGGGCGAGAAACAAGTGCTCAAAGATAAACAAATCAAGTATGTAAAAAGTGCCGATATCAATAACAATCCGAAGAGAGCCTTCGAAATTGTAAAAGCATTTGTTGGAAAGGACCCGGTTCATTTGTCGTTTGACGTGGACGGAATCGATCCTGGCGAAATGCCTTGCACGGGAACTACGGCAAAGAAGGGGGTGCACACAGAGGCAATCAACCCCGTGCTAGACAAGATCATGAAGAAAACAAATCTAGTAAATATGGACATCACCGAGTTCAACCTTAAAATTGGTGATGACAAGCAGAGAGAGGTGTCTATGACAAACTTTGTGAAACTTTTTCAGAAATACCTATAAGAAGGAGAACTACGTATAAGGCGGAACGCCTTCACCGTTCACCCCTCTAACCCCTCCTTCAACAAGGAGATCAGTTCGGAAGAACACCAGCGGGTTCCTTAATTTTATTTCGAATTATGTATATTGAAGAGATTACCAACAGGGAAATTTCGGTCGAACTCCTGAAAATCATCGGTACATCTTGGGTTTGGACACTATAATAGATCCACATGCTTGATGAACAAATATTCAAGATACAAAATAATAACGACAAACTGTTTGTACTTTTGTTTTTGTATAAGAGAAACATGAAAATAAGTCGACCGATAACAGACAACGAAATTGCCGTGTAAGGTATTGATTTTATTGTGTCCGACTGCATCTAAAAGAAAACCTAAGGTTTCCTTTAAATCCTTCCTCTTCGCTGATTTTTTGTTGTAAAAAATATAAAATTTTTTATAACACGGTTGTATGAAAATAAAGGAGGGGTTAAATTTTTATAACACGGTTGTATGAAAAAGAAGAAGGAAGGATCAAAAGGAAACCATGGGTTTCCTTTAAAATTCACACACAAGATCAAACACGTTTGACGAAACCTCTTTATTCGCCATCGCATACTCACTTACGGTCCGTTCGAAAAAGTTCGACTTGCTCTCCAAACTGATGAGCTCCATAAAATCGAATGGGTTCGCACTATTATAAATCTTATCAATATTCAGCTGCAAACAAAGCCGATCTCCCACAAACTCAATATATTGTGTCATCAATTTGGCGTTCATTCCAATGAGACGGCAGGGAAGCGATTCGGTAATAAACTCCTTTTCGATTTCCACCGCCTCTCTTATAATTTCGCCAACGCGCGCCTTCGAAATCTTCTGGTGCAACTTTGAATACAAAAGGACTGCAAACTCGGTGTGCAAAGCTTCATCGCGGCTGATAAACTCGTTCGATAATGTAAGACCGGGCATGAGTCCACGCTTCTTGATCCAATAAATCGCCGCAAAACTGCTGCTGAAGAAAATACCCTCGACACAAGCAAATGCGACCAATCGCGTGGCGAAAGTTTCAAGCGATTTGTCATCGGTTCCGTAGCCAATCCACTTGCGAGCCCAGTCAGCCTTTTTCGTAATCGACGGACAAGTCTCGATGGCCTTAAATAATCGGTTTTTTTCAGCTTTGTCCTTGATATAAGTTTCGATCAATATGCTGTACATTTCAGAATGAATATTTTCAATAGCGATCTGGAACCCGTAAAATGCTCTGGCTTCGGAAAGTTGGACATCGGCCATGAACCGGGTGGCCAAATTTTCCATGACAATTCCGTCACTTGCCGCGAAAAATGCCAACACCATCGAGACGAAATATTGCTCATCCTCCGAGAGTTTCGCCCAATCGCCGAGATCTTTTGATAAATCGATTTCTTCGGCGCGCCAGAAGCAGTCGACCTGCTTCTTGTACATTTTCCAAATGTCGTTATCCTGTATGGGAAACATTACGTAGCGAGAAGTGTCTTCTTTCAAAAGTGGGTCGGTCATTTCCTAAATAATATACAATAGGGAGATTTTTTATGTCCATTCTTTTCATTACATACTTGTGTTGAGCGCGAATCGCTGAACGCAGCACATGAGTTCAGAATGACCAAATTTTGTGACAGTATAGAATAAAAAAAAATGATCAGCACGAATTTTGACAAAATCGATCCAAAAACACTTCAAAAAATGGTATTTATTTACAATTCGGTAGAGACTGGCTGGAAGGTGAAAAAAAGGGATAACCGGTACATCTTTGAAAAACGGCATGGAAACAAAAAGGAAGTTTTCATGGACGATTATTTAGAGAAATTTGTCGTTGAAAATGCTTCCTTGAATCTTCCATGAATCTTCCGTAAATTTATAACTCTGAATTTTCATTTTGGAATCCGCCCATAATTCTTTCGAATTGTCGCGCAATTTCCTTTTCCAACATGGGGAGTCGAGTATACAACATTGGATTCTTGCCATTTGCATATTTATTGGGATTAAACTTAATAACTATGTTTTTTTTTTCATCTCGTGTAGAAGCGCCAGTGTTATATATAATTTGCAACAAGGTGCCACTAATTTGTATTTCGCTCAAACCGTTTTTGTGAACAAAGCCGTCGAACTTGGAATCGATAAATTTTTGTATTACCACGTTCTTTGATTTATAAAGGGTTTGCAATGTAAGTGCATCGGTTGGATACAACGTCACATAACAATGTGAGCAAAAACCTTTGAATCTTGGCATCAGACCAGTCTTGCCGGAACAGTTGACACAAGTCGGTATTGTTTCTTCTTTTTTTTCTTCTTCTTCTTTTTCTTTGTCAAACCAGGCTTTACAACTTGTGTTTTTACTCTCGGGTTCGCGATGCAATGAACAAAAGAGGGGTTTCCGAAAACAAAATCCATAGACAGCCTTGTTCCGACAGGTGTCCTTTTTGCAAATTGTCGGCATTGTTTACAATGAATTTATACATTATTTGTCCCCTAAATAATAAACCAGGGGGCAAATGCAATTTTCATGTCTCTACATAGGGTGATTGAGTTGTTTCGATACATCCCTACAATCGCATAAGACCCCGGGTCTTTGGGGAATCGCATTTCCAGCAAAAATGTAGACAAATGATAAAAATGGACAAATGTTCGCTCAGATTTAGGAGAAATTATGTTTTGGGATTATATAAAAAAAAATGGGAGGAGCTTTAATGCAATTAGTCGCCTACGGCGCACAAGATGTTTTCCTTACTGGAAACCCCGAGATTACTTTCTGGAAGGTGTCTTACAGACGCCACACCAACTTCGCCATGGAGTCCATCGAGCAGACCTTCAACGGTCAGGCTGACTTTGGTCGCCGTGTGTCCTGCACCATCTCCAGAAACGGAGATCTTGCCTACCGCACCTATGTCCAGGTTACTCTCCCCGAGATTAACCAGAACATGAACGCTGCTGGTGGTGTCTATGCCCGTTGGTTGGACTACCCCGGTGAGCAGCTCATTGCTCAGGTCGAGGTCGAGATCGGTGGTCAGAGAATTGACCGCCAGTATGGTGACTGGATGCACATCTGGAATCAGCTCACTCTCTCTTCTGAGCAGCAGGCTGGTTACTACAAGATGATTGGCCACACCACTCAGCTCACCTACATCACTGATCCCGCTTTCGCTGAGATCAACGGCCCCTGCGCCGCTGTTGGTGGACCCAGTCAGGTTTGCGCCCCTCGCAAGGCCCTTCCTGAGACCACTCTCTACATCCCCCTCCTCTTCTGGTTTTGCCGAAACCCTGGTTTGGCTTTACCCCTTGTTGCCTTGAAATCTGTAGGGCAGAAAAGCATCCGACCCAAAGTATGCGAGAACTACTTTGGAGAATATTCGTTCGAGGCTCGCAATGACTTTTTAAGTCATCCTCAGATGCTAGTCGCGTGTGCTTAAGTGAACTACTCCTCCCATTTTTAGTAGTTAATTAAGTACAGCGGCAACAATTTCAAATTGCGGGAAACTCTTAAAGACGATGGCTACCAAGCATTAGACGAAAGTTTAATGTGGCTGAGAAAGAAACTCAGGTATGGTAAAAATGCCACGTATGATGAGGAAAATAAAAAATCCTCTGAAATAGACAATCCGCAGCCAAGCATCTACGTTCACAATGATGAGAATATGATGAAGGTTCAACGACTAAACGGAATTGGGTCTGAGGAGTTTAATCAACTCCAATGAAGGCTTAAGATATAGTCTACTCCCCGGCTCAGGTTTTTGTATGTAACACGTTAATCAATACAAAAATGCCGATAAATACACCGAAAGGTGGGGTATATGTGATGTACAGTATCACGAGGTCAAGATTAACATCGACTTCAGACCTATTGGTGAGTGCTTGTGGGCTGTCAAGGATTTGACTGCCATCTCAAGTTCTTCTTCCCAGGCTGTCACCACTGCCTACCAGCAGTCCCTTGTCGCCGCCTCTATCTACGTTGACTTCATCTTCTTGGATACTGACGAGCGCAGAAAGATGGCCCAGAACCCCCACGAGTACCTCATCGAGCAGCTCCAGTACACCGGTGACGAGTCTGTCGGATCTTCCTCAAATAAGATCAAGATCAACTTCAACCACCCTTGCAAGGAGCTCATCTGGGTCGTCCAGCCCGATGCCAACGTCGACTACTGCGCCTCCCTCGAGGGCAACAGTACTCTCTTCAAGGTCCTCGGTGCCCAGCCCTTCAACTACACCGATGCCATTGATGCTCTGCCTCCTTCCATCCATGCCTTCGGCGGCCCCACCGAGACCTCTGGTGTCAACGCCTTCATCTCTGGAGGTGTCTTCCAGATGCCCGGTGCTACCGATGCTGTCTCTGGCGGCTCGATGAACACCAACCAGGACTGGCACGCCACCAGTGGTGTCTTCAACCCCGATGGCGTCGCCCCTACCGGCTCTGCCGTCTCCGATGCCGGCACCTTCGTGCTCGCTGAGACCGCCCTCAACCTCCACTGCTGGGGCGAGAACCCCGTCGTCACCGCTAAGCTACAGCTTAACGGCCAGGACCGCATCTCCGAGAGAGAGGGTTCTTACTTCGACGTTGTTCAGCCCTTCCAGCACCACACTCGCGCCCCCGACACTGGAATCAATGTTTATTCCTTCGCGCTCAGACCTGAGGAGCACCAGCCCTCAGGCAGTTGCAACTTCTCCAGAATCGATAACGCCACACTCCAGTTGGTGCTGTCATCCGGAACTGTTGCTGGCACTTCCACTGCCAAGGTCCGTGTCTATGCCTACTCTTACAACGTTTTACGTGTGATGGCAGGTATGGCAGGTTTGGCTTACAGTTCTTAGGCTAATGGATGGTATGGACGGTTTTATAACAACTTTTATAAAAGTATTGCAAATTTTTTAATTAACTGCATAATTTGATTTAAATAAACAAAAATTAAATTATATTTTTATTTCTTGGACTCAGATGCGGATCTTCTGTCGTCACGACTAAGCTTAGTATTATTACAATTCATTATATTAATGATTCGGACACTCGGAGTTTTCAACTCTTTTTTAGAACAATTCTTGTAAATTTTTTCCAAACGCTCCAAAAATAAGAAAAAGTCAAAGTTTTTTTTCATAATATTGCACTCGGTACAGCATGCGTTTGAGTTGTGAAAGGTGTACCCACTTTCGTTATCAAATCTGTCAATTCCGTTAGTATGGTTCTCGTCTGACTTTTTACCACAAACATAACAAACTTCTTGAATCAATTTGTAGTAATCCTCTTCGGAAAGCTCAAACTCATAACCGCGCTTGATTGCATTGTATCTGTAACATTCGTATGTAGACCCCTTATGGTTTGCGAAAGCATCCGGATATTTCTGACCAGTACTTAATTTGCAGTTGTGTCTTAAAATATGTTCAACACGTTGCATAAATGTAAGAATATCAAGTGCACCTTTCATCATATTACATTCGGTACACGCACTGACACAATTGTCAAGATCATATCCTTTCATGCTGTCCATGCGATCAACACCATTAAAACCTCTTGGTTGAATTTCTCCACAGTAGTAACATGGGTTTTTAGTGATATTATTAAACTGTTCTTGCGTCAAATCAATTGTGCCTGGAAATCTTCGGTTACGATAGTTTAATTGGGTTAACGCAATTATTTCAGGATTTGCCTCTCTCCACTCGCGTTTCACAGCCTGGCGTTCTGGTTTTTGTGCGCCGATTCTGTCAATTTCACGTTTGTGCTCCTTGTCACGTTTTTCATCCTGTCTCTTGTTCTCATCGCGACATGGCTTGCAGGTTTTCATTTCTGCACCGCCAGCACCACTGTACGCCTCAATTGGCCGACGTTGACAGCAAACAGAGCACTGTTTTATTCCATCGACCACTTCGCCAGACACGGCAACCCGCTTCGCTTTATCCCTTTCGCGCTCTTTCTGCAAACACTCTTGGCAGCTTTTGTTGGCGTAATCGGCACCAAGTTTGGTTCGGCATCCCTTCAAGTATTTTACACAGGGTCGCACACCTTCCGCGGTACATTCGTCGACAAACAAACAAAGTTGGTGGAGACCGCAGTAAATATTCTCCACGGATCGTTTGAATTTGCAGCCTTCGGATTTGCACAAAACCACGTTTTCTTTTGCTTTCGCGCGGTTTAGTTTACCTCTTTCATTGCAACTCGCACATTGTTTGATGTCTCCTTCGAAAAAGTACATTTTCATACAACCTTTGCATAACTGGAGCGCCAAAAGCATTTCGGGAGTATAATCCACCATGTACTGGTGATTTTTGCAAAACTGGGTGCCATCCTGCGAATTACTTCGGCACGGGTTGTTGTTGCGATCTTTGCCCAAACACTTCGACATTTTTTTTATGAATTATTTCATAAAATAAATGGATTTTACAAAAAATGTCGACGAACTTGTTCAGTTATTTGGGTCCCAAAAAGTTAATATTACAAATTTTTTAAAAAAAAATTTCAAAGAAGGAATTCATTTTATTCAAAAACCAATTACTCACAGTGTAAAAATGAAAGGTGGTCAAAACCGTATAAATTTTTTACTAACTGAAGAAACATTCAGTCTTGTTAAAAATACATACAATTTAAAAAACCGGTATATAAAAAAAATAAACGAAAACTGTGGACAAGTGAATGTCACGATGGCAATCGAAGCTCAAACAATTGGCTTTTTAGAAAATTCATTTTTGAGCGCTTTAAAACTTAAACGACAAAAACACATAGGTCCATACTATATTGATTTATATTTTGAAGACTACAATCTTGCAGTTGAATGCGACGAATTCGATCATATAGATCGAAATCCATTTTACGAAAGAACTCGAGAAGAATATTTAATGCAACAAAATATAACAATATTACGTTACAATCCAAATGATAAAAACTTTGATTTATCAGATGTTATTCAAAGAATTACTTATCTTCTGTTTAACAAACCAGTAGCACCAAGTGTTGTCAGGGTTGAGTTTTAAAAGCAAAAATAAATCATAAAAAAAATGGATGCTAATAATCCTACAAATTTAATTACTATTTTTGAAAATGCTCATTACCAACATTTAAATGAAACTGTTCTTCGGGAAAATTTATTACTAAGAACGTTTGAAGAAAATTTTACAGAATTCGAAAAAAAGCTCTATCAGTTTTTTTTAAGTTTATCAGAATTATCAGAAGACGATAAAGATTTTGAGTTTGACTATATTTGGCAATGGCTTGGTTATAATAACAAAGCGTCAGCAATTCGAGTTTTGCAAAAACATTTTATTTACGGAGTAGATTATACGGATGATGGAAATGTGGTTGTTTACAATACTGGAAGAGGTGGTCAAAACAAACTGTATTTATTTATTTCAATATCAGTATTCAAAAGGTTTTGCAATGTAAGCACTACACCAAGAGCAAAAGACATCCAAAACTATTTTTTAAAAGTTGAAAATATATTATTAAAATTTATTGGTGGTTCGATTCTTGACTTTTATCCGAACGGCATATAATTATAATTTTTTTAAACAAATAAAATAATTTTATAGCTTTCAAGCGTACTGTATTATATTTAGAACATAATATGTATATCATTAAACACAAATATGATTGCATGCGATCCGAGAAAATGAGCGACAAGACACTTGCGAAAGCCATGAGAGAAGACAAAGCGTACAATGGTTTCAAGTATAAAGAACTGCCACCACGCCTTAGTTGTTACTAATCTTTAGCGAAATATTTTATTATATGTTCTAATTAAAAATATAATAAATTATAATTATATAATGGCAACAACCACAAGCGTAATTTTTCCAAACACAGTTTATGTTGTTTTCAATGACACGCTCTCCAGTTTCATTTCTGCAACGACTGTGTCGCCATCGGTCCCGGGTACATTCGCTTTTTTCAAAAACAACAGTTCGGGCGCTGCCCTCACTTCCGCCAGCGTCTTTGACGCCGTTGGGAGCTACACTATTTTCTGCAGGTTCACTCCTACCGATACCGTCACGTATCAAACCAGTTCGAGTACCGCATTTCTCGTAGTTCAAGACCTTGATGTCTACAACAGTTATTTCAATATTCCAGTGAGCGACGCTTCCAACGTTCTTGTCAACGGCAATTTCAACTATATTCCGGCAAGCATCGCGTCAGGTACTTCTGTTACCGCCCCTACAAATGTTCCTGGTTGGAATTTCTACAAAACCGGTAGTTATGATATCCAGCTGGTAAACAATGTCGACATTTCCCTTGGTATCACTTACCCCCCTCCTTTTGCAAGTACCTCAACCAAAGTCGTATATTTTATAGGCGGCTACTTGTTCCAGTGGTTTTACGCCCCCGCCGGAGTTTATCAGTTTTCGGCTTATTACGCCGCGCCAGCCACCTCCGCAAACTATATTTGGTTTAATATCGACAGCACATCAAGTGCATACAGGTCGAGCACTCCATACCCAAATCTCCAAAATTGGCAACTTTATACAACGACTGTAACAATCACCACTACCGGTATGCACCGCTTCGTTATGACAACCAATGGAACCTCAAAATTCTATGCAGCCTGTCTCTCTCTCAAACCTGTCAGCAGCCCTTTCTATTTAATGTACTCCAAAATTAGTTCACAACTATTCAACGGCACATTCGAATCTGAAGTTCAAACCACAAATAGCAAAACTTTGTCGCCTCTGACAAACTGGAATATTGTCAGCAACAATGTGTGGGTCCTTAATAATTATTCCACATACACTTCGCTCCCATATCCTTACCCAAGTGGCAACCAGTGTATTGCAATTGAAGGTCTCGGCAAAATCACCCAAACTTTCAACTATGTAAGCGGCACTTCGAACTATTTGTCTTTTTACATATGTGGCATCACTGATACAAGCATTAACGCGATTCGTGTATCTCTTAACAGTACCGTGGTGTTTGACAGCAGTAGCGTCATTGTTTCATCCACCGGTATCAACAGTGGCAGTTGGCAAAAAATGGTATTCAAGGGTATTACCACAGTTGACGGGCTAAACGCCCTCACGATTGAAGGTCTTAATGCCGGCACGAATATCACTGCAATTGACAATGTGACTTTCGGATCAATTGCGAAACAAACCCCAGTCGTATCGTATCCCGCACAACAACAGATCACATACGGGACTCCTCTTCTTAATAATCTTAATGCAACTTGTAGTGTTCCCGCAGTTTTAAAATATTATACGGACGCAAGTTTTTCATATCAAGTTTTTAACGATACCATCCTCCCAATCGGAAATTACACAATTTACGCAGTTGCATCCGATTCACCATATTCGCAGCTCTTATCTGGCCTTACATATGCCGTTTACAGCAGTTATTCAAGCAGTAGTGTGAACTTTTTTGATGGAAATAACAGCTATAGATCTGGGACAGGTTTTACGGGGTTAACGACAAATATATCATCGATTGAGAGTGGTACAAATAATTTTGCAGGAAGTTATAATACGAACGGCTGGTCGATTCAGTGGATCGGATTGTTCAAACCAAACCAAACTGGAGTTTGGACATTTTATACAAATTCGGACGACGGCTCGTATTTATGGATTGGTTCCAGTGCGGTAAGTGGATATACCTCAACAAACGCGCTTGTTCAAAACGGTGGTGTGCATAATGTCGCCGAAAAATCTGGAAGCATCACACTTACAGCGGGCGTTTATTACGATATTCGAATCCAATATTTCGATGCTAACGGATCAGTCGATACTATGATTGTGTCTTTCCAGGGTCCAGATGGAGTAAAGAGTACGGACGGCAACGGGTTTTATTTTTCAAAAAGTCTCGAAGACACCATCATCTATAACTCTGCTTATACTTCTACGTCATTAACTGTTGTTGCGCCTCAACTGAGTATTGTTTTTCCTAAAACAGTTTATGTTGTTTTAAATGATACTCTCGCAAGTTTTATTTCCGCAACGACTGTGTCGCCATCGGTCCCGGGTACATTCGCTTTTTTCAAAAACAACAGTTCGGGCGCTGCCCTCACTTCGTCCAGTGTCTTTGACGCCGTTGGGAGCTACACTATTTTCTGCCAGTTCACTCCCACCGATACCGTCACGTATCAAACCAGTTCGAACAGTTCTATACTTGTGGTTCAGGACAAAGATGTTTACAATAGTCGCTTCGATATTCCAGTTACCGACACTTCGAACGTATTGGTTAACGGCAACTTTCAGTATCTTCCCGCGAGAATTGCGTCGGATACAAGTACTCAAGACTGGTCAAATATCCCAGGATGGGGTTTTGTTTATGTTAACAATTTTTCTACAATTTACAATGATGTCGATTTATCGTCTGGAATTGCGTATCCTTATCCTTTCGGAACAAGATGTATAAAAGTAATGGGAGGTAATATTTACCAATCATTTTATTGTGTTGCTGGAACATATTCATTATCTTTTTATGCAGCAGTACCAGTATTAACAGCAACAGCAAATTATGGATCAATTTTGATAGACTCGGGGCGTATTTATACTTTTAACAATCCACAATTACAAGTTGGCTGGCAAAAAATAACCACCTTAAATTTTACAATATCAACCACTGGAATGCATAGAATTTGGATTGGTTATACAGGAGGTTTCACATTTTACTTAGGAAACTTTGTTATCACGCCGGTGACGAATCAAACTTATTTAAAACCTTCGAAAATCAATTCACTCATTTCCAACGGTGTTTTCGAAACTGAAATTCAAACTGCCAATAGCAAGTCGTTGACACCACTTACAAATTGGACATCTTTAAACAACGCATGGGTGCTAAATAACTATTCTACATTTAATCCGAGAATACCCACCCCTTACCCGAGTGGAAACCAGTGCGTCGCACTCGAAGGTATCGGAAAAATAACCCAGACGTTTACTGCAACCGCGAGCAGTTCAAACTTTTTATCCTTTTACGTGTGCAGTTTCAGCGACACTTCGGTCAATCAAATACGCGCAAGCATTAACGGTACTGTTATTTGTGACGTGAGTTCCACCATCTTCTTATCCAGTGCTTGGACCAAAATGACTTATGGCGGCATCACGACAACCGCGGGTACCAATACGCTTACAATCGAAGGAATGATTCCGGCAAATGGTTGGATCTCTGCTATCGATAACGTCATTTTCGGTCAAGTTTTAAAAGAAGCACCCGTTGTGTCGTTCGGACCAAAAACGGATTATCCTTTTATACCTATCCAGAACAGTACGGTGAATTCCAATAAGTTTACAGCGACCAGTAACGGTGCACACCCCGGGTTGTATGAATTCACTGCGTCGTCTTCGGCCGTGTTTGGCAGTAGTGACATATATTATTTGGCGGACAACGACGCGACAACATATTATCATTCTTCATACAACTTAGGCGGAACACCTATTTATTACAGAGCACCATACGCATCCAATGGCACATATCAGGGCGGAACAGACGCAACAGGAAGCTTGGCATATTTCTGGACAACAAACATAGTTGGTGTTGGAACAATTAGTGGCGAATGGGTTCAGTATAAACTCCCATATCCGATCCAGTTGACAAAGTACGGACTGTTGGGACGAAATGGATTTAATGAACGTTTTCCGCTTGACTATTATGTCATAGGATCGATGGATGGCATCACGTGGTACTTGATTAAATCTGTAACTAACTCACAAATTCCGACTTGGCCAAATACACAATTTGTTGATATATCGAATAATACAAAACTCTACAGTTTTTACAGACTGGTTTGTTCAAGAGTTGGTACTTATAGCGGAGGTAATATTTTGAACTTCTCTCAGTTTTCCCTGTTCGGCGACAATACCAAGAACTACTACGGAACACCGATCGGAGCAAATCTCAACGCATCTTTCGACATTTCCGGTGCATATACATATTTCTTGGACGCCTCTCTCAACAACCAAGTATATCCAGTGAGCACACTTCCCGTAGGCAACCAAACTATTTACACGAGATACATATCGAATGATACGGTTGACTATAATACATCGTTTGCAAATACAACTCTTACCACTGTCGCGCCTCCGTCTTACATCGTTTTTCCACAAAATGTAATCAACGTGGTTTCGAGCGACACTTTGGCCGATTTTATGTCCAAAACATCAGTGTATCCCAGTGTACCGGGTAGTTTCACGTTCATGAAAGTTGATAATACCGACTCTTCAATCCGCACAGTACTTACCGCGTCTTCAACATACGGAACGGCAGGAAAGTACACACTGTATGTAAGTTTTGCACCAGACGATTATTTAAACAACCAACCGTGTTTCGGTATATATACAGTAACGGTTCAAGACACAGATGCATACAATAACTATTTTAATATCCCGGTTACAGATTTGTCGAATGTTTTGGTGAATGGTAAATTCGAGATAAATCAATATGCAGATGGCACACAAAATCTTAATCCAACACCTATTCCTGGTTGGAGATTCTTTAACACTTCTTATTTAATGAACAATAATAACTATGGTCTTTGGACATTTCCGCCGCCATATGGTAAAACACATATACGTCTTGTAAATGCAACCATTTATCAAGTATTTTATGCAATTGCTGGGACTTATACATTTACAATGTCTTACTGTAACACATATTCATATCCAAATGGGTATGTTAATTTTTTAATAAATGGTGTCCAATTGCTTAGACATTATACCGGGACAACGGTTGATTGGACAACGCTAAGTTATACTTTTACGCTTACATACACTGGTTTACACGATTTCAGGTTTTATTCTTCGAATAATAACTTTTTTTTCGGAAATATTAGAATAGTTCCAGTTACAGTTGCGAACCAAATTTCTTATTTAAAATTTTCGAAAATCGATTCGCGAATATTTAATGGAACGTTCGAAACTGAAATCACACTTGCAAATAGCAAAACTTTAACACCTTTAACAAATTGGACAATTGAAAACAATAGTGTCTGGGTTCTCAATAATTATACAGCATATACGGGTCTTCCTATACCGTATCCAAGTGGCAATCAGTGCATTGGTATTGAAGGGCTTGGCAAAATATCACAAACATTTAATCATGTTGACAGTAGTTTGAACTATCTATCTTTTTATATATGTGCCCCTATTTATTTCTCAGCTTCCAGTAACGGCCTTATAAATCCATTTCTCGTAAAAATAAATAATGTCACAGTTGCCGGTCCCAATTATTACGTGTACGACAGAATGTGGACAAAATGTTTGTATACAAATATAACAACGATAGCAGGACCAAATACATTGTCAATTGAGGGTACTGATACCACAAACTCTGGCAAAATTGCTGCAATCGACAATGTTATTTTTGGTTCGGTAAACATGTCACCCACAACAACGACATATGCTCCTTTAACAACGATTGTTAAATATGGATCAACAATGTCACCTATCATGACAGCAACCTGCAATATACCAGCAACAATTACCTATTATTTGGATAGTGCTCTTACAAACCAGATTTTTGCGGATTCAACTTTGCCTGTAGGTGACTACCAAGTCTATGTAAAGTCGGTTCCGCTTGATATCTACAACTATATGAACTCGTTCGCAGGTCCTGCAAGCATATCTGTCGTAAATCCTAATCCGATTATTCAGTTCCCAAAAATAATCAATGTTGTATACAACGAAACTTTGGCAAATCTAATCAACTACACGACAGTTGTTCCGAGTACTCCTGGAACTCTCACTTTCCGACTGAATAATAGTTCAGGGGCTTTGCTCACTACGAGCAACACATACAATGTGATTGGCAAATTCACTGTTTTTTGCACATTTACCCCCGACGATACTGCTACTTACGAAAGCACCTCTGCGACTTACAGCGTTACTGTAGAGGACAATGATGCGCCGAACAACTATTTCAATATTCCGGTAACTGATACGACAAACTTGTTGGTGAACGGAAACTTTGAATACATTCCAGCAACTTACCCACCGGGAACAAATACATCGAATCAAATCGCAGCTACTGCTACAAATATTCCTGGTTGGAGATTTTGGACTTTACACACGAGCAGCTTTTCTGCATTTATCAATGATCTTTCGGTGTCAACTACAGTGACATACCCATTTCCAAATGGTCCAAAATGTGCATTATTACGTGGCGCGAGGATCTTTCAACCAGTTTTTCTGAATGCAGGCACATATACTTTCTCATGTTATGTTGCACGCCAAGGTTATTTCGCAATCAACTCATATTTCCAAATTTATTTAACAAGCAATGTGCGAAAACAAATTACTGCTTGGAACAGCACTTTACAAGCAATTACCGATTGGTACTATTACTCAACAACTTTTACTGTTTCAACTACGACAACATATCAGTTAGAAATCTGGGGTGCAGGAAGCCCTCGTTGGTATTTCCAAAAAATGTCGATCGTACCAACATACCCGAATCCCCAGTATTTGAAATTTTCCAAGATTGAATCGCAAATTTTTAACGGTTCTTTCGAAACAGAAATCAAAACCGCAAACAGCATTTCCACCGTAGCACTCAGCAACTGGACAAAAGAAAACACGGTTTGGGTATTGAATAATTACAGTTCTTACAATTCGATCCCACTTCCTTATCCAAGCGGCAACCAGTGTGTCGCCATTGAGAAAACTGGAAAAATTAGTCAAACTTTTACATACACTGCGAGCAAACTCAATTATTTGTCCTTCTACGTATGTGGAGACGCTTCATCAAATCCGCTTACGGTCAAATTGAATGATGTGTCTGTTTGCACAATCTCACCCTGCAGTTCTGCAGGAGGCACGTGGCAAAAGTACATTTACCCATATCTAATTACAGTTGATGGAACAAACACGCTTTCATTCGAAGGCACAAACCAAACAAATGGTTATATCGGAATCGACAATGTAATATTTGGCCAAGTGAATCGCGCCGCGACTACCGTCACTTTCCCAACGCCTGCGCCTATCATGTATGGTACGGATCTGTCGGCGGTTTTGGTTGCAACCGGATCAGTCCCAGGATCATTCCAATACTTTACCGACAGCAGTTACACAACTATGGTATACCCAAACTCCTTATTAATTCCGAGCATGTATTCAATTTATGCGGTATTTACTCCAAGCGACCAAGTCAATTATATGCAAGGGTTTGCGTCGGTTGATTTATCGGTCAATAAGCTGGTCCCTTCTCTGACGTATGAAACACTTCCTGCGATAGATTATGGAACTTTGCTCGAGTCAAGTTTGAAAGCGACAACTAATGTCCCATCGAAGGTTGAATATTATTTGGACGAAAACAAGATTTTCCCAGTAAATGGTCTCACGGTTTTGGCACCAGGCACTTACACAATTTATGCATTCTTGAATCCAACCGATACTGTTACTTACTCGTCCATCATGGCATCTTCATCGCTTACTGTAAATCCAAGCATTATACGACCTACAATGTACTATCCGTCGTTAATTCCAATCACGTACGGCACGAACCTTACAAACAAGTTGAACGCATCGATCGTACCGAATCTTCCAGGAACAATCCGATACTACACGGATGCTAGTTATAATAACGAAGTCACTACATATACAATTTTGCAGCCGGGTATTTGGACCCTCTATGCTGTATTTACACCCGTAGATTCAACCCTATGTACTCAAGCATTCGGAAGCACATCGATTTTTGTGAGCAATCTTTCCATAGAAACGCGCAAACTGGTTTTAAGCACATCCGACATTTTGGCATCAACAAATGCGGATGATTATTTCGGTCTCACTGTTTCGAATGCTGCTGGCATCGTAGAGAACAATCGATACACCTACACTTGGTATACAAACATCCGAAACATCATGGGAGACGACTTTTACAATAGATACAACAAGTTTTCGATCCGACTGAAAGATTTCGTGAACGGAGATTTATTTACAACTGCACAACCCTCTTCGCAAAATTTATCGGTACATTACGAGATTTTCAATGAATGCAAGTTATCGGGAGTACAGTTTGACCCCGCGCCGAGAGTTAACGGCGTTTCAAGTAATCAAGCAACAATGTGTGTTCTTACGAGAAAGTTCCCCGCGAGCAACCCTTGCTACTATAATGTGGGTGACAGCGTTGGCGGCGTATATACATTTAGTAAAACAACCGACACCGTCCCAATCAAGATTGATTTGCCGAATTTATACGACGATCAGTATTTTGCACCATCTGTCAATGCAGTTTTATTTGGGCATTTAACATTTGTTTTTGAAATTCGCGGTGTACTTAATTAAAAAAAAGGTAAACCGAATCTAATGTAAAATATTATTATTATCAATACGATTTATAATATTTTATGCAAGGCAATATATATATATAAATGACTACTGAAACACGAAATTTGATCTTGAAAACATCGTGGATTACTTCTTCGACTGATCCAAATACTTATTACCAGACAATCGACAATGCAACTGGAAAAATAGAAGAGAATAATGAGTCTTATACATGGTATAATGTGAACCTCCAAGAAATTTTGGGCGACAGTTATTATAACCAATACGCCAAATTTTCGATCCGATCTGTCGAAATCAAAACTGCACTTTTGTCGACAACATACAACACGAATTCCGCAGATGCCAACTCGGATATTTACAATAATACAATGATTGAGTATTACTTGTCGGGTCTAAATTTTGATCCAAGCGTAAATCGAGTGCTTGTACAAACCGCGGTTGAACAAATAATCCCGGCGGACAGCGCAGGAACTGGTTTTATTTCTCCAAACCCTACTCTAATGTCGAATCAAGCGCCCATCTATTATTTTAGTAAACCGGTTGCCGGTGTGAATATTAAGATTGACCGCAACGTTTTAAACACACATGGTTATCGCACAGTGAATAGTATCAACGACATGATTGGACCTTCCATATTTATGTTTGAGATTATTGGAATAAATTAAATTGCACAACATAATATATACAAAAAAAAAGAATGTCGTATGCAGAAAGTAGAAATTTAATTTTAAGAACCACAGACATCAGTTTTTCAAACAACCCTGTCGATTATTTCAACACTACACTTACAAGTGCAAACGGTTCAGTTTCACAGAACAGACAAAGCATAACATGGACCAATATTAATTTAAGAACATTAATGGGCAACGAGTATTATAACCGATTTAGTCAATTTGAGTTGAAACTGATGCAGCTCTCGGTTGGTCAAACAACACAAGGACTGTTGACGGATATGTCATTCAATGCCACGAAAAATATTTATTTATCCGGATTACCGTTTACGACAGGAGAGACTCGCGTGCTTCTTACATCAACTATTGTGAATTTGCCTGCGACTGAACCAGGCAAAGGTGCTGCGACGGTCCAGAATGTATCGTCATCCAACATATTTAACAAAACTGAAGTGGAGACTGTAAACATCACGGTAGATATGTTCCCAAGCACTTCGTCGACTCAGTATTATCAGCCCGCAACTAGCAACTTATTATATGGTCACTCGGAGTACTTGTTCGAGATTTATGGTATTTAAACCATTGAAGAATTAAAATGGGACATTTTCATTCTCCAATGGTCAGATATCAGTAACGATTTGAAATAACGCCCATATGGGGCGTCCCATTTTAAATCTTCACTGGTATAAACCGTCGATAAATTAAAAAAAAATTGGCACATTTAGCGGATAATAATAAAAAATATGACTATTATATAATCTGAATGTCAGTTGAAAAAAGAATTTTGTCTTTGAGTTCATACGATATTAATCCATCAACTGCGGCAAGCGACTACGCAACAACCAGTGTAACAACTTCGACCGGAACAATTGGTCAGTATTTTAACTATATGAATTGGACAAATGTCAATTTGAAAACCAGTTTGGGCGAGTCCTACTATAATAAGTACAGTAAGTTCTCAATCAAGCTGATTGAGTGTTTTGTGGGCAATTTGACGTATACTGATATTTCGAGCAACATTGAACAATCGGTACGCTTCCAGTTGGTGGGCAATCTGCCCTTCAAAAACTACAATGCAACACCGTACAATTTGGCGAACATTAATTCAACGAACAGAGTAACTCTGTACACTGGGTTATTGTCGAAACTCCCCCCGATGACCACGCTATCTTCAACGGTGTCGGGCACAAAAATAAGCATCGAAGACCCACTCACCTATATTTTTACAAAGCCCGCCAGTGATGTGATCACCATGTCGATTGAAGTTGTAAAACTTTCTGGATCAGAGTATTTAAACACACTTGGTTATGGACACTATCGATTTGTTTTTGAAATTTCTGGTTTGTAACTAGCTTTTATGTATATATATATCATATAATGGAAACACGTCTTTTGAATCTTTCATCATATGATATTAATTCAAGCGACACTTTAGCGGATTATTACAACAAAACAGTGTCCACACCTTATGGTACTGTTTCGAATAACCGCTGGTCGCTGACTTGGAATAACATCGACTTTTCCAAAGTTATGGGTGACGATTTCTACAACCGATACAACTTTTTCAAAATCACCCTTATTAATTTCAGTTTGTTGCCTGCACCAACTTCCAAAATTTCAACCGCTGTGACAGCCCAACATTACCAAGATTTTCATGTCAACTGGTTTTTGCAAGGGCTCCCTTTCTTCCCGGGGGTTTCAAGTGCGCTGCTCGATACTGGATACATTCCCATGGACCAACCGTTTGCCGGCTACACAATGAACAAAAGTTTGTCGTGGATGTTTACAAAAGTAAAGCTTACAAATTTAAGTGTACATACAAAGTGTGTGGCCACCGACTTGCCGTATAATCCAGGTTCTGATGCAAACTATTTGTGGGGGCATAGTTTTTTCTCATTTGAAATCGTCGGTGTTCCCGAAGTCATTTATCCAACACCTTCGTCGATTGTATATGGTACACCGCTGTTGTCCTCTTTGAATGCTAGTGTAATTTCCGGAATTTCCGGCGAGATCCAGTATTATTTGGACAACTCGAAATCCATTTCAGTCGACGGTACAAGCATTGTGAATGCTGGCGTGTCGACTATTTATGCCGATTTCGTTCCCGCCGATTTTTTTTACAGCGGATTTACACAAGCGGCCTCTCTCCAAATCACCCAGGCATCAACAACCACAATTTTTGCACAACCCTCGCCAATCACGTATGGAACCGATCTTAGCACTTCACTCAATTCCACTGGAAGTATGCCCGGCACATTCACTTATTTTACCGATGCGAGTTTTAACAACCAAGTTTTTGGAAACACGATTTTGAATGCAGGAACCCACACGATTTATTCGCGTCTTACCCCCACATCGACAAACTATGCTGGATCTTTCGACAGTAAGCAAATTGTAGTAAATAAAGCCCCTACAACGATTACTTTCCCCAATGTCACTTCGATTTTGTATGGCGTCACTACCGGATCCACCGCCCTTAGTGCGCTGCTTACTGGTACTACCGCCAACATCTCGGGAGGAATCTACAATTTTTATTTAAACAACTCGTCTGGTACTGTTATCACTAGTTCCACCATTCTTGAAGCCGGCACTTACATCGTATATTGCGAGTACACTTCACAAAACGACAACTATCTTTCTTCTAGCAACACCGTGTCAGTCACTATCCAAGCCCATCCGACATCAGCGACCTACTCAATTTCGACTCCGACTTCGATTGTGTATGGAACCGATTTGACAAGTGTCTTGAATGCTACCGCCGACTTGGTCGAAGGCGTAAGTGTTGCCGGCACGGTTAGTTATTACCGAGATGCATCTTATAATATCCAAGTATTTTCAAGTGACATTTTGCCCTACGGCAACTACACAATCTATGCTGTTTTTCGCCCAACGAATACAAATGACTACTTGACATCGGTCGTCACCACACTATTGACAGTTACACAAAGACCGACCGTAATTACAGGAACAACCCAAACAGTTGTATATCAAAGCGATATTACTACCGGATTGACATCAACTGCTCTTACCGATATTGGCGGGACGGTTTCGGGCGATTTCGGGTTTTTTTCGGATAATACTTATGCAAATACATTTGCGTCATTTGCGAGCATAGTAAGTTATCGTTACTACAAGTTACTGACAACCGCGATCCGAACATCAACTGCAAATATTATTCAAATTGGTGAATTGAACTTTCGAAATAATGGTATAAGAGTCGATTATTCCACTGCAACGGCATCCATGCCAGGTGGCGACAGTCCTTCCGGATACACGCCCGACAAAGCAATCGACGGCTCACTTGATACAAAATGGATGACTAAAGATTATTCTGGCCTTACTTATACCGTTTACGATTTATATTTTGGGGATAATGTCAATTTTTTTACGAATAATACCACATATAGAACCGGCGGGGCAACATCTTACACTGGTGTTGTCACGAGTATATCATCCGTAAATGTCGGCACAAATAACTATGTTCCAAGCAACAGTACCTGGGACTTTTATTCGGTGCAGTGGCTTGGATTTTTCAAGCCAGATGTTACAGGCGTTTGGACGTTTTATATGAATTCCGACGATGCCGGCTACTTGTGGGTAGGTCCAACCGCCGCAAGTGGGTTCACAACCGCCAACGCACTTATCAATAATGGCGGTGTACACTCAGGCGCAATCCAAAAAACTGGGTCTATTACTTTGACTGCTGGTGTTTTCTACGATTTACGAATCCAGTTTGGCGATAATAATGGTGCCGAAGATATAAGGCTGTCATTTAAAGGACCCGCCGGTTCTTTGGCAGCAACCGCCACAACAAATGGAAGTGGATTTTATTACACTCAAAATGCAGATATTATGAACAAACCATTGATTGTCGATTTTGGAAAACAAACCGCCATCTCCGAGTACACATTTGTCACTGCACCCGATCTTTCAGATAGAGATCCTGTCAGCTGGATTTTGTATGGTTCCAACGACAATTCATTCTGGACACCTCTCGATACAAAAACAAACTTTGCAACCCCCTTGGCAAGAAAAACTTACTTGAGTTATTTCTCCCTTGTGGATAACCTAAGTGTCGGAAATTATACAGTCTATTCAAGATTTGTACCGTCGAGTACTAACTATGCAATCTCAACTTCGAGTTACCAACTTACCGTAAGTCCGAAACCAACGACAATTACCTTTCCGAACATTGTCGACGTATCATACAATGCATCTTTGAGTCCGTTTATAACAGGCACGACAACGAGTGTTGCAGGTACTTTGACATTCACAGATGCCAACTCGAATGTGCTCACTACCTCGAGTTTATACAACGCGGTTGGCCAGTTTATTATCAATGCCAACTTTACGCCAGGAAGTTCAAACTACGCCAGCTCTTCCGCTGCATATTTGAATTTGTATTCTCGATTTACTCCATCATTCTCTTTTACAACAACATCTCAGTCAATCACTTACGGCCAAGACTTGAGTGGAGTTTTGACACTTAATGCGCCGACATTTGGCGGAGTTGCTATCGCAGGAACGAATACTTTTTACTTGAGCACCATTGGCGGAACAGTTGTCACACAGTCGACATACTTGGTCCCGGCAACATATACACTGATGTCAACTTTTGTTCCAACCGATTCAACCAAATATTACTCGGTAAATGCAAGCAACTCAAAAACACTTACGGTAGGTAAAAAATTATTGTATCCACAACTTGCGGTGTTATCAGCATATTTGCAATCAACCCCGAATAATTTAATTAATTTTACTGGACTTGTTTTAGCAGATACATCTTTAAATTCAATGACATTTACAAGCGTTTCAATTTTCTATTTTGCATATACAACAAACCAAAGCTATTCGAATGCGGTTGCACAACCTAAAATCACCGAATATGACGTGTACAATACTCCCATAACGAGTGGAAACACAAAGACATACTCAACCTACGTAGAACTACAAAACTTTTCATCAACAAAGTATACTCAGGCATTTGTGAATAAAGGGCTTGTGATGAACAAAATCCCCACACAACTCACATTTAGCATCCCTGAAAGTGTGAAAATGCTGCAATATGGAACACCTATAACTTCGAGCCAATTGTGCGGAACCATCAAAAATACGCTTACAAATACTGCTCCTCCGAATAGTGTAATTAAGTATACTTTGAGTGCGACAGACCTGAGTCAAAACATCACAACCAATTCAGTGCTCAACGCCGGCACTTACTATGTCTTTGCAAACTATGTAGACGCATCGAACATTTACATGGGCGGAAACACATTTTCGACAAGAACAAACACAATCACGATTTCCAAAATAAAATCGACAGTTGCACCTCCAAATATTTCATCGATTGTGTATGGAACCACACTGGACTCTTTTATCACGGGAACTACGAAAAATGCACCCGGTACGGTTCGTCATTACAAACCATCGAATAATTAGACTTAGAAGAAAAAATAGCACTTTGGTTCGGAAGGCGACGGTCCATTTTAGTTCTTCGACGGTTCAAAGTTATATATAATATAATTATATATAACATGTCAAGAACACTTATTTTAAAAACCAGTGATATTTTAGCATCGAATAATGCCAATGATTATTTCAATACAGTTGTATCAAACGCGAATGGAGTTATTGAAAACAACCGATACTCGTTTACTTGGAATATCAATTTAAGAGAAAAACTTGGCGACAATTTTTACAACACTTACAGCAGATTTTCTATACAAATGAAGACATACAGTGACTGCCCATTTATGGCGACGACAATTATCGATCCGTTAGACACATATATGCAAGGCTATGCAAGATTGTGCATATTTAGTTTATCGGGTTTAAATTACGACCCAATGCCGTATTTGAATGGTGTATCAACAAACAGCGCAGTAGTTTATTTTTCTGGTGTAAACGCATTTCCTTCTGTCGTAGGAACTGCTACCGGATCCACGCATGGAACTGATAGAGATGCTCCAGTCTACTATTTTACAAAACCAACTCAAGATACAGTTTCGCTCCGTATTGATATCACGTTAACATACAACAATCAAATGTATCAACCACCCACAAGCGCGCAATTATATGGTCATCGTATTTTTGGATTTCGAATTGTAGGAATTGTATAACAGTATATATTATATAAATGACAGAAAAACGAATATTGGTTTTAAATTCACAATGGATTTCAAATTCATTAAATGCCGCGGATTATTTCAATACAACGATTTCAAATAGTGTTGGCACAATAACAAATAACCGTTACACAAATACTTGGAATAATATTAATTTGCGCCAGCTCATGGGTGACACATATTACAATAGTTATAGTAAATTCAACATCAAATTGAATGCGGCGCAAACAAGTACTTTGTCGACAACTGTTTTAGCAAATTCTTATAATAAAAGTAATACATACTGTGTTGACCATTATTTGAGTGGATTGGCATTTGATCCATCCGTGAATCAAGTCTTGGTTTTGACCGGATCAAATGCATTACCACCGACAACCGCCGGAACAAGTTTAGGGTATGGATTCGCATACGCGCCGCAAAATCCAAGTTATGTTTTCTCGAAACCTGCGCAAGATACCGTAAATATTACAGTAAATATCGTATCAACAAACACACAACAACCCATTGTCCCGTTAACAAGTGCAGAAATTATGGGTCACAATTTCTTTGTATTTGAAATAAAAGGTATAGTATAATTGTATAGAATCATGGCAAAAGAAGCGAGATACCTTGTTCTAAAATCAACCGATATATATTCATCAAATAATGCCGACGATTATTTCAACAAGACTGTTGACAATGCATATGGAACGGTTGCGCAAAACCGTCGAAGCATCACATGGAAAAATGTGAATTTGCGAAAAATCATGGGGGACGAGTATTACAATATGTACAGCAAGTTTACAATTCGGTGTGTGAATCGCGGGAATGGTGTAACCACAACTGGTCAAATGTTATCGACACTGGCGGAATCAAATGAAATGACACGTGTTGTATTTTATTTGTCGGGGCTATCATTCGATCCGTCTGTAAACAAAGTTTTGGTTGACGTGGGTTATCTGAGTAAACTTCCCAACATCGGTTCTGCTGGTCTGGCAAATCCATCGACAGTTTACTATAACAATGACGAAAATTTTTCGTTTGTTTTTTTAAAACCAGCTGGCGAGGTCAATTTAAAAATCGACATTCTGAATTATACTGACGAGCAATTTTACCAACCAACTGCGAGCACATCTCTCCATGGACACAGTGTGTATAATTTTGAAATATTAGGTGTAGTCTAAAAAAAATTGATATCTATACAATGTATATATATATATCAATGTCAACAACAATAACATTGTTTAGTTACGATATAAATCCATCCATAAACGTAAATGATTACGCAACCGCTGCTGTGGTTACATCGAATGGAACCATTGGGCGCCAGTTTCAGTACATGATTTGGAACAATATTAATTTAGAAACTCTGGTTGGATCTACGTTTTTTAATGCGAATAGTAAATTTACAATCCGCTTGCTCCAGTGTGCAATATGCGATTTGTGCGGAAATTCTACTTTTGGATTTGATGCAAACACCGCATCAAGAATTGAGAATGCAAACGTTGAATTTGTATTGAGTGGGTTCGATTTCAATCCAGTGCCTTACTCTCATATTAATCCGGCAAACACTGGAGCATCAATTTTGACTTCTCCGTTGGCACAGCTTCCATCAAGCGCAACCGCAATTGCAACATTTCCGGGTGCCAGAAGCAATAAAGGCATGATTTATAGATTCAATAAACCAACTGGAAATCTTACACTAAAAATTGACAAATTGATTCCAAACACCAACACCTATGCACCAACGACTGCATTCGGATATGGTCATTTCAAATTTCTCTTTGAGATATGCGGAAGCCAGTGAAACAATTATGTATAGATATCATATAATGGATACACGAACGTTCAGACTTTCATCATATGATATAAGCCCCAGTAATAATTTAGCCGATTATTACAAGCAAACTGTTACGACACAGTATGGCAAGGTGGCTGACAATCGTATGTCGTTAACTTGGAACAACGTCAATTTACAGCAAATCGTTGGTGACGATTTCTACAACGCTTACAACCGGTTCACAATTCGGTTAGTAAACCACGCTTGGTTTGGTGCACCAACATCGGACTCTGGCACGGCATTAAATCCACAAATATACCAGGACAGCTTTGTAAATGTGTATTTAACCGGTCTGCCTTTTTACCCACCTGTGTACAATAGTCCCAATGGAGCACTCGTCAACACACTCACCTATGGCGCAATGAGTACAACAACTGGTGGCACTGTCGGTTCAAATGTGGCTATAAATAGTGTTCGATTGTCTTTTCTCAAGACGAATAGTGTAAACTTGAGCGTAAATATACGATGTGTAGCGACAGAACAGCCTTATAGTCCAGGCGATATTTCCACTTATGTATGGGGTCATTCGCAGTATTATTTCGAAATTACTGGTGTTCCCGATGCGCCCCTCATTACTTACGACGATTTGACCAACAGTTCCCTTTTGAGTTCTGGATCACACACCATTTACACCGAGTTGACACCCACCGATCCCACAAACTACTTTGCTAGTTCCAATGTTACTAATATCAGTGTGTCCGCATACTCAACCTCGATTTCATTTGCTCCATCAATTCCAACATCCATTGTTTACGAAACGAATTTAACAGCCGTTTTAATTACTAATGTCGGCGTAACTTCTGGTGGAATAACTCCGGAAGGAACCACGCGCTATTATTTGGATAGTGTCTTCACCGAAGAAATCGCGACCGCGTCCGTTCTCAACTACGGAAACTACACAATCTACGCTCTGTTCACACCTACCAGCGCTGATTATGCAAATTCGTCTGCATCCACCAGTCTCATTGTGACACAAAAATCCTCCACGTTGACTTATGCAAGTCTTCCCTCAATTGTCTATGGTACAACCATGGAATCCAGCATGACAGCGACAAGTACTGCTCCTGGAACTATCACATACTACTATGACGCTGCATACACCGAGGTTGTAAATATAGATGATGTAAAAAATGCCGGAACTTATACAATTTATGCAAAGTATACTTCCGATGCAAACAATTATACGCCATCGACTGCAAGTTCTTCGTTGACAGTGATGGTTTCTCCCACAACACTTACATATGGGCCTCTTGCTGATATCACCTATCCCGCAACCATTGCTGCAAGCTTGACCGCCTTGGCTTCAAACGAGGGTACAATCAACTATTATTTGGATAGTGCTTACACCCAGCTGGTTGCATCTACTGATGTTTTCAATGCTGGATCGTATACGCTATATGCACTGTTTACTCCGTCCAGTTCAAATTATAGTTCATCTGCCGCAAGCGCCGGTATCGTTGTCAACAAATACGCGCCAACAATTACGCTTCCCACGATCGCTTCATTTGTATATGGAACCACTTTGAGTGACTTTATCGCTGGAACAACTGTTGATATTAGTGCTGGAACTTTGAGTTTTCAACTCAACAACGACAACGGCGAGTTACTCACCAGTTCAACCGCCCTTCGTGTTGGCTCTTACACAATCTTTTGCAAGTTTACTCCCACCGATACAACCAATTATTTTGTCGCGACAAGTACCGCATCTTTAACGGTGACAACCCAGTCAACAACGATTGAATTTTCCGAAAGTATCCCCATCTCTTTCGAGTATGAGACAACTCTTGCAAATGTCTTGGTTACAACTGCAAGTGAGACCGGCACAATTAATTACTACTACATTTCGAATGGCTCCACGGTTGCAGTAACTGCTTCCACCGTACTATCCGTCGGCACTTACACTTTGTATGCTCAGCTTATCCCGACAAATACCGACTATGCGTCGTCGACTGCTTCGACTGTGTTGACAGTAACATTCAAGACACCTACTGTAAATTATTCCAATTTGCCGAGTATTACATACAGAACAACCGCAAGTTCATCGTTGAATGCCACAGTGAGTCCCTCTATCGCAGGTTCTTTCCGCTATTTCTTGAATGTCGATCAAACCGGCGAAATTCTGTCTTCTACTCTTTTGAATGCGGGCACTTATACAATTTATGCCTATTTCACACCGTCCAATAGTAACTACACAAGCGAGTTTGCATCGACCACTCTTACTGTAAACAAATTTCAGCCAGTACTGGACTTTGGCTCGAGCTCGATTGTTTATGGAACCCAAATCGCGGGTTCACTGAACGCCACGGTTGAACTCTCGATTCCCGGTACAATTGCTTATTATTTGGATAGTGGTTTCACAGAGGTTGTCGCGACAACTGATGTATTTGAAGTTGGCACATATACTTTGTATGCTTTATTTACACCTACAAATTCTTCGAATTATGAAACCGCAACAATTAGCGAAACCGTGACTGTAACAAAACAGCCAACCACACTTAGTTTCCCCAATATTTCGTCTTTTGTATACGAGACCACTTTGGCAAACTTTATTGCGGGTACAACCGTGGCCAACGGTGTTGCAGGAACTTTCCATTTTTACCTTAATAATTTGAGTGGAACCGCCCTTTCGAGTTCAACCGTTTTGGAGACCGGTGTCTATACAATTTTCTGCCAATTTATCCCAACGGATACTGCGAATTATTCGTCCACTAGCGGCACCAAGTCTTTGACAGTAACCGTACTGGCTACAACAATTGTATTCGCTTCCTCGATCCCAAGTTCGATTGTATACGGAACAACGCTGTCGCAAGTTGTAAATACCGTCGTTACCCCAAGTGTTGGTGGAACGGTTAGATACTACACCAACAGTAGTTATACCAACGAAGTATTTTCGTCAACTGTTCTCAATGTTGCCAATTACACTTTGTATGCAGTTTTCACTCCGGAAATGGATGACTACTCGCCTTCATCCACCTCGACGCAGCTGTCGGTAACCAAAGCGACAACCACTGTTACTTACCCCGCACTTTCGAGTATTGCCTATGGAACCACCATGAGTTCCAGTTTCACCGCCTACGTGAGCCCAAGTATGCAAGGAGTTTTCAACTACTACTATTTCAGTGCGTTTTTCGTCAATGGCACGAATAAAGTCTCTCTGTCTTCAACTACAGTTTTGAACAGTGGAACTTATACAATTTATGCAAACTTTGTGCCAAGTAATTCGAATTACAGCGGGTCGACGAGCAGTCAAACTTTGACTGTAAATGCCACCCCCACGACTGTGATATACAACAATTTGCCCAATATTGCATATGCGACAACTTTGGCATCAAGTTTGAATGCCACGATTTACCCCAATATTAGTGGAACCATGAAGTATTACATTGATACCGAGCAAGTCTTCCCGACCACATTGTTGGAAGTCGGCACATATTCGATTCGTGCTACATTTACACCAACCAGTAATAATTATATGACATCGACCACGACAAAGTCGCTCACAGTCACCAAGATTTCGCCAACAATTGTGTTCCCCAGTGTTTCATCGATTGTATATCAGACCACGTTGGCCGACTTTATCAGCGGTACCAATGTTGGAGATGTCTCAGGAACATTTGTCTTTCGCAGAACCGATACAAATGGTGATGAACTCTTGAGCACAACTGTGTTGGCAGTTGGAAGTTATACCATCTTTTGCAGATTTGAGCCAACCGATACGGCGCACTATTCTGCTGTCGAATCTACAAAGTCCCTTGTGGTTACCGGCATGCCAACCTCATTGGCATATTCGCCATCGATAGCTTCCTCTATTGCGTATGAGACCACTCTTGCTGATATTTTGACTACAGTTGCAAGCCCAGCGATTGTCGGAACCACCGTGTACAAAGTAGGCACAACTGTTGTTACCGGGAGTTCTGTGCTCGATGCAGGTACCTATGTGATTACCGCCACTTTCACACCTACCGACACGGATTACGCCGAGTCGACTGCCACTACAACACTGGTTGTCACCGCATTACCCACTACACTTTCTTTTAGTATTGCGGCATCGATTGTCTACGGCACCACCCTCAACAGTAGTTTAACCGCGACTTGTTCTAAGCCCGGAACGATTGCTTACTATTACGATAGTTCATATACAAGCATTGCTACCGGAAATGATGTGCTCAACACAGGCAGCTATACTTTGTATGCGGTCTTTACTCCATCCACTTCAAATTATTTGTCGTCTTCTGCTTCGGCGAGTTTAAATGTGGTCCAAAGCACGACAACACTTGCATTTGCACCTTCAGTTCCCACTGTTCTCACATACGAGACGACACTTAGTGCGGTCCTGAGTTCAACTGTCAGTCCAACTGTTGACGGAACCACTGCGTACTATTACTTGGCGACAGATTCTTCGCGGGTCGATGTCAGTTCGACCACCGTTTTGAGTGTAGGATCATACACAATTCGAGCAGATTTTACCCCAAGTAGTGGAAATTACACAACATCAACTGCGACAACATCGCTTCTTGTATCGCAGAAACCAATTTTGGTAACATACTCGGGACTTTCCGCAATCACTTACGGCGAAACGTTGTCAACCAGTCTGGTCGCAACCCTTTCGCAAACCGTGGACGGAACTTTGAGTTATTATTCGGATAGCGCATTGACAACGGCAGTTACCAGCTCAACTGTGTTGAATGCCGGAAGCTATACCATTTACGCCAAGTTCACACCAACCAGTGGAAACTATGTTTCGTACGCGGTAAACACAGAGCTGACTGTAAACAAGGCAACCCCTACGGTTACTTACGGCACTCTTTCGCCAATTTTGTATGGCGTAACACTCCAATCAAGTTTTACGGCTACGGCAAGTGTTGGTGGAACCATTACTTACTATTTGCTGAATGACTTGCTCAGTTCTTCGCAAATCTTGAATGCTGGAACTTACACAATAAAAGCACAGTTTACTCCAACTGATACAACTAACTACAACTCGGCATTTGCAACTTCGACACTACAAGTGCAGCAAAAGAGTCCCACCCTCTCTTTTTCGACAAGTACCAGTATCACTTATGGAACAACTCTTGCGTCATTCATCAGCGGAACCACTGCAACCGTTGCCGGAACCTTTTTATTTTATTTGGCGGATAGTACAGCGTTGACATCATCCACTGTGTTGAATGCCGGAAGTTATACAGTTTATTGCACATTTTCACCGACCGATACGACAAACTACATCCAAGTTGTGTCGTCAACCTCGGTTACGGTTGCAAAACTTGAAACGACAATTACGCTGTCAACCATAAGCACAATTAATAGTGAAAACACGATAGCAGCATTTATTAGTGGAACTACCGCATCGGTCGTAGGAACGTTCAGTTTCTATTTGAATAATGCTTCGGGCCAAGTAATAACGAGTTCGACTGTGTTGAGTGCTGGAACACGAATTATTTATGTTTTGTTCACACCCACCGATGGAACAAATTATTTGTCTTCAAACGCGACAAAGACAGTGACTGTACAATCGGAAACTGCAACGGCAACAGAGCTTAGTGATCCGTTTGATGTGACCAAGGTAATGGACAACATGTCTTTCTGGATCGACTCGAAGAGCAGCACGAAATTTGGTTTCGACGAAGCCAAACAAACTTGGTCCGACAATGTCACCAAAGTGGCAACGCATGTAGCAGTCGGCAGTGGAACTCAAAACACGATTGCATATTCATATGACGGGGTCAACTGGACTGGACTTGGCAAAAGTATTTTCTCAAATTCCGGAAACTGTGTAGCAACCAATGGTTCAATTTGGCTTGCCGGTGGTGCGGGAACAAATACCGCCGCCTACTCGTTCGATGGATTAAACTGGACCACTATTCCAACTGCTCATACTGGTATAACAACTCGCACAAGCGGATTTGCCTATGGTCGAGACGATTCAACTAATAATATGTGGGTCGCCGTCGGCACAAATTCGATTGCAACTTCGTTTGATGGCGTCAACTGGATCAATCGCGGAGCCAAGTTTACGGTTGGTGGAAATGCGGTTGCTTGGAATGGATCGAGTTGGGTGGCCGTCGGCCAAACCACAAATACGATTATGACATCGACAAACGGTATCGACTGGACCGGTCGGGGCGCCACGGTTTTCTCAACTGCCGGATACGGAATTGCTTTCAACACCTCAATGTGGGTCGCTGTCGGACAAGGAACAAATACAATTGCATACTCGTTAAACGGAACCAGTTGGACTGGAGTTACTTCATCGCCTTTCACCACTGCTGGTTATGGTGTGGCCTGGAACGGAACCATGTGGGTTGCGGTTGGCTCGGGTGGAAACAGCATTGCATATTCATTCAATGGTATTGAATGGACGGGCGTTACTGCCTTAACCGTGTTTTCAACCAACGGTTCTTCAATCGCATGGAATGGAACGCAGTGGATTGCAGGCGGTCAAGGCACAAATACGCTCGCAACAAGTTCGGATGGTATTACTTGGACCGCAAGGGGCTCGAGTGTTTTCTCAACCAGTGTAGTTGGTATGACTGGTTACAAGACCACAAATGAGATTGCAGTTACTTCTACTTTGGGGAAACATTTGTTGACCGGTTCTGGTACAAACTCGTTAGGATTCACTTCAGCTGGAAGCTCATTTAACGGTTTGACACGTCTTACAACATTCTCGACACAAGGTAATGCGGTATTTTACGACGCTCTGTCGAGTAAATGGGTTGCCGTAGGTCAAGGTACTAACACGATTGCCACAAGTAGTGATGGATTTGTGTGGACAGGTCGTGGGGCGACCACATTTACAACGGCAGGAACCGATGTTATCTATGACGGGTCGAAATGGATTACTACGGGTGCCGGCGGAAATAGTATTGCAACCAGTTCTGATGCAGGGACCACATGGTCTGGTCAAAACTTGAGTTATTTCTCGGGAGCCAACTCGGTAAATTATGCGTCGCCATTAAATGCGACAACTTCGACGACAACTTATGATGCAAATTTAAATCCAAGCACAGTTACAGTTTCTTGTCCATCGTATGTTGCAACTGGCAATTCAAATTCACTTTGGGTTGCGGGTGGATACAGTGGAAACAGTATCGCAACAAGTACTGATGGTATTACTTGGACTGGTCGCGGTGCAACTGTTTTTACGAGTTCATGTAGTGGGGTAGCTTATGCAAATAGTTTATGGGTTGCGGTTGGATCCGGTGGAAACACTATTGCAACCAGCATAAATGGCATTACTTGGACTGGTCGTGGTTTAACAGTTTTTCCAAATAATGGTTTTAGTGTTGCTTATGGAAATGGTCTATGGATTGCAACTGGTTATGACGGAAACCAAAGTGGAAAAACAATTGCAACAAGTACTGATGGTATTACTTGGACTTATAGAGGTGCAACTGTTTTTTCAACAAGAGCCTGGAGCGTTGCTTATGCTAATAATATGTGGGTTATGGTTGGCCAAGGAAATTCTGGAAATTCTATTGCAACAAGTACCGACGGCATCACTTGGACTGGTCGAGGCACATCTGCTTTATTAACCCAAGGTATAGGTGTTGCATATGGAAATGGTTTATGGGTAGCGGTTGGTCAAGGTGGAAACACAATAGCAACAAGCACAGATGGAATTAATTGGACTGGTCGCGGAGCAACTATTTTTACACTTATCGGTAATGGGGCAACTTACGCAAACGGTTTATGGGTTGCGGTTGGAAATAGCGGGGGTGGTGGAAACACAATTGCAACTAGTACAGATGGATTAACTTGGACAGGTCGTGGTGCAACTGTTTTTACTAGTTCTGGACGAACAGTTATGTATGCAAACGGTTTATGGACTGCGTTTGGTTCAGGTGGAAACACAATTGCAACAAGTACTGATGGTATTAATTGGACTGGTCGTGGAACAGCTGTTTTTACAACTGGCGGAAGTGGGGCAGCATCAACTGGTGTACCAGCAGTTTCTCTCGTGGTTTCCACGGATGCAACAACTTGGACACCGATCGGTCAAACCCCAGGCGGATACGGAACCAATGTTTTCGGATCACAAGCCAACTATGTTTACGGTATCTCCGGTTCTTATGTCGCCGTCGGCGCGGGTGGAAACAGCATTGCAAGTTCCGACGACGGAATCAATTGGACTGGGCGCGGCCAAACCGTTTTTACTACTTCGGGTAACGGTGTTTACTCGAACGGTTCCATTTGGGTCGCCGTCGGTGAAGGCGGAAATACTATTGCAACAAGTACCGACAGAATTACTTGGACTGGTCGTGGCGCCACCGTTTTTACAACTCGAGGAAACAAAGTTGTTTACAACACTAATTTGGGTTTATGGATCGCCACAGGTCAGGGTGGAAACACCGTCGCCACCTCTGTCGATGGTATCACATGGACTGGTCGTGGCACAACAATGTTCTCAACTGCCGGCTATGGCATTGCGCGATCTGGTCCTGTCGGTTCAACTTCGCTTATTCAAGGTGCTATTGCAGAGAAGACCAGCGAAAATAAATTATTCTTCTATGTATCTGTCGGTTCAGGAGGAAACACCATTTCATACTCTCCAGACGGAAAAACTTGGACCGGCCTTGGTACAAGCATTTTTAGTACAAAGGGCAACAAGATTGCCCACAATGGTGCCATGTATATAGCAGTTGGTCAAGGTACTAATACACTTGCATACTCGTATGAAGGTGTTAAATTTACAGGGTTGGGTGCCACCGTATTTACAACTGCCGGCTATGGCATCGCCTCCAATTCTTACATGTGGGTTGCAGTTGGTCAAGGTGGAAATACAGTCGCAACATCAACCAATGGACTTACATGGACTGGCAGTTCGACACCATTCACAACTGCTGGATACAATGTTATTTGGGCGAATAACCAGTGGGTGGCGGTCGGCGAGGGTGGAAACACTATCGCGACTTCGACCAATGGATTATCATGGACCGGCCGAGAGACCGGCGTTGTATTTACAAAGGCGCGCGGAGTTGCGTATGGTGCAAATATATGGGTCGCGGTGGGTGAAGGTACAAACACCATTGCAACGAGTACCGACAATGGCATAACATGGACCGGACTCGGCAAAACTACATTCACTACTGCTGCGAACAATGTCGCCTGGAACGGTTCCAGATTTGTCGCTGTTGGACAAGGTGGAAATACTGTCGCTACCAGTGTTGATGGTTCGGTTTGGTCGGCGGTAACTGGCACCAAATTCGCAACATATGGTTCTGATATTGAATGGGTCAACAACAGTTGGTTAGCGGCCGGATCCGATACTACCAACTACTATCTCGGCTCGGTCGACGGTTTAATCTGGACTGGGTTGGACAAGGGATCCAACACAACCGAAGTGATTGGTCTCGGTGGATTTGCATATGTGAATAAAGTAAAGTACCTTGTGACAGAAGGCACCACAAATATTGCGTATTCGTCGTATGACGGAATTAACTGGATAAGACAAGTTCTTCCAGGGTCAACATGTAAGAGTTTACGTTATATTAATAACATATGGGTAGTGGCTGACAATAGTGGTGTTATATATTCGTCTGACGCATTTAATTGGACTGTCAGTTCTACAGGTTTTACAACCGAGTCTATCAAGTACGGCAATAACTTATGGGTTGCCGGTGGAAATAGTTCGGGTCAACTTAGCACATCCCCCAACTTAGTGACTTGGACAACAAGGACTTCACCGTTTAGTGTTTCTGCAAAAGATTCACACTGGAATGGTTCCATGTGGGTTGCGGTAGGAGCCGGAAGTTCACATAGTATCGCAAGATCAACTGATGGAATTACTTGGACTGGAATGGGTAAAACCATATTCACAATCATAGGTTATACTGTCATTTACGCAAATAATTTGTGGCTTGCAGGCGGAGCCGGTGGAAATTGCTTAGCAACAAGTACAGATGGAATCAACTGGACACCTCGTGCAACGAGTATTTTGTCGACAAGTTCCGGTGTGTATAATATCGCTTGGAATGGCTCTTTATTCGTTGCTGCAGCGTATGATCCGCATGTCATAACTTCGCCGGATGGAATTAACTGGACTTCTCGTGGCAAATCTTTTCCCGGTTATCCAACAACTGTGGTCTGGACGGGTTCTTACTGGATTGTCGGAGGTCAAAGTGGCTATGTCGCTTTTTCGAATGATGGAATCACATGGTCGACTAAAAGATTAGCGAGTAATGTCAACTCGATAGCAATGAATCCAAGTATAAACTATCCAAGTGTAACAAAAGCATTTGACAAATCGACCTTTAACAACGACTCGAGTTTAATTGTCGACGAATTTAATGCCAGTTTCCCAACTGGTCATTTGTTAAAGGAAAATGTGATAAACAAGAATCCTGCACTCCAGCTCATTCGATCTGGTTTTGTCGCACCCTATTCTCCAGCATACACTGGAAATACGTTCTCATTCTTCTCGGTCATCAAGTTCAATATGATGTACAGTTCTCCTCGTTTCCTCTCATTCGGAACAGGATCAACCGTGAATGATGGATCTTCCAGTTCTGGTTTCATGGTTTCTGGAACACAAACAAGTGCAACCGATTATGAAATCGCCTTGTGGAGAAATAATGTCAAGTTCACGATTTCAAATATTGTTCTCGATACGCCTTACTTGATCTCCGGTTATTTTAACGGATCTTCTGTCAGTGTAGGTGTCAATGGAACATACACAACATACGATTGCTCGGGAAGCTTCAGCATCCAAAAGGTCGGCATTGGTGTAAGTACATTTGACAACTCGGGAACAACTCACTCGACTGATTTTGGAGAAATTCTCACATTTGCAACCTTGCCAACTTCAGCTCAACGCCAGAAGGTCGAGGCCTATTTGGCGCAAAAATGGGGCTTATCAAGTTCTTTGCCAAGCAATCATCCATACAAGCAGTCGCTCGACACGTTCTCGCCCGTTTATATTCCCCAGTCCAACAACTCTGGATATGCAGGTCGCATTTTACAAACCAATCCAATGGTTTACTACACAATGGAAGAGACCGGCACCAAACTTGGCAACTATGCAACTGTCGAAAAGTTTGCAAATGGCACATATTCGAGTTTCCCCATATACGATGCGAGTATCAGTGCCGGAACAATTGTAGTAAGCAGCTCCGATTACAAATTTGGCGCGAAATCATTGGAGTTCCCTGGAACTACGCATACAGGATCAGTAACTCTCAGTCCTATGACACTTTCGAATGGAAACGCAATCACTCTGTCGGCTTGGGTGAAATTCGCATCTCTCGATACAGTTCCTCGCACCGTAGTCTCGCTTACAAATTCGACCGACTCCATTAATTTGGCCGCCACTGCAAGTAACTACTTGGTTTACCGCAAAGATATTTCATATAATGTTCCGATTATACCTGCGACAAATACTTGGACACATATTGTTGCAAGCAATCCGAATATTGGAACAAACAGTTGGACTGTTACTGTTAATAAGATTGCAAATACAAGTAATATGAATATTGCGTCAACTACTAACAACATTTATACAAAATCCGCTATCGGCATGGACGCCTCTTCCAACTCTCAAAAGATGGACGGTTTCATCGACGATGTCCGCATTTTTAACTCGACGTTGTCTACTGCACAAATCTCTCAACTATACGACGGAAAATTCGATATTAATGCACTTGTTTCTCATTACACATTCGACACGGTCAAGGGCAACTCGTTCGCCAACTTTGCCTCCGGTTCGGTTGTATACGATGCGTCAATCACCGACATCAGTCTTCAAACAAATGTCGGCAACCGTCTTGGTATTGGCTGCTTAACATTCCCATCGGTAAACAGTACCGGCAGCATTACTCTTGGGCCGGTCGACTTGACTGCAGATCCAAGCAATGCCACAATTTCCACTTGGGCAAAGTTCTCATCTCTCGATACAACTCCAAGAACCGTATTTTCGTTAAAGAGTGCCGCAAACAAGTCCATCACATTGTCGGCAACTTATCAAAACTACTCTTTCGCATACAAGACCAGCACTACAACGAATATTGTCAATCTCCCCGGAACCAACTTGAATACTTGGAACCACATCGCACTCGAAGTGAACAATGGTTCTACAAACACTTGGATACTCTATTTGAATGGCACAAAGACTACATTCACAACAGACTCGGCTTCGGGTCTCGCTCTACCCGCCGTCGACTTTGGCAGCATCTTTACAACCAACACAATCGGCGTCGATGGATCAATCAACCGAATGCATGGCTTTATTGACGATACCCGTATATACAACAAGGGTCTTACCGATGCCGAAGTGCTGGGCGTATTCAATACCGACTTTGTCTTCACAACCGAGACAATCAAGAATCTCAATATTGGCGGACCTGTCTCGACAACCATCAATATAGCACCAATCGATACAATTACATATGGCACAACATTGTCCGCGTTCATCAGTGGAACAACCGCATCTGCCGCAGGTACCTTGAGTTTCTTTATCAATGACGCATCTGGTGAAGTTTTAACAAGTTCGACCGTGTTGAATGCAGGAACATACAATATTTATTGCGAACTCGCGCCCACCGATGCGGCTGCCTTCTTGCCTGCGTCCGCGATTAAACAGCTTGTTGTTGATAAGGTGGCGACTACTGTCACGCTTCCAGCTTCGATCAACACATTTGCTTATGGAACAACAATGGCCGCTTTTATCAGTGGAACTACTTCATCTGTTGTAGGCACAAAATCATTTTATGTGAATGACCCATCGGGACAATTGCTTGTAAGCTCCACCGCGTTAACTGTTGGAACATATACAATTTACTGCAAATTCGATCCTTCGAGCTCAAACTATGCGCCCTCGTTCGCAACCAAACAGCTGATTGTTACCCAGAAACAAATCACAGTTACCTATGGACCCCTCACAGCAATCACGTACGGCACAAAACTCACAAGTAAATTGACCGCATCATTGAATCCAGCTACAGATGGCTCAATGAACTACTACATTGCTGGTGTTCCAGTTTCTAGCACAACTGTTTTGGACGCGAGCTCGCATGTGATAACCGCCACATTCACCCCCGCCAGCTCAAATTACCTTGCCGGATCTGCCACTGCAACTCTTGTAGTCAACAAAGCAACAACTACAGTCACTTATCCTACCTTGCAAAGTGTCTTTTTCAATGCACCGATTGGCAGTGCGTCTCTTAGTGCAACTGTGACTCCAACCATTGACGGAACCATGGCCTACTTTACGAATAGCACATTTACCAACCAAGTATTTGCAACGACAACTTTGGCCCAAGGTACGTACACTTTGTATGCACGATTTACCCCGACGTCATCCAACTATTCAGTCTCATCCGCTTCGTCATCACTTCTTGTCAAGGGAATCACAACCCCGACCATCACTTTCCCCAATATGGGTACCATCGCCGCATACACAACTCTCGAGTCGTTCATTAATGGTACAACAGCCGGAGGAGTGGACGGAACCTTTGTTTTCAAAAAGAATGATACCAATGGTGAAGTATTGACAGCCACATCTACATTCAACACTCTTGGAAGTTTTGTGGTATTTTGCAGTTTCTCTCCCACAAATACCGATTTGTATCTACCAGCCACTGCTACCTATACAGCAACCGTGAAATTCACCCCATCATTCTTGTTCAACCAGCGACCCTCGTCGACCATTACATACGGCACGAATTTGTCCGGCACTGTTTTGGCTACTACCGTTGGCCAGTTTAACAATGCAAGTATTCCCGGAACTGTCACATTCTCCAACGGCATTAGCACTGCATCCATCTTGACACCCGGCATTTACACAGTAACCGCAACGTTTACTCCCACAAGTTTGTCCGAGTACAATGCGGTAACCACAACGAAGCAAATCCTTGTCAACAAACAGCAAATCACCGTGATGATTACCAGTCCATCCGTAAAAGCTGCCCTTATCAAATCCACACCGATCGATTGCAGCTACCAGATCTTCGGACTTGTACCCGGCACTGGCGACACATTTGAGAACTCGGTCTCGGGAACTATTGTTAACAAGTACATGACTTCGGATGAGTCGCAGGTTCTAACTGCCCAACACGTATACAACACGACATTCAGCGGCGCCTCGCAAACCTACAAGATTGCCGCCGACATTTTGAATTTCAGTTCGACCAAGTACACGTTTACATCCCAGTCATACACGTTCACAATTAACAAGATTACGCCCACAATCAGCTATACAATTGCCTCTGGAAATAAGACTCTTACATACGGTACAAAACTCGGTGCGAATCAGCTCAATGCGGTTGTTAGTTTCAATGGAGCGCCGGTTACATCTGGATCGATTGTATACACGCGTAGTGCCTTCAACATGAGTCAAACTGTTGACTCGCAAACCGCACTTGACGTTGGACAACACAATTTGTATGCCTACTACTCTGACTCGGTTGGAAATATCTACAACAGTGTAAACACATCGGCAGTTTTCGCCAATCAAATCACAATTGTAAAGGCAACGCCCACTGTCTACTTCCCCAACATCAAGTCAATTTTGGCCGGCACCGATTTGATCAGTTTACTTGATTACACATTTGCCTCTCACAATTCCAATATTATTGACGGCACATTCGAGTTTAGTTATGTGAACCAAAGCGGCGCAAGTGTAACAATCAATGCACTCACTATTCTCACAACGCCACCATCAAGCTACACAATTTTCGCGTCATTCTTCCCCACAGATGCCACTCGATATAATAATACATCGGGAAGCACAACACTGATCATAAGCGACCAGCCAACGACAACAAGTGCAACCGCAAAATTGCAAACACCTTTTGTCTACGGAAAGAATTTTAACGATTTGTATACAATCAGTGTGTCCCCTTCAATTGCTGGAACTTACGCATATTACGATGATGTGATTGACTTTGATCCCACAAGCATTATTGATGCAGGAACTTATACCGGATACACAGTTGTCTTTAATCCTACAAGTACTGTTTATGCATCATCACTCGTCAACGTCACATTTACCATTGAGAAAGCCGATGTCACACTTTCTTATCCCACGTCTCCCACTTTCGCGTATCTTACTCCCAATTCATTCAACTTGGTACAACCGACAATGACCCCCGCCGGAGTGGATGGCCAGATGCAGATCTTTTTGGATTCTTCGTACACAAACGAGTTTACAAAGGACAGCATTCTTGAAATTGGAACACACACTTTGTATGCTCGCTTTACTCCCACAAAGAACTACAATGTTGCAACTGCAACCACTACGGTTACTGTGACAAAGATCCCTACAAGTTTGTCGCTTGCCACTCAAACAACGAGTATCACATACGGAAACACGATTGGCCCATCCTTGAGCAACAGCGTAGTCGGCGGAATCGAAGGTATAATCGGTTATTTCTATGACGCAAGTTACACGCAGGTTGTTGGTCCAACCGATGTTTTGAATTTTGGTACACACATCATCTATACAAAGTTTGAGCCAACTGATGCAATTTATGCAAACTCGTATGCTACGCACACATTCAATGTTGCCAAAACCACAATGTCGATTACTTTCCCCGCACTGGCTTCAATTACGTATGGCGACACACTCGCGTCGAGTTTCACTGCAACCTCGACAATCGACGGTTCCATGAATTATTACATCAATAGTGTACAAGTCTTCGCAAACACACTGCTCAATGCAGGTACATACACGGTTCAAGCAGTTTTTACACCTACAAATGGAATGAACTATAGTACCCCCACCGTATCTGCATCTCGCCCTCTTACCGTCGCCAAACAAGCGACTGTGATCACATATGCACCTGCAAATATTATTAGTGGTGCCACATTGGCGGCAAGCATGACTGCCACAGTTACGCCGAATATTGATGGCGCTTTCCGATACTTCAACGGCACCACCGAGATATTCAGTACAACCGTTTTGAGTGCAGGCAACTACAGTGTTTACGTGACATTCACCCCAACCAACTTGACAAACTACACAAGCTCATCGATGACTGCCCCGTTGGCCGTGATTACTCCTATACAAAATACAATCGCCACTGAAAATGTTCAACAGATTCAGAGTGCTGTGAATAATCAAGTTGTATCGATCGTTACGCAGAACGAACTGCTACCACCAACATTGGATGTAAAAGTAAATATCTTGCCGGCGGGTGAAACCACTTTTGTTAGTACTTCGACCAGCTCAACTGTGTCAAATGTTCAACTTACTTTGTTGGACGGTAGTATGAATTCCAGTTTGCGCATCGTAGTTTCTGCGTTGACTTTGAACTTACCAACCAAGTCCAATAGCCCTGCCATCTTTTTCAAAATATATGACGAAACCGGAACCAGTGTCGTGAATCCGAATATGAGAGTAGCAACTATTGTTAGTATACCACAGTTTAAGGGCTTAACTCAGTACCTCTACTTGTTGCGTTTGCAAGATGTCGGCGGGGATTTCGACGGAACCAAGATTCCACTCACTTCAGTGAATCCAACCGATTCTCAAAATATTCAGTTCAGTGCGGTATTTACAAGCAACTCGTTCTATGTAGCCGCTCTACAACAACCGGCGTCCAATTCAAGCGAGGGTGTCATGGTATCGAACATGTATACATTCAATGCAGTTGGTGGATTCGTCATGGAGCGCGGGTTCGACGACATTGCATTCAGAGAGGATGCCGCGATCGAAACGTACGATGTCACTGACTCGGTTCAAGTATTGTTTGATGTTGCAACATTTAATACAAAGTTGGGTATTATTAAAAATACGGCCAACACGCAACTTGTATCGACACAGTTTAATCCAGTCACAGATCAATTTGAGTCGAACAATGTGGCGATCGACACGGTGACCCTTTCGTCGACCGAATTTGTAAATGGACTTGTGAAACCCGAGCAGATCATATCCGTCGGCAGATATACAACATTGTATTCTGACTTTACAAACTATGTTGCAACCTACTTTGGTTTCGACGGCGGATTCTCATCTCTATTTACTGCAGCATCTGAGTTCTCGATTGATGGTGATAACCACTTCGACAGCAACTCCATGTTGTCGTTGTTAACTGGAACAACAGGCGACGGCACTGGCGCTTACATCCACGATCTTTCCGGTCAGATCACCATTGTAAATATTACGAAGTCTTTGAGGCACGCAGTCAATACAAACTGTTTTGGAAACAGAAATCCAAGTAATGGAGGAACTGCAGTTGATCCGGCAAATAGCTCCAACTACGGTGTTGCCGATGGGTTTGTCGCGGGCGATTTGGTCTGGGTTAATGCAGGAACATTAGTCAAACTCAATTTGAATATTGATACGGAGGGGTTCAATCCAGTAAACAATGTGGGTCCTCAGAATACTTTGCTGCAAGTGACAAACTACACATCGGGTAACTTTTCGCGAGAAACAACGGCGACGACGACAAATATTAATCGATCCGTTCGCGCGCCTTTGCTTCTCAAACTGGTAAACAAGTCGACGATCGATGCTTTGTAAAAAAAAAAATAATACGATACAACTATAAAAAAACTTTTATTGTATTATTTGAAAGTCCTAATTAAAAGTCCGGATTATCTGTAAAAACCGGCGCCACAAGCGGCAAAGCGTTTTGCTCAGTCATGGCCCCAAAGAATCCATTGATCGTCGAGTTCATCGACAATACGGCAAATGTCGCGACAAACGCAGACCCGCACACAATTGTCGCATCGCGAATCAATTCTTTGATAGGACGCATTTCCTTATGCACATACTTCATCTCGATTATTTTCGCCAAAATATACAAAACCGTCGTGATAATTACGATTGCAACAATGATTTCCATACTTATACAATAAAATATTTTCAAAAACTTGATTTTTAACCGCGCTAAAAATTAAGTTACAAAAAAAAACACATATTTTATTTACATACTTTTTTCTACTAAAGATGCAATCGCGGTAATTGACGGATCGTTTAATTCGAAACGAACCCCAATTATTCTCACCCGTATTGTATCCTTCTCAACTACTTTCTCGAATTCGGGGTTCGCCTGGTGATGGTCTCTCGCCACAAATATGGTTATTGGAACATTATCCGCTTCATCCACAACTTGAGCATGAATGCCCGCCTTTGTCACATTGTGCACAATACAATCCATCTCGATATCCTTCACAGGGTAACATACCATGCACTTGAAAACCACTTGAAATTCTACGTGATCATCTTTGATCAGTCCACTTGAATACGATATTATTTCAACTGTTTTGGGTTTTATAAAGCCTTCGTCGACACATTTCCCCTCGACTGTGTGCTGAATTCTTTTTTCCAAATTATCTTTTACATTTTTTCCAATGTCGGTTATTTTCAAGACAACTTTTCGAGACAACAAGGATTCAATGTACGGATTATTGGTCATTTTTCTTTTTTGTATATACTTAGTCGTTGTTTTTTTATGATTACCTAGACGCATAATTCATTTCCTCCGCTTTTAAAAACCATTTCTTGTTGTTCACCTTTTCGGATGTTAGACGTCGGAGATACAATTCGAGGACTCCGCCGAACGCAAGATGTGTCATATTATCTGAATTTCGTTGTGGTCTTTCTTTTGTCGTTGCTGTGTCATACCAATACTTTGATCCCGTCATCTCGAGAATGTCATTCATCTGTTGTATCATGTCGGTTTTTGTATTCCCACTATTCATTTTAAACTCTTCGTTCTCGATATAACCAAAAATGTTGGAAACTTCGTCCATATCGACAAAGAATCTGTTTCTGTACATATCGTCCTCTTTGTCCATCATCATCGCGACAAAATTGTCGTTCAGATTGTAAAATATATTTTTACGGTTTCTTGCCAATACAAGACAACTGCGAATGCCATCTTTCACTGTCAAAGAATCAAAGTATTGTTGTATATGTTTTTCAAGGGGTGAGCTAGATACAAAATTTGGCGATTTTATGTGTTTTGCAAGCGTAAGACGTTTTTCGTGGGACATTGTATCCAACGCGTGGTCGACAACATATTTTTTTACCAACTCTGGACCAAGACCATGTAACTCTAAATATACAACAACTGGTACCAAACCGGTCATTGAATTTAAATTCATATACCAATCCTTGCTGGGTTGAAAATTGAAATTTTCGGCAGTTACGATACCAAGTGATGTATGTATTTCGTTGATTATTTTGTCGCCATCTGTGTCGGTTTTTTGTATATGGTCCAATAAATCTATATTGGGTTCTGCGTTTACCTTTGGTTCCACTTCGTTTGTCGCTTCGTTCTTTGGTTCCACTTCGTTTGTCGCTTCGTTCTTTGGTTCCACTTCGTTTGTCGCTTCGTTCTTTGGTTCCACTTCGTTTGTCGCTTCGTTCTTTAGTTCCGCTGCGCTCATGTTTTCCATTACAATTATAACTTCAATTCCTTGTTTTTTAGTTTTCTTTGCATGACTTGTCTTCTTTTTCTTTTTATGGGTTCGGCTCATTTGTATTATTTGTATAATATACAATATATCTAGAAATACATTTTTGTATTCATGTTTCCGTAAATACAAAATAAAAAGGGAGGTGTTATAGGGGGTGAGCGAAGCGGTTCCCCTACTACTGGGAAACCATAATCGATTTTTTCAGCAGCAAATCAATGTTCAACAGCATCTTTTTTTTCTCTAAATTGTATGGACGTATCGACGCAATACACTCCAAACATGATTTCCATTTGATGTCGCTGATCTCATAATAATCAACCGCATTCAGTGGCTCATCGTCCAAAAATGTCAAAAAGTACTTGTGTTTGTATGACTTATAGTTGGAACCACAAAAGATCTCTTCAAATGGTGCAATATTCTGAATTATATTTCGTCGTTCCAGATGAAAACCAGTTTCTTCATTAAACTCGCGGATCGAACAATCCAAATCGGTCTCGTTGTAGTTCTTGCGGCCTTTCGGAAATCCCCATTCTTGCTCTTCCCAGTCTGTCGGCGACGCGTCCACCAAATCTGCAAGTGTGTAAAAGTCAGCAACACCCACATAAACCCCATTCCTCAACTGGTTGAACTTCTCCCGCGAAACATGTTTTTCATTCCGATGATGACTCTTGTCGTCACCCCAGATCGCTGCCCACACTTCGTCGAATGACTGCGTTTTTAACATTTGTTTCTCTGCATTCGTCATTTGATAAATCATATTGGCAATATAAAACCGATTCTCAACCAGGTATTTGCCACGCATAAAATCGATGAAACCAAGCGTGTGTCGCCGACGTATCATAAGATACTCAATCTGGTTTGTATCTTTATTTTTCCGAATGGCGATAATGCCATTGCTTATAATTGGCAGTCGGCATTGATAAAATCCGTGCCCTTTTTTACCGCAGTTATTGCAATATGTGTTGTGATCCATTATTTTTTTGTATATGTTCAGGTTGATGTAATATATTATCGGTATTTCTATATACTTTTACGGATGTTTGATGCAAAAATTTGGGGACCGCACTACTGGTTTTTCATGACCACAGTCGCAATGACCTTTCCCGACTTTCCGAACGAAGTTTCAAAGCGCAAATATTACGACTTTTATATGAACTTGCCTATTTTTATACCAGACCCAGAAATGGGCAACCAGTTTAGCGCAATGCTCGACAAATATCCGATTACACCTTACTTGAAAAGCAAGGACTCGCTATTGCGGTGGGTTAATTTTATTCACAACAAATACAACGAACTCTTGGGTAAGTTGCCGATGTCCTTGGACGAATCCATGCGCAGTTACCTTGATAACTACATGCCCAAACCGGTGCACTTGCACCAGTCCCTCAAAATGCGGCGCTACTATTTGCACGTCGCATTTATTCTCATTTGTCTCGGTGTTGTATATTACTACCTTTAAAGGAAACCTACGGTAAGGCACCTCCGGAGCGTCTCTCAACGCGACGCACTTTTAAGGTGCCGATGGTGGAACGCCGAAGGCGTTCATTCCTTTTGATCCTTCCCTTTTGATCCCTCCTTCCCTTTTGATCCCTCCTTCCCTTTTGATCCTTCCTTCTCTTTTAATCCCTCCTCCTTCCCTCTTTTCCACAAGGTTATGAAACAGCTTTTCTTCATCTTGTATATACAAGCCATGCGCATTGAACTCTTAATTTTTGGAATCACTGCCTTTATTATTGCAAACATTTACACCGACGGAAAATATTGGAAACTGCTTCAAACAAATCAAAAGTACTACAAAATGGCTGGAGTTGCTTTAGGTGGTTTGATGATTTACGTGTTGTTCAAAAAATTCCCATCCAAAGCCCACGAAATCATCAGGGGTTCCAATGAGTACATGAAGTATTTGCCAGTCGACAAGGAGACCATGGGAATGTTGAATCCGATCTTGGACTTTACTTCGAAACAAAATATGTACAATGAAAACGCCGGAATGATGCCAATCCTCCCACTCGGTCAGGACCGATCTACCGAAATTCTCATGAATTCGGGTCGACAAACCGGTGGCGGCATTGCAGGAGATAAGCCAAAGGCTACTAAACGCTCCGTCAGCGAAACCAAAAAGAAATTTGTCGCGAGTCGTCAAAATTGGAAATGCGGCGACTGCAACGAACAGCTCTCTGCCTGGTTCGAAGTTGATCACAAAGTTCGCCTCGAATATGGTGGCAGCAACCATGTCGACAATTTAGTTGCTCTCTGCCGCGAATGCCACGGCCGCAAAACAACAATGGAAAATTTATAGTAATATACAGTATAAATGAATCCTCCTCCACAAGAACCCTCGCCGATTCTTGATATATACAACTATGTCGAGGCGTGTGTCAAATCCAATATTTTATTCATTTCCGCCGCAATTTATTTAATCATTCTCATGTACTTTATTCGAAAAGACCCCGACCAACTGTTTGAGTCTCAATACTTTTATACAGTTATCATCGTGTTCCCGGTATTGATGTGCATGATCTATTATATGAAAAAATCGAACATGTCGATCGCATTGTCCAATTTGACACTTGGCCAATATGCTCAATATGGCGGCCTTCTGATAGCGTTTGTCGGCATTTTGTATCTGTACAATAATGTCACTGTGCCTGACAACATCATCCGACTCATGACCGGATCGTTTGCGGTCATCACGTTCGCAGCTGTAATTGTCGGTCTCTCGATTTTATACAAAATTTTCTTCAATTATATCTACAAACTCGAGGGGATGAATGGCTTCATCGTGAATTTGATATTTTACATTCCTTGTATGCTGCTAAATACACTCGAGTATTTGAACAAGGATTTTAAACAAGCCCCCTTCGCAGTCTACGTGCTTTTGATGGTCGAAGTTGTATTACTTCTCGTGTATTTGTATTTACCCAAGATTATTAGTTTTATATCAAACTCGTTGGTTGTGAAAGACGGCAAGCCAATTTTAGAAGATCCGATGATAATAAGTCGCAAAGAAAATCTAACGAGTTACATCAAACTCAATGATGCAAAACCTGATGATCTTGTGAACAACAAGTTTGCCATCTCCATGTGGGTTTATGTGGTTCCGATCCCACCCACGACATATCCATACAACAGCGACGCGACCATTTTCGAGTACGGAAGTTACCACCCGCGACTCATTTACAACGGCGCCACCAACAAATTCAAGTCATTCGTGAACCAATCCACGTCCTATGAATTTGACATGCCTCTTCAGACATGGAACCATGTTGTATACAATTATACAAAATCAAGTGTCGATTTATTTGTTAATGGCGAGCTTGTATCAACTGTGAACCAGCGAAACACTGGACTCGAAAATTTGAATAGGGACGACATTGTTTGCATCGGCCAAGAGAACGGACTCACGGGTGGCCTTTGCAATGTGGTTTACTTCAAGAAACCGCTGTTCCAATATGAGGTCAAAAATTTGTATGAACTATTTAAAGGCCGAGACCCGCCTATTTGAGACACCACTTTCTTTTTGTATACGCAATATGTATATATGCTTGATCCATCTGAAGGAGGTGTCGAGGTTCCGTCCACTCTGAATCCCGGAAAAACAGCCTATTTGCGCTACTATGTTATCGAAAACCCCCAAAACGAACTCGACGAACAGTTTATCGAATCGTTGTACGGTTTAGATACAATCGGGACTTTAACAGAGGCCGACAAAAATATACAACAATATTTAGATATACGTCTTCAAAAATTTTGTGTACTTTGGAACTACTTGTCGCAATCTACGGAAAGATGCAACTCCTTGTTCATTCTTTCGGGGACAAATAAACACGATGCTCAGTTACATAGTGTGATAACATTTTATTGCGAAAAAGTTGGAAACAAACCCACTCTTATTATTGATGCATTTTGTTCAAACCAACTTTTGAAAAAGAAAGTCGACAATCACGGTGGGCGAATATTGTTTGAAGCAATCAACCAAGCCTGCAAGAAAATGAAAATTAAGCAGATTGATCTCGAGGCTGTGGATGAAGCGATTCCATGGTATTTATCGAAAGGATTTGTTCACAATTTCAATAAAAAGGACGAAGGTTTGACACAAATGAAAAAACGGGTTTCGTGGTCATCGCGGTCTCCTTGGTCTTCAAGTCCGATGAAACCTGTGAAAAAAAACGTGAAAGTGGTAAAAAATCCAAGAAAGAAACCTGCGAGAAAAACATCAAAAGTAGTGAAAGAACCAAGAAGCAGAGCTGCGAAAAAAACATCGAAGACGTCTCCTGTATCTCCTAAGAAGCCTGTAAAAAAAACATCGAAGAAGTCCCATTCATCATCTTCGAATAGACGGTTTTGGGATAATTTTTATGCATCATAAATATCTTAAAGGGGGGATAAGGACGCTTCGGAGCATCGCAGATGTTCCCTCCGGTCGCGAAGCGACCTTTTGTTCCCTTAAATATTTTCCCTCTCTATAATAAATAAATATGTTTTGCGGCCAATCGATTGAATCAGCTTACCCAATAATCAAAGAAACTATCCCCCAATCTAATTTAGGATATTATGCAAACAACCGCTACCAGGGGTTTCCCCCCTTGATGAACGACGGGCGTTCCATCATCGCCGGCAGTCGATCCGAGACTCTCCTCCACAACTCCATCGTTAAACAGAGCGGTGAGACCAACAATGCCAAGTATCGCCAGTACATGATCTCCAATGCCCGAAGTATTATGGAAAACGACTTTAGAAATGCCAGCAACGATGTAGGATACTATGAGCGATTTATTGATCATATTTCGGCAGGTGCCACCGGCACCCCCTATTTGTATAGCTCAGTCATTGACACAAAACAACCTCTTGGCTATACCGAGTCAGATCTGAAGAGCATTTATTTGTCGCGAGAGCAATTAGAGGCCAGACGTGTTGCTCCTAGAATCTAATTAAGGGAACTACGTGTAAGGCACCAAAGGGTGCCGAAGGTGGAACATCTTCGATATTCACTCCCTCCTTTATAATATTTACAAATGAAATGCTTAAAATATTATTTTTTTTAATAATACTTTACAAATAGTAGGTGAAAAAAGATATCTGAATTAAAGGAGGGATCATAAGGGAACCTTCGGTTCCCTTAGAACCTAGACCACGCCGAATTATTGTATCCACTTATAACCATCATTTTGTCGCGATTCGCCTTCCAAAACTCTACCTTGGCATCGAGCAGCTCGTCTTCCTTCGACTTGGGATAAATTCTATCTTTCTTCGCATCCATAAGAGCCTTCTCCGCATCGGTCATCGGCGGCTTCACGCCATAACAGTTGACACCAAATCTCACATTCGGATTCGAAAAGTAGCCGCCATTCACGCCGGGTCGTCCTAAATCATGTTCATGTCCTTTTACTTTTTGCAGCTTTTCCCAGGTTGCCTTTTGTGTGGGGAAATATGCGTGCTGACCCTCGCTCCAACCATATGTCGACCATTCCGCCCCATTGTTGTATGCCTCCTCGACCTCATCATATGTTGCGAGTCTTGATCCCATCGCCTTGCAAACTGCTTTGGCGTCTTCGTATGAATAAAGATTGTTCGAGACGTTGAAGACTTCGTTTTTTTCTTTTGGCGGCGCAGCAACGACAGATCCGTTGCTGTCTAATGTTATAGCCGGCGCAGCCGGCAGCTGTGAATCGCCAAATATGACGGCAACAATATCAATTTTTAACACGTACTTGAAAAATTGGATAAAGGCGAGAATAAACAACAGCAAATATGCATTGGACTCTAAAAATGAAATGGTCCATGGTTTTGATTCGGGTGTCATTTGGATTCCAAATAAATAAATGCCGGTGTACAAGACAACTATGAATATTGCTACTCCAAGAATTGAGTAAGCGTTGTTTAGATACCCTTTGGTCGATCTCAAAATATCATCCCAGTATGTATCTTGCTGCGAGGGCGGCAACGAATAGTAATAAATAAAAGCTCCGCCTACGATGACTGCAATCAACACAAAATCGATAAAACTGGCTTTTGTCGATTGCTGTGCTACATCTTCGCTTGCAAAGAATAGCGACATCATGGCATTGAGTACAAAATATAAAATAAGGACGCTGATTCCTAACAGCACAGTTTGTGGATTAAAAATATTATCTTTAGAAAAACTTTTTGTTTCCGATTTAATAGTATTTCCAGGAAGGTCTTTTGTTGACATTTATATGATATTAAAGCATATTATTTCGTGCCTAAACTTCCAGGCGTTTGTAGAACAAACAATAACTGCTCGATGAAATCACAGATTGCTCGCCAATCGCATCCAATTTGCCGTCGTTAAAATGCACCCAACCTCGCCCGGTCTTTATGTACGACGTATAGTGTCCGCCCGACGGCGTCCCGATATGATTCGACACGGCGAAAAGCTCATAGACGTACTTTTTCGCATCGTAACCCTCTACATACTTGGAGAGGTTCAGATTGTCCAAGGGGCAGTCGACAACGTCGTCGATCCGGCTGATACGCCCGCGACTATTCACAGAGAATCGCTTCAATGTGATGATCAAGGTCTTGGGGAGACTCCAGAAAAAGGTTCGCTTCGATACGTCCTCTTTAGCCCCTGTTGTATCGTTGAACCACTGGTTGTCACCCGTCATCGACTCGGCTTTCACAAACAAGTCGAAACAATCATACAAAGACTTGTTGCCTGCCGCATCGGGAATCGGCAAATCGATCATGAAAAATTGCTCGGGCTTGTGAGAACAAATCTTTCCTTCGGCATTTTTGATTTCTGTAACCGAAATTCCGTAAAACATGGCATAAATCTCCGAGTACTCTTTTTTGTATATATCACTCAACATATTGCAACACTTTACCGCAATGTTGTCGAGCTCGGTTTTCGGTTTGCCGCTTACGCTGATTTTGACCGGTCGCGCGATCGCCGTGTGGAAACAGTTGATGATGAATCGCAAGAACTCTGTGACGTCATTTTGCGCCCACCCCGTAAAAACTTCGATCCCTTTGCGCGTGGCGATTTCGTGCACCGCCTTGACAAAACGCATCGGATTCACCACGCCGTTGCCGGACCACATGAGTTCAGCGAGTGCCTTCCATTCCAGCAAAATGCGGCATTCATCCATGGCTTTGTTTGTATCTAACAACTTTTGTACGACTGAGCTTTTAAAAATATTGTGCAACTCAATTGTGTGGGTGAGTATCTGTACACAAGAATTAAGAAAACACGTGTTGCCTAAATTTGCCAATCCTGTGTATCCGTCCTCTGAATAATTTTTATCTGTTATGTTCATTATAAAGGAAACCAAGGTTTCCTTTAAATCCTTCCTTTTATTTTTTTAATTTACTTACAAAAAAGGAAACCAAGGTTTCCTTTAAATCCTTCCTTTTATTTTTTTATTTTACTTACAAAAAAGGAAACCAAGATTTCCTTTAAATCCTTCCTTTTATTTTTTTTCGTTGAAGTTATATGGATTACAAAAAAGAAAGGAAGGATTTAAAGGAAACCTTGGTTTCCTTTATTATAGAATGGAAGCCGCCGACATTTTGCGAATTATTCATGACTACAATTACAATCAAGATCGATACAATCGGATTATGTTATCATTGATTGGGTTGATCCGAGACGCCCGCCGCGATGATAGCAGAAGCAGCAGTGCAGCTATCGATCTTTTCGGACTATTGCCAACGTTTCGTTTTTTTGATTTGTCCGGGTCCATTATCGATCCGAGCGGTTCCGTTCTCGATCCGCTTGGATCGCGTCCTGGTCTGAGTACCGATGAAATCGAAAATGGGACCAGCACATATGGCTACCAAATCCTTGATAACACGCAACACACATGTCCAATTACTCTTGAAGTCGTTAACGAAGGTGAAGCCGTTACAAAAATAAACCGATGCGGGCATATTTTCAAAGAAGCCGCATTGCGGCGCTGGTTCGAAAATCATTCTCGATGTCCCGTCTGCAGAGGCAATGTTTAGACAACAATTATCTTTACTTATATTATATACATGTCAATAGTTGAAAATATTTTGCAAATAAAATCCGGAAAAAACACTTTTGCGCTTAAAAGTAAAACACACATGCGCGATAAAGACATTTTGTATACAACACTTCAGGTTGGTGGAGATTACTTAGACTGTGTAAATGTAACAATTTTGTATAACAACAACATACCCGTATCTGCAAAAATGCCACATGTAATGTATGATGAGCATTGTGTTATAAATGGTAAAATGCAACATGGAGATGGTTCAAAAGATATGATACAGAGTGTTATTTTATATATAAAACAACACTATCCAACAATTAAATTTATTGATTATGATGATATGTCTTCCATTGAATGTGCATCAGAAAAAGATCTGTTAAACACCACAAACTTGAAACGAGGTTCAAATTTGAAACCAATGTCTTTGTATAACTTATCGATTGCATACAATGGTCAAACCTGGTACGAAAAATATTTTGGAGCAGAACAACAAAATCCAGATAAACATGCAAAATACAAAGAACGCGTAAAACTTATTTTGCACGACAAACAATCAAAACCTGAAAATTTCAATAGTTTCCTACAAATTGCCCGCGCACCTTCAACCGACTTTGACGAGTTATTTGAATATTATAAAACATCAGAAACTTACAGTGACTTTTTTCACTCCATTCCAAAACCAGATCGATGCAGAATACTCAGACCTTGGATAGACAATTTTATGAGACATTATTTGAAAGGAGTATTTTCTAATTCAGATTGGAAAATACCAATTATCAAGAGTTTGGGTGGAAACCGTCGTCGTCACACACAAAAAATCAAAAGCAAACAATTTTATGTACCTTCACATATCAGATTGAACAGTTCGTTGAGTCAAACAGATTTAGGTCTTTCGATTTCACAAGTGTAAAATGATAAAGCTACCTTATTTAGAACAAGCCTTTGTTTAAAGACGTCGGCAGTCCGTGGCCAAACAAAATCATATATGCCAAAACAACCGCGCCTAATAAGAAACTTCTGTTCTCCGCCACCATTTGGCCTTGACCAAGTACATAAATCATAAATAGGTATGCCACAATGCCAATCACGACAGAGTGCATAAACATAGTTCTTCCAGTTTCCATTTTTATTTTATACATTATGTGTATAAAATAAAATAAAAATGCCCTACACAATCCGCAAAGTCCGTGGTAAAAACTGCTACTCTGTCAAAAAGGCAAAGGGAAAGAAGAACCGCACCAAGTCGCGTTGCACAACCTTGAAAAAGGCCAAGGCACAAGTCCGCCTGATGAATGCTATCGATCATGATCCAAGCTTCGTGCCAACCGGAAAATAAATTTACACTATATATACTTGAATGGTTCTTTCATCGATCTTTGCTAAAGGCGGTATGCAAAATGGCGGTGCTGCCGATTTTGTCTCTCTTATTGCAAAAAATCGCAGCTTTCTCTTAAAAATCTTTTCCAATTTATTCGTTCAACTTGGCATTAGCTATTACGTAATGGAAAATACGCCACTCATCGAAAGTTTTTGGCCAACTTTTATTGGCTTGTTTGTATTACTTCTCCTCATTATAGGAACGAATCTGCCGTATTGGGTCAAGCTCCTAATTTTTTGCGTTTTTTCATATCTAATCGGACGCTTAAAGACTCGTTCCAAAAATAAGTACGACGACGAGGCGATCCATAATGCGATTTTAGGCGCAATGGGCGTTTTCGCTATCATGTTTGTTGTCGGCGCTTTGTTACCGGTTCTTGGCGACAAGGTCGGACTCGTCTTATTCATTGCTCTTCTTTCTCTTCTGATTGCGCGTATATTTACCATGTTCTCTGGAAAGACAGAAAAATATAAAAAATGGCTATCGACCTTCGGAGTCGGCATCTTCGGGCTTTATGTTGCCTATGATACCAACAATATTTTGAAACGCGCCGACTATTATCAGGGCGATTTTGTCACTGCCTCGATGGATTATTATTTGGATATTATTAACTTGTTTTCAAATATGCTGCGCTCAAATAATTAAGTAAGAGTTCATAAATTTACAAAAATGTTTTCGGAGATCTTGGAGCGACTTTCCGCGTTGGAAACGCGAGAAATTACAAAAATATCTGTTTTGGATGAGCGGCTTTCTGCACTGGAATCTCGCAATAATCTTTTAGAAAAGGAAAATGATTCTCTGAAAGAACGTATCGAATGCTTAGAAGACAACAAATTTATTAGACTTAAATTAGTGCCACCTGTAGCCGACGATGCAGTTTTTGAGTTTTCTGACAAATTATTATACTTCATTGAAATCAATATTGCCCATGTTGAAATGTATGATTCGCGCGGCGAATGTCTGTTATTACTCAATAATATACCAATTGACAAATCGCGGCTTAGAGATATATGTATTGTCGGTGGCGCTGAAGGTGTCCAAGGCCAAGTGGGCTTGCCATTATATTCACCTCTATATATTGCAAAAGAAAGTGATGGATCTGCATCGTTTTCTATAGAAGCCGTACCATATGGGGTCGAAAGAATACTATATTTTAGAGAAATATCAAATTGCAATTATAGTGTTCTTCAAAAAAAAAATTTTTATATACCATGTGATATTTCGCTATTTGATTGGCAACCGCATTCTATGCCAAGTTTTCATCCAAACGATACACAAATTTATTATAAAATATAAATTAAGGTTCGATTATTAACAGTTAAATAAATCCATCATTAAAAAAATGTTGTATTCTTTCCGCAAACTGTATAACGACTATTTAAAGTCAGTCGAAACCAAAGACTTTGACCAATATTTCCAGGATCACACTAAGATTTTGCTGCAAAATAAAAAGGATTTGTATGCGGCGCAAAGAACGATTCTTTCTTTGCGTCACAGAATGTTTATGGGATTTGAACTTAAGAATCCTTCTTCAACGCCAGATTATTACTTTGGTAAGTTCAAGCTCGACAAGGGTGGATCGCTCAAGGGTGGATCGCTCAAGCCCGCACCCGATAATATAAAAACTGGTCTCCATTTCTTAAAAGATGGCGGCATAATGGACGGGACATTTCACGCCAACGGGGATCTTAAAACCGGCGTTTACTTTCGTGTCGAAAACGGCGTCGTAGAAGAGGGCTCGTTTATAAACAATATACTCGCCGAGGGTTTGCGAATGTGTGAAAACGGCGACTTTGAAGAAGGCACATTTGTTGACGGCAAATTTACAAGTGGTTTGCGTTATGGACCTGATGGATATATTTTTCACCATTAAAATCATAAATAAAATGTTCAATTTACTCCACAAACTTTACGATGATTATTTAAAGACAAACACTGACGACGAAGATGCTAAGAAATATTTCGAAACTCACCATGCCGTTTTATTGAAATCAACAAAAGAAATGTATGCCGCGCAAAGAACCGCTCTTTCTTTGCATCACCAGTTGTATACAAAATTTTCTAAAAAAGAACAGAAAAATGATGGATCACTCAGACATTCTCTTATGTGCAGCGTCGATTTCTTGAGCGATGGTGGAATTATGGAAGGAAATTTTCTTGCCAACGAGGAATTCAAAGGTGTTTACTTTCGTCCGGAAAATGGTGTGGTTGAAGCCGGCCATTTCAAAAACAAAGTGCTTTTCTATGGCATAAGAATCTGCGAGAACGGCGATTTTGAAGAGGGGCTTTTCGTCGATTGCAAACTTATGAACGGTATTCGCTATTTGTTGAATGGGAAATTCGAAGAGGTGGGTACTCGAGATTGGGAAAGCGTAAGCGACCGAAGCGTAAGCGACCGAAGCGTAAGCGACCGAAGCGTAAGCGACCGAAGCGTAAGCGACCGAAGCGGAAGCGATAGCGAAAACGAAAGTTTAGACCAAGAAGTCTTGGTCAAGGAAAAAAAAGCCGCTGAAAGAAAACACCTCGACGGTCTTATGGAACTTGACGACGAACTTAACGACAGAGCTTTGGCCGAGTACTCTGAGGGCGAAGATAACGACGACAACGACTATTTGTCTGAATGAATAACAATTTCAACGTTGCATCGCAACTGCAGTCAAAACCAGTGTATCTTGGCTATAATCTCGCAAACACTTGCCATTTATCAATTCGGTGGTACCCAAAACCAATCGCACAAAATGATTCGCAAGCTCTGGGCGTTGTTGGATAACCGCGGATCTTAACGACTCAACGGTTGCATTATTTTCAATATTGTTTAATTCCAATGATGGCATATTTATTGGCACGCAAAAATTAACTGTTAATTTCATTTTTTTCTAAATTTAAATAAAATTTACTGTCTAAACTATTTTTCATAAATTAAACCATGGCGTTTTTATTGAAAATCTATAATTACTTTTTCCAAACTTCAGTACTATTTTCTATTGATGTGTTAGAAAAAAAATCCAAAGAAGACAGTGCTCGTATCGCTGCGCTCGAATCGCGGCTTTTAGAACTATCGACACCTAAACAAGTTATGATTGGTGTGTCCGAAAATTCACTCTCGAACCACGCCCCTCTGCCGATATTTGTTGGTGCAAACTGTAATCGTGCTGAGTTTGTTGACAAAGTACTTTTTTGCGACGCATTTTATGTTGATTCTTTACAAAGTTTGAAACAAATTTCCGAAATAAATCTATTCGAAATTTCGCATTGCGAACTTATTCTCAATTCGAGCACGAACATTTTGTTTCCAGGTTGTTTACGTCTTAATGAAACACTTACAGCATTGGATATGGACGAGTCTGAGAAAAATCAGTTAAAAGAGGCTTTTGAACTTGCAGGTGTTAAACTGATGCATAAAGATATTTCGCTTCTTTAAACTTTAGAGATAAAATTCTTTGTGTATGTAAATATATACACAAAAAGAGATGGCGGAAAACAGAAGCAAAAATCGTGGTTCAAATAAAAGAAGAAACACCAACAAGAACAAGCAAATAAAAGGCGGTACCCAAACCGGTGTATTTCCAGGACAACGATTTGACGGAAAGGAATATGCAGGAAAAGCAGTGTTTGACGAGAAACACAAATTTCTTGGAAAATTTATAGATTATGATATTAACAGACATTTGTTACGATTTTTGCCAGCAGGATTTCCAGACAAATTTAAAAATTATAGAATCCGTTTTATTAAAGTTTTATATTTTGAAGACAAATTCTCATTGAATAAATTATTTGGGTTTCAGACAACTGCTGCCGAAAGCTCAGACCCCAATAATTTTGTTGATTATGATAAATATTTAAAAAAATCAGGAATATCTGTGAAAATCCAAGAAGATGAAGAAGACGACGAAGAATGGGGAGTAGAACATGTAGAAGAAGATCCAGTTAGTAAGGTTGGAGGCAAAACTAAGCGTCGAAAACATAACCGCAGAAACAATAAATCAAAGAGGATAAAAATACAGTAAATAGAAATGGCAATGATTTAGGGTAATTTTCAACAATGTTGGGCCTCAAAAAACTCGCTTTTATATTCTTACACACATGGCTTTACAAGACCTTTCAGCAAAATGTAGAAATCGAACCCGTATTGATTTTTTTAACTTAAATAATTTAAAATTATTTTTTTCAAATTATTTATTGACGATGGAGTTTGCATGTATAAAATTTTTAATACAAATGAAAAATAAAAAATTATTTCGCGAAGGTAATGTTGCTTTGAACTACATTTCCTTTACTTTTTGGCAAAAAAACACGAAATCGCAGTGAGCCCATTCCTATCATTGTTGATTTGTGTCAAATGTTTGTCAAAGATCTGCGTCTTTACTATTTCCGAGCAATACTTCTCCTTCTTCTTGATAAATGTCTCAAAGTCTGGAAATTCCTTTTGCAAGTCCGCCATATCTCGCCTGTACTTTTGTATTGCCGACATTTTGTTCTTGTATTTCCACATTTCCTCTAAAGCGAGTCCCAAAAACTGGCAAATCGGTTTCATCAACTGGTTGCTCACATAAAATCCATAGTCAATTTTAAGCCGCCTCTCTAAAATGAACTCAGGTGTCTCTATCTTTTCGCCTTGCAAAGCCCGTTTATCCTTGTTCACGACATGGATAAACTTCATTCGGTCCCCCGCTTTCGGCATATTGCCCGGGTCTCTTTGCCCAATACGGTCTGCCAATACGCGGTGTGCAATCTGCTGCGGATTCTTGTAAAAGCTTCGCAGCGATTTCGTGATGGCCAATTTGTCCATCGGCACTTTTCCTTGTATGAGTTCCGCCAACGATGTGTCCAAATACTGGATCGCCGACTGCACACTCCCTCCGCCCATCAAAATGTTGATGATCTGGCCGTAAGTGTCCTTCAAATAATCGCACGAATCGCGCCGTTTTAGCGATAAACCCATATATTTGAGCTTCCCCTTATTCGGGTCCTCTTCGTACAAAATGCCGACATACCGTTTTTTCGAAAGAAGGGCGAACGGCATGAGCGTCTTTTCGTACGCCAAATTCATCGGCGGTTTCAAGAACATACTCGAGTAATGGGCGGCCTCCTGCGCCAATTCGATCGTGATTTCCAGCGCATCTTTGCCGACGATTTTTTCGCCAGTGTCTTTGTTGGTCAAGTTGAAGATGAAAAACACGGAATCCGTATTGTGCACAATCATGTTGCCAACACCCGCCGCAAAATGATGATTTTCCGTCGTCAGATCATAGACAAAGCCCTGATAGTCTTGAATAATTTCCATTTCTCGAATAACTGTGGGATCCGGAAACGGGGTTTGCTGGTAACTTATCAAGTGTGTGATTTGACCCACGCCGTATGTTTGCTGCTTGACAAAGTAGCCGCGTAATTTCAAAAACATCATCACGTATGCAGCATCGACGCAATTCTTCACAACGATTGTGTTTACCGTGGTAACAAACTCGTCGAAATATTGTTGCGCCGACACATAGTTGCGATTCTTGATAAACTCGCACGTTGACAAATCTACATCGCAGTGCAAAAGTTCGGTCCACAAACGGATATCGCGCGGCGACACTTCTTCGCCCGACTTTAATAATAACGAGTGATCATCCGTGACATCCACCCATCCGGACAGCGTTTGAATACGCACGATTTTCTTGTGTTTCGCCAACTTGTGCCGAATGACGCGGCGCAACCGAGTCCACCCATTCTCGGTCCATGTTTCCACATGTTCCCCAATCTCACATACCTCTTTCGTCTGCTTCCCCGGTTCTTCGCACTGTCTCCACGCAGATTCCCCATACCTCTCTGCCAAGTTTTGGATACTCAGTACATCCAAGTTCCGTCCATCAATCCTAACATAGATCGGCGTGAATGCAGCAACCGAGTCCCCGTACACATACTCCGCATTCGTCATCACCATACTGTGGTTCGCGTTCTTCACGGCACACAAACGGTTCGCGTAAATCTCCTCGATAATTCGTCGCGCATACGTAATCGACATTCTCCCCGTCGCCGTCGTCGATGCCGCCACATCCTTTTCGTAAAATGTCGATGTTCGCGCCCCGCACTGCCCGTACAATGAATTCGCTGTCACCTTGTACGCCAACTGACGTTTATCCAAAATATTCGCCATAAATGCGTCCTCCGCCCGTTTCGCCTTCTTCTTTGTGTCCTCGCGCGCCTTCAGCAATTCCATCAGAATCGACGGCATCACCGACTTTTCATTGTTTGGCAGCTGCGCCCAGCAAACGATCCGCTTCCCCACTTTCGTCTTGACCGCTTTCGCGGCTGGTCGATCTGGATTTCTCCGCCATTCGAATGTGTCGAATTCCACCTCTACATATGTGTATTGGGGCAGACCGTAGTAAATATAGTTTCCAAACCGGTCTTTCTCGCCCTCTTCCTTGACCAATTTCCCGGTCAAATCGTACTCTTTCGCCCACACCTTGCTGCTATGGCAGTAATTCTGACTAATCATCGACGAAGGATAAAGCGACGAATAGTCGACACATGCTACGGGCTCGTCGATGTAAATCTTGGTTTTCGGTGGTAACACAATCGCACCTTCATACCCGCCATCGGATCGCGCCTTTTCCAGGTCGGGCATCAAGTATCCCTTCTCCATGCACTTTTTCGCCACGAAACTGGTGAGCTTGATACCCTGCCCTCGAAACACCAAAAAGTTGATTGGCACCGAACAAAGATTCGCCATCTCCATGTATTCTGTCAGTACGTCGATTTTCCGCATCAAATGGTGCACCAGGTTGCAATCCTGGATACAATATTTGGCCACCACTGCGCGCTCGGCGTCCGTCCCGTTACTCATCCGAAAAATATCTTGCGGCGACACGTCGTCCTTCGCCATACCCCACCGGATCTTCTTGCTCTTGTCAATCGTTTGCTCGTGATGACCTCCAATCAAAATGATCTTCGATCCGTCGCGCTCATAAATCTCCAAAACCGTAAATTTCTTTCCATTCATGTAGTAGTCGGATGTGAACGAACTCACCTCTATATGAATAAAATCGCCCTCGTGGAGACCCATCAAATTTTTGCTGAACAATTCGGTGCACTCACCGTGGTTGGGGTTATCTACGTTGACAATCTTCTTGATATCATCGCTTATATTTTGCGAAGCCACATCGTCCAGCTTGTAAGACGATAAATTGAAATTGCGGCGAAAGTAACTGTACATGTCGACTTGCAGACGGCCGCTCATGGTCACGTAGCGCAAGTCGTATTCACCACTCGCAATCGCGATTTTCGTGTTTTCAATCTCAATTTGTGTATAGTCTTTGCGGTCCCTTTTTCCACAAAACTCACCGACCCTGCGCGACAATTGCAAGAATTCGTCCACACAATGTGTCTCTTCCGCCCTTCGAAACAAAAACTCGTAATCGAATCCGAAAATATTGTACCCAATGATAATGTCGGGGTCTTGTTCTCGCACCAGCGCCGCCCATTTGAGCAACACGTTACGCTCCGCCTCCAGTTTGTCCCCGTTCACAATCGGTACTGCCTCGATGACCGCACCCTCAACCGGTTCGCATCCGCCCAACACAACACAATGGTTCAAATATGGCTCGGATTTTCCATAGTTCAAGAATGTAGAGCCGATCATCGTCACTGGGTCGCCCTCCAAAGAAGGAAACGTTTCGGTCAACACTTGATCGATATACTCTACTTTTTTTTCGCGCTCATAATTCGGACTTTGCAAGATATCAATGATGGTATTGTTTTTTTCTGCTTTCAAACGATGTGCGGATAACGACCGTTGCATTGTTGTGTGATCGTCGTCATCGTCTGCATCTTCTTCTTCCACATTTAGTTCAATCATTTCCTCTTCGTCATTTTCGTCATCGGAACCGCCGTTTGTAACACCAGTCATGGCTTCGTTTCGCTGAAACATATGTTTAATTGTCAAAACTTTGAGAGCATCCTCGTTTTTAGTTTCCAAGTTATTAAATGGCGTCCGCAAAACCTCGGTCAACATTTGTTCAATATAAGCCTTGGTCGGCTTGGTCGGCTGTTTTGTGTAAACCACGTCGATCCCTTGTATCGAATCGTAACCAAAAGCCGTCAACACAATGCGCCGAAACATGACTTCAAAGTTTGCGTGGTCAGCCGGCGACTTGTCGAAGTAGTCCATCATGTTGATGGCAAGACGTTTATACGTTTTCTTGGGTAAAGGGAAATCTCCGTGACTACTGCCTGCCTCAATATCGAAACTCATGATTTTGTAAGGAACCAATGCCTCCTTATCCGGAAGTGGCGTAATCAGGTTTTTCGAAACAACATATTCGTATTTGCACGAAGTCATTTTATTATCGGTCGGCAAAGCCTTGGGTGAAATCATGATCCACCCATTGGGATAAATTCGTGTCAAGTGGAAAAAGCGAAGAAGCGGGGGCAAATTCGCCTCATATAACTGAGTCCCGCGATAAAAGGGTTTCGGGCGCCGAGTCCCGTCGGGCAGCACTTGGAACCACAGACCCTTGACTTTATTCATAACAACTGTGTTTCGAAAGACAATTTTCACAAACTTGGATTTTTTTCCAGCGGCGAATCCGTACAACTTTTGGCTATCTACTAGTTGATGATCAACAATCGAGTCTTTGTAAAAGTCGCCAATTTTCAACTTGATTTCATTTACAAGTGTAAACATTTTAGAAGTGTTCCAGTCGTCGCCGACTTTAATGTAGAAAAAAGGTTCAAAATCGTTCACAGTAATGGAACACGTTTCGCCACGTTCATTGATTCCGTACATTTGAACCATAAACTGTTTCTCGTCAGTTCGCTTTCTTTTTTTATTTTCTCCATCCCCATCTTCCTCATCCTCCTCTTGGGTATTGTTTGCGATATCGAAATAAAACAAACGAAAGGATTTTGCCACTACTACTTTTTTTTTCAACATTTTTTTTATGAAATCGTATTCTATAGTTTGAAAAAAAATGTCCGAGACTGATTCAACACTTAATGATACAATTATTAATGATACGGAGGTTGCTGATCCAGAGGTTTTCGTTGACGAAACAGCTCCTGCGGACACAACAGAGCATGTGGTTGACGAAAGTTTAACATACATAGACAACACAGTTTATCCAACAATATTTAACAACAATTTTATAACAGAAGATGTCGATACAATAGAAGTGGATCCATTGGTGCCGCCGTTTATTGATCCATTGGTAACCATCATGCAAGAGTATACAAAAATTGCACTACTTATATGCCCTTTGCAAAACGAGTATGCAAAGGCCGAACTTATTGCGAATCACGGGTTCTGCGAAGGAAATATCGTATTCATCGAAACCGGAGACTGCAATCGCGACAACATTTTACGCAAACTCAATACAATTATTGGCTCAAGTAATCTTCTCACAGATTTGTGGATTTATTATTCCGGTTATGGAAACAGAATAATCAATTCAGAAGTAATCGACAATTTGATGAAAATTGTCGTGCCATCCGTGCCGGATGAAGCACCAATTGAGCAAGACGAACTTGTGCCGCTGCTTCAACAAAGTATGTGCAATACAATTTGTATTATGGATATGTGCCCACCCGCCGAAATGTTGCTAAAGTGGGGCGTCGATACAATCGGTCAATTGAAAATTATGACCTTTTCTGAATCGACAAATACAAACAAGTTTGCACTCATTCGCCAGCTTATTAGCGCCTAGACTGTCGTCGCCGGCTCTTCATGTTTCGTCGTTGGTTTCTCTTTTGAGTGCGTTTCTTACCGCCTGTCTTATTTTTGCGTTCTTTCATGATCTCTTCGTGTTCTTTTAACTTCTCGTCGAGTTCTCTTACCTCCCAAGACTCGGGTGTAGCATTGGGGTTCTGGGCATATTGTTCTGGGCTTCCAGAATCCGAAGTAGCGACTGTAGTTTCATTTGAAATTATTGGTGAGGCAACTCCTCCATTTTCAGTTTGTTCGGGACTATTTGTCAAATAAGCTTTAAATCCACTTGAATATTCTTCGGATGGCGGCGTTCCAGAAGGAGTATGCGGAGAATATGGCAGGGGGGTTACTGGTGATCGGGTGGCTGTTTCTGAGCCTTTGTTTGCAGCTGTCGATAAAGCGTCGTCGGATGAAATCATTTCGTCCGATGTAAAATCGCTTTTTCCACTTGCCTCATTAGAAGCGTTGTCCGGTGCCCCATAAGAAGCATTATCAGTTAAAGAAGAAATCGATCCTTGATCGGCTGGTACAGCCTCTTCGCCGGTCATTCCCGCCTCTTCTTCTCCAGAATTCATATCAGACTGATATGAACCAATAGTCTCTGAAGTAGGTGTCGTGACAGTTGTCGTTGTAAATTCACCCGAGTCAATATCTCCATCCTTATTTACCATTTTGTTTAAAGTCTCTTGAACCATATCAATTTTAGTGTTGATAATGTTCAATATTTTGGTAGTCTTGTTTTGTCTGGTGGATTTTTTCTTTAAGCTTGGCATTTGATCTATATACAATGTGTATTTATTTTTTCCCCCTAAATCCCCCTTTTATCTATCGCTTCGACAATGTTTTCATAGTTTTTTATAACTGCTTCGTGATTATATTTTTTATACAGCGGTTCCAATGGCGCTATTCCATTTTCAATAATTGCTCTCAACGAACTATTCTCAATGAGAATGGATGGTGTTAAGTCCCACATATGACGAAACATATGCGACTTTGTAATTGCGATCGGTTTCCGCGCCATAATTGCGTAATCAGGACTCGAAGCAATTCCCGAACCATCTAAATAATCGTAAAAATAGCAATTCACATCATTTTCCGCAAGAAAAGCAACAATATCTTCGTCGGACATAAAATTATCCGAATACTCGATTTGGATTCCCGGCTTTGTTATAATGTTTCTCACCTTGTTCAGTATGACCTTATTACAATTGCCTTCTGGATCACAAAAATGCGAAAAAGGCATATGCAGTCTCAGAATTGCTTCATCGAATTCGCTGTTTACTTGGTGTGCCAACTTCTCAATGCCTTTGTTCGAACCGCAAAATCCTTGAAACCCTATTTTAGGGATATGTTTTTCGTCGGAAGATTTATTGCTTGACACTGTACTTCTTACAAAGGGCATTGAACGCGCAACGACAAAAACTTGGGGGTTTCCGATTAATGTGTCATCATCCGTTATAATACAATTTGGAATATCAACACACTCATCTACTCTTCTTTGAGTCATATCATAATGGATAAATAAGTGTTTTATACCTTCCCAAGGCATTATATTTGTAAAGGGATCCGGCAGCCACGGTGTTGCCAAATAATGATAATTATATATAATTACTTCCGGTTTATATGTATCAATCAAACTACAAATACTTTCGATATTATCTACAAAACACTGCACAAAATTATATTTCAACGATTTTTTCAAAATGGTGCTTGTCAGTTTCCCACGAATGCCGATTCCACAATGTGTCTTTTGGGAAATATCTTTCCCAATACTTTGGGTTATAAATAACACATTCGGTCGTTTTGCCAACTCGGAGGTTATCCAATCGTAAGTTAGTCGTGTAGATTCTTCCAAACTTACTTTGGGTTCCCAAGAAATCAATGTTCGGGCTTTTTCTATATTGCATCCTCTCTCGTGGACACCTGTAAAACCATCTACACACTTGATTGTAAAGTTTTTTCCCGATATCTTTTTAAGGAGTTCAACATAATCCAAAATTGTAATTGTGTAGTCTGAACCAATGTTAATAATTTCTTCACAATCCGAGTTCATAAGTGTGCGTATTCCACAAACACAATCCGAAACATGTAAAAATGTTCTGAGTTGTTTGCCATCTCCAATAATTTCGATTGTTCCGTTTTCCTCTACCATGGAAACCTTTCGCGCCAAAGCGGAATGCGCCTTTTCTTTTCCACCAAACCAAGTCGAGTATTCGCCGACAATACTATGAAAACGAGCAATTCGAACAATCAGTCCGTACTGTTTTTGAAAGTTTTTATACATTATTTCTGAAAACAATTTTTCCCAACCATAATTATTGTCCGGCTTAGCTGGATAGACGGTGTCCTCCAAGCAAGATGAATAATCCTTTCCGGTTTGTGGATAAACGCATGCCGATGACGAAAAAAAGAGACGTTTCGCACCATATTTTACACACATTTTGGCTACATTTGCGTTAATTAGTACCGAATTGCTCATAACATCCGCGTCGTGTTCTCCACTATTGATATATGTCGCTCCGCCCATATCGCACGCGAGTTGATATACTTCATCAAATGTGTGTTTTTGAAATATAGATTCGACTACGGTTTGGTCGCGTAAATCGCCCACAATAAAATCATTCGCACATGATTTGCGAAACTCGTTTTCCTTTATGTCGACGCCGCACACATAATAATTGTCCGAGACAAGATTTTGGGTCAAATGTGACCCGATAAACCCACCTGCTCCTAGTACTAATGCGGTTTTCATATTTTATTTATTTATTTACATATAACCTTTATATTGTGATTTTTACAAAGGTTATATACTCGCAAATCGGTCTTTATCCAGTTTTTAGCGTGAGAAGGAACGATTTCCTAAACAATAAAGTCGCGAATCGAACTTACAATATTCGATCCAATTTTACGTTTATTGATCGTCACCGTGTTCAAATATTCAGGTGTTGCGCGTATATGGTCCACAAACTCGATAAACGAGCTAAATGGTCGCATGAGTTCGTTTGCGATTGTTGAACTGATCCCGGGTATCTGCATCAACATCATTTGTCCGATATTTTCTTTCGTCACGTTTGCCTTTTTGCAAACCTTCACAACGTTGCAGTAATCGGTGGTTGAAGGAGCCTGACTCGAAGTTGGCACCGAAGGATCCGAAGTTGGTACCGAAGGATCCGAAGACGCCGGATCCGCCGAAGTGGTCGCCGCCACAACAGAAGACCTCGGCAAAGTCCCCTTCTTAAACTCTCGCGCCAGTTTGTCCGCCATGCACAGTATATACAAAGCCGTCTCCGCCATCGACACCGTGCGGTGCACTGAAAACCCTTTGAAATAATTCAACGAGGCAATACAAGAAATCACCGTCTTTTTGTCTTTGACCGTCGTCAACATCCCCTCCAACAAGTAAATCACATTGTGCGGGTTTGCATAACAGTTCGATAACCGGTACGACTGCTCCGAATACCTCCCATCCTTTATACTCGCCAACAAATCTTGCAAAGACTTGCGCTCGATACAAACGTATGTCACAGTCTCGTCGTCGTTCGTAAACAAAATGTCGCCCAACTGGAGAACGCGCTTTTCTATTTGAAAGCTGTCCTTCGCATAGTTCTCGTGACTTTGGCATAGTTCATACAAAGATGTCTCTCGCTCGTCGATAATAATTTTCATCTCTTCTTTTTCAATAACATATTGTCTCTAAACCGATTACTCAATTGAAGATTGAAAACGTGCCGTTGTAAATCTTAAATTGAGCGGTATCGGTAATTATTTCCCGAAGGGAAAAGCACCCCTGCGGGGTGCGGTTTTACACCATTTCGCATCGAAGATGCGCAATATGCAACACCTTCCCCACTCATAACTGCCCACAAAGTGGGCGTTTACCCGAAGGGAGATAAAAGGTGTAAATCTTCACCGGTATACATACTGCAATTGTTCATTACTTACGAGGAAAAATTCGAAGAGGAGGGGTCTAAGGGGAACGTAGTTCTCCTATTCCCTTATCTAAATGCGTATTTCTCGAAAGATTCCGAATAATCTTTTTGGCATTCTCATCCAACTCTTTATCCGTGCTTCCGCCCATTAAATGCTTCATAATCAACATATACTCCAACTTTTTACTCTCATCCGTCATATAATCGGGATTGGCCTCCTTCCACTGCTTCAATTCCTTGAAACTGTTGTTCGATATAATGTCGATCGCCTTCTCCGACAACTCTTTCGTCTCGTCGTGCACCCATTTGTCGTCATTTCGCACATAAAGTGTCTCGCGCTTCAAATCCGTGCAGTGCATCGGCCGCAAATTCAAATCCAAGTTTTTGTATGCCTTGTCGAATATTTCCGAGACGGCCTCCACGTGGCCCAACTTTTTGTATAACAACACGTCTTCCAACTTGATTTGTATACTCTTGGCAAAGTCCACCAAGTTTAATGCATCCTTGCACTGCTCATTCAAAAAGAATTTCAAATTGAATTTGTTGTTGACCGTGTTGTTCGAATTCGTATTGCACGAGTAGGTGTTGACTGGCGTATTTTTCGCAATCGTCTTGCAAATGTTGGTAATCTGCTTGATTTGCTCCGAGTCATTCTCCTTGCATTCCTTGAATGTCTCAATCAACTCGTTCAACTGGTTTTTGTATAGCATGATGATTTTGTCCTTCTCTTCGAGCAACTGTTCGTTGTGTTGACTGATGATCGTATTTTGTTTTTCAATAATGGTGTCTTTCTCTTCCAACAACTCGCTGATTTCAGAGTCGGACTTTTTGTTCTGCTTCTTCGCCTGTTTGCCCGACTCAAAGTAGCACTTTCTTTTCGAAAAAATGTCTCGATAATACAAATCGTTGTTTGCCACCAATTGTATTGTTGTCGCGTTGTTGAACATTTTGTGGACCGAATTAAGCGACTTTGCGTTGGCGAACCGGATGAATCCCTTGATTTCGCGTCGGGTTTTGCATGCCGATATGTATTCACAAATTCCTGTATTTTCAAGTGTGCATATGTACTCCCAATCTTCCTTATTGTGCTTGTCGATTGTAAATGTGTAGGTCCGACTTCTTGTAGACATATATACAATGGCTAAATATTTATTAGTGTATGGAACGCGCTTATCACCATATCTGTTTTAGGAAATATTATTTTATCCGTTTACACTATATACATAAGAAACGGTATGAAAAAGAAGATGAACAAACAGAGAGGCGGATGGTTTCCGAACGCCATGGATCCGTCTGACCGTCGCGGACTGAAGGCGGCGAGTTTAAATCAACTGACAAGAAAATTTCGACTTAGTTATGAACGAGGTGAAAACGGCAACGACTTTGATGGCAAAACCATGAATGACATCGAGAAACTCGTTAACGAAGCAAATCCGGAACAGCCGCTTAGATTGACACAACAGTGGTTCTTCTTCACACCAGACGAGGTTAAAAAAACAAGCGATGAAATCGCGGACTGTGTCAACACCGATCGCAAAGATTTCAATGAATATGTGTCCGATCTTAAATATATGGTAACATATTTTTCAGATAGACCAATGGTTGCTCGCAAAATGATAGATTTGATACACGACCTTTGTCCGGCCAATACTCAAGTTGCAACGGCTATTCCTGTTGCCGATGCCGAAGAAGTTTTGTCTGGTGAAAGTAACGGATTACCTGTTGCAGAAGCTGCTATTGTGGAAGGGGGTCGTCGTAAAAGCCGGGCTCGTAAACTTGGCGGCAAGTCGAAAAAAAGAAATACCAAAAGGTTAAGAAAACGTCTTTAAATGCACATTTTATTATCTTTAGATAATTTATAATAAAATGAGTGGTCAGCCAAATATTTTCGATTTAACCAATGGAGTTAGTGACGATCGTTTTGAAGAAGTTATCAGAGATGCGGTTCGTCGCGGAGTTGATATCAATATGACAGACAGTTTTGCTGGTGTATATGACACATTGCTACACAAAGCCGTTTTGGCAGAAAACATACATCGTGCAAAAATACTTCTGCGTAACGGCGCAAACCCAGATCTAAAAAATAGGTTTGGGAGTTCTCCTACACCTCTTCACGATGCAGTTAATAAGGGGTCAGTCGAAATGTCTGAGTTGCTTTTACAGTATGGCGCTGACGTTAATTCTCAAACATCAAATTTGGATACCCCGCTACACTATGCAGTAAGAACCAAGAACACGCAGATTGCCGATTTGCTTCTTAGACGCGGTGCTAATGTAAATATCCCAAATAAAGCTGGTAAAACGCCGTTTTCCTTAGCAAGAACCTTGGGAAATATACAAATGATCGAGCTACTTATGCCTAGTTCGACTAGTAGTCATTATATTTCGGCAGAAAATGTAGATGGCGAATCGCCACTTTCCGTTGCAAAAAGAACCACGCCTAGTTCGATTCGTAGTCATTATATTTCGGCAGAAAATGTAGATGGCGAATCGCCACTTTCCATTGCAAAAAGAACCACGCCTAGTTCGATTCGTAGTCATTATATTTCGGCAGAAAATGTAGATGGCGAATCGCCACTTTCCGTTGCAAAAAGAACCACGCCTCGTCCTGCTCCTATTCAACTTCCTACTCCTAATCCTCGTCCCGCTCCTCGTCCTTCTAGTCCTCATAGTTATTCTCCTTCTAGTCCTCATTTGGATCCGAATAAATATCCTCCTTCTAGTCCTCCTAGTTATTCTCCTTCTAGTCCTCATTTGGATCCGAATAAATATCCTCCTTCTAGTCCTCATAGTTATTCTCCTTCTAGTCCTCATTTGGATCCGAATAAATATCCTCCTTCTAGTCCTCATAGTTATTCTCCTTCTAGTCCTCATTTGGATCCGAATAACAATCTTCATTGGAGTCCAGATTACGATCGTATTCAGGGAGAGAATGATTTGAGAGAAATTTTTGGTTCTCCTCCTCCTAGTCCTACTGGAAATGATACTGATTCAGGACAAAAAAGAAAAACTGATAATTCCGAATCTTCTTCATCTTCTAATGGTAAACGTAATCGGGTTGGCGGCAAATCGAAAAAAAGAAAAACCAAAAGGTTACGAAAATCGTTAAGAAAACGTCGTCGTTAAAACAATTTATTATAATTCGATAATTTATAGTAAAGTGAGCGAATCAAATAAACTCCATACTGAAAAACTCAAAACTATTTTCGAAACAATTGACAATATACATGATTTAGAAAAGCTCGATCAAAAACTTGGTGAAATTCAAAAACAACTTGATGGATCGCATGATGTAAATATGTTTTCGAAATTTTGGAGGTGGATTAATAAAAAAAATGAAGACAACAAAACCGCACTCACTAAAGCGTTGATTGATGGTGACGAAAGTTTAGCAGAGATTCTTGCAAAGTATACAATCAGCGAAACACATGAATTTGAAACATCAGACCTTCATATTGCCGTTAATAAAAATTTTAAAAAAGTTGCCGAATTACTTATAAAGAATGATGATAATATTGACCAGTTTGATGAGGACTGGAACACGCCTCTCCACTACGCATTAAAAAACCATTCGAAAGAATTGGTTGAGTTATTAGTTAACAACGGGTCTTTGACAAATAATCTCAACAAAATGGACGAAACCGAGGAAAGCATAGCAGAACAAATGGGTCCAGAGTGGCTTCAACTTATTACTGGTAAACGAAAATTCGAAAAAAGAAGAGAAGATAATATTAAGAAATGCACCGATAATTTGGTTACAAAGAATTCGAAAATTTCTCGCGAAAAAGCAATCAATTTGTGTTCGACAATGAACGGTGTTTTGAAAACAACCGATGAACAAACTATTCCAGAAAAATTTGACAAAATATTACACAAGTGGTTTAGAAATATGAGTATTACTGAAGAAATCTTTAAAACCATCCGGTCTGATCAACTATGTTTTCTTCATCATATTTCATATTCTGCAGATGAAAAACTTTTTTTTATTAATTCTCATGTGGGTAGACGGCTTATACCAGTAACTCCTGTGTTGGATCCAATAAAATATTATAACGATGAAATTAAACCTTGTAATTCAAAACTTATTGCTATTCCGATTAATTCACACTATAAAAAAGAAAAATGGGCACATGCAACGATTGTAATAATTGACAGGACTGGCGAAACCGATAAAAACGGCAAACAGCGGATTATTATTGAATATTTTGATTCGTCACATGTCACATTTTATATCCTTACAGAGTTTGAAAATGAAATCCAAAATTTGATTCAAAAAATGTTTGGTAATGAGTATTCTTATGAATTCATTGGTCAAATGGAAACTTGTCCAGATAATATTCAAGGGCAGTTGTATGATACAGAGTATCGAGGAACTTGCTCACAATTTCAGTTGTGGTATGCATTTAAACGTTTATTAGAACCAAACAAATCGCGTAAACAAGTTATTTACGAAATGAATGACTTTCTCAAAATGGGCGTCCCTGGAATAATTGCATTGATAAAATCATTTCAAAGCCTTGTGAATATTAAGTTTTCAGATTCTCGTTTAATCAACTATCTTTTATTTAACGACAAATTTACTGGAAAAGTAAACAATAGAGACTTATCGAAAAGATATGATTATGGTAAAAGTGATAAACTTTTTTCTAAAAAAAATAATAAAGTCGGTGTTTCCGCGGGTGGCAAGTCGAAAAAAAGAAAAACCAAAAGATTGCGAAAATCGTTAAGAAAACGTCGTCGTTAAAATTAATTACATCATATACTTTTTATACAAATATGCAGTCACGCACAAATCAATCGTTGCCTTCTTAATCAACTCGAAGTCATACTTATTAATCGCCGGAAAAAAACGGTCCGCTTTCGACAAATCGCACGACTTGTGTATCGTGTTCAAGTATATTTTGTCGCATTTCGGATGACTTATCGCCTGTCGATAAACCATCTCGCCGCCAATCACGTAAATCGTCTCTACCTCCGGCATTTCTTCCAACCGCTGGATCGCTTCGTTGAAATCCTGCATAAAAACCACCCCTCTCTGCGACTCAACCACGCACGTTTCAAGTGCTTTCGGCATCTTCGACAATACAATGTTCAAACGGTTCGGCAGCGGTTTACCCATCGACTCGAATGTTGTGCGGCCCATGATGACTGCATTGGTCTTCGCCGGATCTTTTGTCGTTGTCGTCAATACTTTGAAAAATTTCATGTCTGCTGGACATTTCCACGGGATCTTACCTTCGGCGCCGATCGCCCAGTTGTCTGCGTGCACCCCCACCACAATATCGAATGGCATTTGTTTTGTGACTATCTTGTTATAATTTGCGAAGGTCTGTATGTCAATGTGTCGGTAACTTGTCTCTTGATGTGGTTTCCATTTTCCATTTTGAAGTGAAACAGTTTGTTTTGAGAAGTCTCAAACGGCGGATCTGGGCGGCTCATACCTAAAAATAAAAGGTTTTTTATATACAGTGTTTCGCCATTGTATTCGTCATAAAAGTGGTTCGGAATTAAATTGCTCATTCTTTTTTTTTGCTTAAGTAAAATATTTAATTATTTATGAAACTCTGTACGCAAAAAAAAGAGGAGGGGGGAACCTTAGTTGTTTACAAAATCTTTGTTCACGCAAAAAAAGAGGAGGGGTCATAGGGGAACCTTAGGTTCCCCTATGAGAACGCAACAAAAAACTTGTTCTCTTGGCAATATGTCTGCATCTCTACCACATTGATGCCCGCGCAACTCTGAAACTTGAAGGTCTTGATTTTGTGAGGTATACTCTTCAAAGTTGCAACCACATTTGTGAGACCAGGTGCGCCAATCACGGTGAGCGATGTCAAGTTCGGAAAGTTCTCGATACCTTTGAGCGAAGCAAAAGCACCTTGGCCCTCACAAAATAACTCAAAATCTGTCACTGTTTTGTTTGACAACCGAGTTAGATCGTTAATTAAATAGAACTGACGAATCACTAACTTTTTTAGTTGGTAAAAGGCCGAAAGGTTTTCAAATCTCAAATGATCGAACTCTTGAGAATTAATTTCTAGAGTTTCAGACGAAATTTTCGGCATGGCCCTTGGAAACTGTGATTGGCAATTAATGTGTTTGGTAGCAAACAAAAGAATATCAAGCTGATCCAAAATCTGATAAAACTCTTTGCTCTGCTTTTCCAACTGAGTTTCAAGCGCATTGCATCGTTTGTCAAGTGCTTCGCATCTTTCAACTAAACTCTGGTTAACCAGCTCCTGCCGCTGTTCGATGCGGTTAAAATTCATGGTAAGCTGGCCATCATTCGATAAAATCTTTTCCTTCAAATAAACGTCGAATCCGATCTGCAAAAAATCGTCCAAAAAATAACTGAATTTTAGTTTCAAGTTGCCATTCACAATCGAAGTGGTTACACTGTAGTTTTTCTCTTTACCAAAACATTTGCACATCATGGTGAACCTAGCCGCAATCGACGGACCGAACAAATCTTTTGCAAAATCATTGCCTGTTAAATTTGCTTCATAAACCATAAAATTGACCTTGTCCGTCAATTTTATGTAAATTGTTCTCTCATTGTCGGATGACAAGATTACCGAGTAGTTATCAAAGGTGAAAGTAGATGTCGACATTTTGTTTTATGATAAAGGGAACTACGTTCCCTTTTGATCCCTCCTTTTGTCTTATAAAGAGTATGGGATAATATACAAACAAACGCTACAGTTGCCAGCAAAATAAAAGGAGGGATCAAAAGGGAACGTAGTTCCCTTTATCATAAAAAAATGACAACTTCCATTATAATTGGTGAAGGCTCCTATGGCAAAATACTCTATAATAAAAACCAACCTGGCATTGTTTCAAAATTACATTATTTATCGAGCCATGAAGAAGAAACAGGATGCGACGAAATATTTCAGCACGAATTTAGAGCACATAAACGCCTTTATAGTCAGTTAGAGTCTTATAAAAACAAACAATTCATCATTCCTCAGCCGATTGATTACAGACAAGAACCGGGAGCCTGTGTATACAATATGGAAAAAATGGAATATCCAAGACTAAAACTTTTCAAATCAATTATTCGTCCGGATAGACTGGATTGTTTCGCAAAAACCAATATCGATGTACATCCGCCTCCGTATTTACTTTTTTCCGCAACATCTGACGATTGTGAAAATGGAAAGGTAAAGCTCACCGATATCGACCAGGTTGAATACTGGAATCGGCTATTTTACATTCTTCACAAATGTTCGGCACTTGCTGAAACAATGATTGTACATTTTTTCAAGCTTACAATCGAGACACAAGTTGTGCTGCAAGACACTGAGTTTCTCCTATGTGAAAAAAACAAAAAACTTTGTATCGGTATGTTGGACTTCAATCAAGTTTCCGATTTTGACTCTCGGTTGCAAATGGCATCAAAACGAGTGCCCAACTATAGTACCGAGTATGATATTGCAAATACATATTTATTTTTATCGGGGATCGACACTGGTTCGATATTAACAGATCGAAACACAAAGTGGAAATTTTTACCCACACCACATATTTTACCCTTTACTTTTTTCGCAACAATGGAAAAAATGATTGTAAAGACTCCTTTCGTGAAACCAATTTTCGAAATAATTTGTTCGACTATTTACAAAAATGAAATTGATCAAATTAAATGGCACGGCGTATTTGATAAAATTATGGTATGGCACGAAATACTTGTATACGGAGCAGTGGATACCGATTTGTTTGAGCGCCTAAATATCAGCTACACCAGTTTTGATACAAAAGTTGCAAATGGTCTTGCTTCAAAATATGCATACTTTGCACACGAAAATTTGTTCGGCGATATGTCTTCGAAATTTGACGACTACTATATACTTACATCAGTCGACAACCAACATTATTTAGAACGTATGAAACAAAAACAAAAAATAGGAGTTATCAGTGAGAATATGCTCGATCCTGTCGCCTATTACGATATCATGTTCCAGCGATTATTTATTATAAAATGTTTGACTCAGACGGGAATCGAAAATGTGAGTATAACAAAATTTGAAAAACTTTTAAAAAAAAACGTTTCGTTTGTAAGGTTGATTAATTTTTTACGCTTAGTATCATTTAAATTGCTGACCCGAAGGGTCGGTACATAAATGAGATTAAGCAACCGTCGGCCACCGAAGGTGGCCTTTACGAAACCAGCCGAAAGCAAAAACCCAAAAAGTTAAAAAACCAACAACATCCAATACAAAAAGAAATAAAAGCGACAGTGACTAATAGTTTACTCTTGGCTTCTTTATCCATCAAAGAAAAAGGAGGGGTTATCAGCCAGTCGGGCTGCGCCCTTAGGGGAACGTAGTTCCCCTACGAATAACGACATTTGTATCTTTTGCGATACAAGAAACCAATTCATCGTTGTTGTAATCATCCGCGTAAATGATTTCAACAATGCCACTCGAACAAATGGTCTTGAAACAGTTTAAGCAGGGATAGTGCGTAATGTAGATTTTGGCGCCCGCAAGACTAACCCCCCGTTTTGCACAATCGGTGATGGCGTTGACTTCGCTATGAATGGTTGCCTGCTCGTGCCCGTCGCGCATATGCGAGATGTGTGCAGACCCCGCGATGTACCCATTGTATCCCATAGAGATCAAACGGTTGTCGCGAACAATGACCGATCCTACGTGGAGTCGTTTGCATGGCGATCTTTGCGATGCGAGTTTCGCAATGGCCATAAAGTAATCATCCCATTCCATGCGTGACATTTGTTGTATACACTGTGTAAAAAGAGTCTTTCTATATTTTTTTTTTAAATTTACTTACAATAAAAGTACATCTTCTTCTTCGTCGTTATGTGATAACTCGAGTTGTGATAAACTCGGTTTTTTGTAATATTTGTATGCAATGATAAATACAACTATACTTGATAAGACAACTGAAATGATAATTATTAGTGCTTCGTTTGACTTTGATTTGGTTATTGGTCTTGTCGAAGGTTCTGACGACGGTTGTGTCGAGGGTCTTGCAGAAGGTTGTGTCGAGGGTCTTATGGAAGGTTGTGTCGAGGGTCTTATGGAAGGCTGTGTCGAAGGTTTAAATGAAGGTCTTGTCGAAGGTCTTATCGAAGGCTGTGACGAGGGTCTTATCGAAGGTTTAAATGAAGGTTTAAATGAAGGTCTTATCGAAGGCATTGACGATGGATTAAATGAAGGCTTTGACGAAGGCATTGTCGAAGGCTTTGACGAAGGCCGGGTCGAAGGTTGCGCCGTCTGATTTACAAACGATGTTATGTGCCGGAATGACGGACTACACGTTGGTTGCGAATTGTATCCAACAGTAAAATTTACGAAACATAACAACAAAAATATTTGCACAAACATTTTTTTTACACGAACAAAAAACTTGTTTTATGACACATAGTATATACAAAATGGAATTTCCAAATCGATATGCTCCACGAATTTTGACAAAAAAAGACCGGGCCAAACAACTCCAAATGTTGCGAAAGTCGCGTCGGCTATACAAAAAACACAAATACTTTACACGCAAACCAGTGAAATCATACAAACACCGAAAATCAAATCACATTCGAAATGCTCAAAGGATCTATGGCATAGAAAACATCCGCCCGTCGAAAGAACTCGCCAAAAAAACTGGATGCAAACTGTGGGCCTTGAAAAAAATCGTGAATAAAGGCGAAGGCGCTTATTACTCGTCCGGTTCGCGACCGAATCAGACACCTCAATCATGGGGTTTAGCGCGACTTGCCAGCGCAATTACTTCGGGAAATGCGGCCAAAGTCGATTTTGACATTCTCGAGAAGGGGTGCGACCATAGTAAAAAGGCGTTCACTTTAGCTAGGCAGTAAAATATACAAATTTTGTATCCTACTTGGATGTAGTATACAAATGAGCTTTGCAATCATCTGTGTAAAAATTGACAAAAATTTGATAGAAAAACGGGAGAAAAATCCCTACAAAAATGGAGGGACCAAAATCCCCCAAAAAATTTTGACACACTTCGATGATCTGTGTAAAAAATTTTGTATACAAATATGCCCCTACAGATTCTAGGGGATTTTTTGTCGAGTTTTTTGTTAAAAAATCTGAATTTTTACACAGATAGTTGCGGACCTCTTTTTTGGCCGGTTGTCCGAATTTTTCAAAAAAATCACTTTTTTATTTTTTTCAAATTTGTTACGAGATATGCAGCGACTTTTTAAAAACTTTGAAAAATTAAAATTTTTTTTTTTCAAAACAAGATAATTTCAATATTTTCAATTTTGGACAAAAATAAAAATGTCCAAACTCAAAATTTTTTGAACTTTTGTTTTTCACACTTTTTTCAAGATTTTTGTATGTAGGGTTCAAAAATGTAAAAACCCTTTGTTTACAACGATGTAGCATCGACGTTGTTGTCAACCACCATGTAGGATACAAAAATGTTGTAAATGCCCTCTCCACAAATGTAGTATACAAGATAGCCTTGCAATCATCTGTGTAAAAATTGACAAAAAGTTGTTAGAAAAATGATGAAAAAGTCCCTACAAAAATGGGGGAACCAAATGCGACAAAAAAATTTTGACACACTTCGATGATCTGTGTCAAAATTATTGTATACAAATATGTCCCTACAGATTCTAGGGGGTTTTTTATCAATTTTTTTAACAAAAAATCTGAAATTTTACACAGATGATTGCAAAAAGTTTTTGGGGACCGATTTTCCAATTTTTTGAAATTTTTGAAATTTTTGGAAATTTGGAATTTTTCAAATTTGTTACGAGTTATGCAGCGACTTTTTAAAAACTTTAAAAAATTAAAAAAATTTTTTTTCAAAATAAGATAATTTCAATATTTTCAATTTTGGACAAAAATAAAAATGTCCAAAGTCAAAATTTTTTGAACTTTTGTTTTACCCCCTTTTTTCAACAAATTTTGTATGTAGGGTGTAAAAATTTGAAAACCATTTGTTTACAACGATCTAGTATCGATTTTGTCGTCAACCAACATGTAGGATACAAAAATGCATTGAAAGTTGTATCCTAGAATGTAGTATACAAGATCGCCTTGCAATCATCTGTGTAAAAATTGACAAAAAGTTGTTAGAAAAATGATGAAAAAGTCCCTACAAAAATGGAGGAAGGGATTCCTCTTAAAAAAATTTTACACACTTCGATGATCTGTGTAAAATTTTTTGTATACAAATATGACCCTACAGATTCTAGGGACTTTTTTATCGATTTTTGTATCAAAAATTTTGAATTTTTACACAGATGATTGCAAAAGGTTTTGGGGACCGGTTTTCCAAATTTTTCAAAAAAATCACTTTTTGTAAAAATTCAAACTTGTGACGAGTTGTGCAGCGGGTTTTTAAAAACTTTGAAAATTTAAAAAAATATTTTTTCAAAACAAGATAATTTCGATATTTTCAATTTTGGACAAAAATAAAAATGTCCAAAGTCAAAATTTTTTGAACTTTTGTTTTACCCCCTTTTTTCAACAATTTTTGTATGTAGGGATACAAAATATTTGTATATAACAACCAAACAATTGTAGTATACAAGTTGTACAATCCCTCGCGCCTACATCTCCGCGACAATATTGGGAATACAAAGTCCAATATTCATTTTGTCGTCAGCTTGCCCAGAAAAACCAATAATTCTTGGTGTATGGGTCGCATGAGCGATTGTCAAAGGCATTGAAAGAGAGCCAACAAAGAGTTTACAAGAATTTATAATTTGACAAAGTTCTTCAAAAGACGCTGGTTTGTATCGCGTCGTTCCTTTAACACTTTCATTATCCAAATCCAGATAAATCACATTCTCAGCCCCGTGTTCTGAAATTATCGCATCGAAATCCACGCTTTGCGGGAACCGATATTGAGTGGTGTGAATTACCACTTTGGATTTCCATTCCGGCATTGTCGCGCATTCAATCCACTTGTGTTTGCCAAACTCGATTCCTCCAAACTCTTCTGCAAAGATTTCGCACCAATTTGCTGTATACATTTTGGGACTATTTCGCCACCTACTCAAATGAATGTCGCAACGAGGTGGGCTCTCGTTGTATCGCAAGTCCTCAATATAATACTGCGACTTGACAATCGACTCGATATCACGAAACGTTGATTCGACGCCTCGGCGGAATTTGGATTTATCTTCTGTCATGTATACAATCCCCTTTCTTCCGGTTCTATAAAAGTTTTCACAAACGACGGACAATTGTTGGATAAAGTCGCCCAGAAGTCCACTTGCCTTGTAATAAATCGGTTGATAAACACGGAAAGGCTCCGGAATCTCAAACACATTTGTTGTATCCAAATCAATTGTTGTTGTATCTATTTCACAAAGATTGGTTATAAAATACAAATTCGGATTCTTCATCACTTGTTTCACGCGTTCATCGTCGGTGTAAACAGCATCGTATTCAATACAAAGAAACCCCACCGTTTCCAAATGGTCGACCAAATTTCGCGCAATAACGCGACAACTGGTTTCTGCATAACTTTTTTGTTCTTTTAACGAAGAGTCATTGAGATCGTTAAAATACTTTTTGAGCCGGAACCGTTTTTGGTTAAAACTGAAAATGTCCGAAGCAATGGACGCATATTTGTCGTCTTTTGTATCCAGCTGTTTGATTTCGTTTGTAAAGTCCCAGATCTGCTGATTAATGTATACAAGTTGTTTGTAAAAGTGCAAGTGAGCCCGAATATACTTTTTGCAGACGCTGATGCTCACCATTTCGCGTTCAACCTCGGCAAGTTTCGCGGGACTACTAATGTTTCGCATTTTTATTTCCAAGATGCTGTACTTGTCGACCAGTTCTCCAATGGACACGGGAATACAAATATTTGTATGATTTGTCTTAGAACCCAAGACTCTGGAAACAAACACACCTTCCGATACAAACTCCGTATTTACATAATTCTTGATGATTTCTGCAATGGGGGTTTTGTATACACAAATCGAATCGTGATAGATATGACGGAACATCACGCTATCCGAAATGCCAATCGGCGTATTCACCGACATCGCATAGTCAGTAACGCTTGAAATTCCACGCCCCTCCATTTTGTCGTAAAGAAACATATTCATTGTGTTGGACGCCAAGAAAAGGAGGAGTTCGTCGTTGGTGAAAAAGTCATTGGAAACCAAGAGTTCTACACCAGGTTTTCTTTCAACTTGGAAACATTTCTCCACGGTTTTTTCCAATTCTTGCGCACTTGTGTAGTGACCACATGGAATCACAAACTTGATGATGGCTTCGTCAAACTGTTCATTCACGTGGCGAATCACCCGGTCGAATCCCTTGTTTTCAAAACCAAACCCGAATGAGCCAAATATGGGGACACCCTCTTTCTTATAATTGATAAAAAATGCGCGCTCTTCGTTTTCAACCGTAGTAGGAATCCGCGTAAACAACGGGCGCGGAATGCCATTGGGTTTGCCGGGATCGATATCCAAATATTGGTCAAAGATGGTGGTCGGCGATTCGTGCGTGATGCCCACGTTTACGGCATTTTTGCAAATATTTGCGGCGTTTAGCCACGACATGGTGGATGAGTGGTAGTTGTATATAATCTTTTCGGGCATAAAGTCGTCGACGGCCATTTTGTATTCCTTCTCGTCCGACACTTCTTTGTATACACACATGGGTAAGAACGCGGATAGTCGCAATCCGTACTGATAGACGCCGCACATTTGCTTCGAATTATTTAAAAACAATATCTTCATTTGTATAGTAAAGAATATATTGTTTATGTTTTGTCAAGTAAACATATTTCATGAATAGTATCCTCAATCGTTATTTGGGGAGACCACCCAAGCGATCGCAGCTTAGTCCCGGCTCCGCGAATATGGCACACTGCCGTTTCGTTCCCCAAATGCGAGTCGATTTCGAGAATCAGATTTCCGCGGTCCGCGTCGACGTAATTATTGTCGCGTTTTTCCAAATTGATGCCAAAGTTCTTGTATATGCGCTTGACAAGATCTTCGACAATTACATTTTCGTTTCTGCACACCAAATAATCTTGCGACACAGGAGACTCCATGATACAAATGAGCGCACGTGCCACGTCGCTAATATGAAGAATATCTCGGGAAGAAGACAAATCACCAACTCTTAGTGGTCCTTGATTCACACTTCTATCGTGTGAAACACTTCTATCGTGTGAAACACTTCTATCGTGTGAAACACTTCTTGCATGATTCGCGACTTTGTTCAACAAAAAGTCGCCGCGCTTGTTCTTGCTCTCAGTAGTGAAAATTGTCGCGTTAGAAAACTGGAACCCATTTTCTCGATACATTTTCACGGTGTTGTGAGCAAGTGTTTTGGCGATCGAGTATGGATGCAAATGGTTCATATGAGTGTCGTCTTCTTGCACTGTATAGTCTAAATGTCCTTTGTATATTTCACTGCTCGATGCGTGAATCAGTTTCGTGTTTGGCTTGAGTCGCTGAATCATTTCGCAAAGCATTACAACCGACATGCCGTTGGAGATACAAGTTTCCAAGCAGTTTTGTTTCGCAAGCTTTGAATTTGAAATACCAGCAAGATTGAATACAACATCGGGCTTGACGATTTCGAAAATATTATTCACAACAAACCCGTCATTTGCATCACCCTCAAATTGAATGACCCCAGGTCTTGCTGAAAAATGTCGAGAGAATCCGTACATGCTGCATCTATTATTCAACTGTTTCGAAAGTTCGGACCCAATCAATCCGGTATTGCCCGTAATCATTACTTTGGGCAGTTTGCTGTAAATCTCGAGTTGGGGGAATGGAAACACGAGTTGCCCCCCGGCACTCAAAAACTCGTCCTCGCGCTTAATAATTTCGTCGCGAAAGTGCCACGGCAAAACGAGCAAATACTTGGGCGGATTTTTGCGCATGGCTTCCTCGCTGATGATTGGAACACCGGTGTTTGTCATTTTGCCGACTTTGTTGAGGTTTCGTTCGACCGCATAGGGGGTCAAGGCTTCGCCGATGTCTGCAAATTGGAGCAAACAGTTGCCTTTGGTGGATGCACCGTAGATGAACATGTTCTCGCCACACTGCTTCATTGCGCGAATGAGGGTTTTTAGATTTTCGACCTGATGCGAGCATGCCTCAACAAAATTCGAATAGGTATCGGGTTTTCCAAGACTAAGTCGGGCTTCTTTCTCCAAGATTTGCGACAATTTGGCCGTACACTCAGAGTACTTTTTCGACTCTTTCTTGGCAAAGTAGATGCGGAAACTGCCGCCATTACACTCGTTGAACGTGACGTCGAAAATTTGGAAACCAGCACTTGTCGCGATGAGGGCTATTTGTTTGAGGGCATAGTATTCCAAATGTTCGTGGCAGATTGTATCGATACTGTTGCGTTCCAACATGGTGGGCATGTAACTCTGCTCGCAAGTCCAGATTCCGTCGGTGTCCAACAAAGAATAAATGTCTTTTGCAAACTGGACGGGGTCTGGCAAGTCGTAAAACATGGAGATGGACGAAATCATTTTGCAACGAATGTTGCCGAATGCGGTTTCCACATTTTCTTTTGTAAAATAGGTGGGCAAGAGTTCAACATCGCCATAGAATTTCGCGAATTGTTTGCCGGTGGGGTCGACGCCGATGCGGCGAACATTCGGTGGATACAATTGGAGCATGGTGGAGTCATTGCTTCCAATATCCATGACGACATCGCCGTCGCTAAGGCCGCCCAAGTGGGAAACAATCTCTTGTTGATAATCTTTGAGATGGGCGCGCATGGTGTTGCTGATGCCGGACATATAACCATACTCGTGCTCATAAAGCTCGCTTCTCATCGTAGACTGCTTGAGTTGGAGGAGTTCGCAGTCCAAGCACAAACATAGTGTGATTTTGGTTTTGGGAGTTGACCAGTCGCCGTATACTGGAAATCTCGAGGTGATGTATTGCTCGCCCAAGTCAATTACATCTTGCAAATTGGACTGTCTACATAGACGACAATATTCAATTATGGATACAATTTCTTTTTCTTCGGTTGACATTTATTTATCTATATATAAATTGAATCGCGAAAACTCTTTATATATGTATAATAGCAATCAATCATAAAAAAAAAATGTCGGACAACCTTGGTTATCCGGATGGTATCTACCAGTGGATATTCAAAACGGCGTTCATAGTCCATCCAACGCATATTTACACTGGATTTCATTATGGAATGAACTCGTGTGGTATCATGGGACTTGCATTGTATACAACATCTTTGAATTATTGGATAAATCCGCTGTTAAACTCGAGACGAAGAACGATCGACATGATTGTTGCCAAGAGCACAATTGCATATCATTTCTATCTTTCGTTGTATACAACAAATCGGTATCTAACAACATTGCCGATTTCGGTCGGCAGTGGTCTTTATTTCGCAAGCATTGTATTGGAGAAGAATAAGAAGTACGTAAAAACGGCGGCCATTATGCACTGTTTACTTCATATACTTGTCTCGATAGGGGCGTCGTTTACATATCGCGATTATTTCTTGCAGAACATGTCTACATGAATGTAGTATACAAAGTCGGCTTGCAATCATCTGTGTAAAAATGGCGAAAAACTGGGTTAAAAAACGGGCAAATCGTCCCTACAAAATGGAGGGACAAATTCCTCCAAAAAAAATTTGACACACGTCGATGATCTGTGTAAAAAATTTTGTATACAAAAACGCCTCTACTAATTTGTAGGGACTTTTTTATCGATTTTTCAATTAAAAAATCCGAATTTTTACACAGATGATTGCAAAAAGTTTTTGGGAACCGATTTTCTAAATTTTCAAATTTTTTCAAAAAAATCATTTTTCGGGATTTTTCAAAATTGTGACGAATTATGCAGCGACTTTTTTAAAAACTTAATTTAAAAAAAAATATTTTTTTCAAAACAAGATAATTTCAATATTTTCAATTTTGGACAAAAATAAAAATGTCCAAACTCAAAATTTTCTGAACTTTTGTTTTTCCACTTTTTGATGTAGGGGTCCCCAAATCGTTGATTATATCCCTTGTTGTATGTAGTAGTTAAATTAACTATAAATAAATACTACATTTTTTTATCAAATTTTAGATTGACGTTTAAGTAAATCATTTTGTAAAACAAACATATTATTTTGTGTTCAAGCGCATTAAATGAATGTTTGTGACAGTACTATTGAAAAAAATTCCAAAGAGAAGGTACATTTTGGCATCGGGTTGACCGCCTGGTCGACTGTCAGTTGAAAAACGCCGAATACTGGAAGAGAAGAGTCGCGTGAAAAACATTTTTGTATAATCAAAAGTGTAAAAATGTTTATATTCTATTTGTTTATTTGACAAAACGGTGTTGAAATTTATCGAATGTGGTTTGGCCCAAAGTACCAATCAAATATTCCTTGGAGGTTCCGTCGCGGTCTTCGCACAATTCCTCGAATGATTTGGTTGCAGAGGCGACACCCATTGGGCAAATACGTTTTAAAGAAGTGCGACTCGCAATTCGAGCATCCAGTTCCGAAAATGCATTTTCATATAATTTGAAAACGGCTTGCTGTATTTTGGCTTCGGGGGTTCGGCAGTCGTATTTCTGTCGATGACCGACTTTGGTTACAGAAGTACCGAAGGCGAGAATTTCTCTTTTTGATTCCAACATGGCTTGGCACCAGGCGTGTTCGGCTTGCTCGACGGTTGTCTGCATCGTTTTTTTACAGTTTTTTGAGGTGTTGAAAAAAACGGGAGTAAATTTTTACGAAAAAAAACAAAAAAGGGGATTACACTTTTTTATATTTATGATAAGGGAACCTACGTAAGGAGAACCTACGGTTCCCCTTAAACCCCTCCCTTTTTTTCTTTGGAATTTCTGTTTGTAAAATATTCCTTAAAAAAAATATTTTTACACTTATAAAATAAAAAGGAGGGGTTCAAGGGGAACCTTGGTTCCCCTGTTAAGCATACTGTGGTTTCAACGCATCAGGCACCTCATTTGGTGGACGAGGTCCAGCCCCATAAATATCCGGCAAATAGGTGGTTTTGGGCGTAAAATACAGTGGCTTGCTAACATAACGGTCCGCATAAGCGCCACTGCGCACGGCATTTTCGGTCACTTGAACACCGCCCCAATTGTAATCCATCGGGTTTTCGCTGCTCTCCTTCCCCACAGAAGTGCTTTCGTGCACAACATCCAGCTCGGTGCGCTGACCAACGTGCAATCCGTAAGGATCGAATCCAGCATACATATTTTGATTGTATCCATTATCGCGGCTTGCGTCCAGAATTTCAACGGGCTTGCCGCCGATTGAACGAATCTGAGCGGGATCGAAGGTGGGTTGGAACAAAGTGGGGTCAATATTGGGCGGCACGCCGCCCTGCATGTCGAAAGGACTTGGTCTCATCCGATACACATCGGTTCCTTGTGCGGTGGTTTCATACTGGAGAAACAAAACAGGACAGCGCGATCCGGCTCTGCGCTGGATTTCTAAATAGTTGATATACTCGTCGATATTATAGAACGGGATGACTTCAGCCTTTGGATTTTTAGTATTGTATAACAAGAGCGAACCGCCCTTGCGAATCAGAAGATCGGGACAACTGCCGCCGTCCGCGTCCGAGCTTTCTGGCTCGGTAAGCCCTTCTTTGAATGTTAAATAAAAGTAAAGACCTGCTAAAAAGGTGATGATAGCAAAAACTATCAGAATAAACTTTTTGGCCATTTATATTGTATACAGAAATAATATAAATGCAAAACCAAAAAGGAGGACGCCACAACAAGGTGGTTGGGAAATTGTTCGCAACATGGTGCGGTCATTGTACCACACTCGCCCCAGAATGGGAAAAGATGAAAGAAGAAGTCAAGAAGAACACAAAAAATGATCACATCGAGTTTGTTGAAATTGAAAGCGAAAATTTAGACTCGGGTTTAGAAGAGTTGAACAAAAGGTTCAAGACGAATGTGGAATTAAAAGGCGGCTATCCTACATTATTCAAGATCGAACCTGGCAGTAAAAAAGTAGATTATTACAACGGGGCTCGAAAAGCGGATAATTTAATAAAATGGTCATTGAAAAACGACAACCAAACAGGTGGAAACAAGAAGCGAACAAAAAGGGGAAAAAAGCAAAGGCGAAACAAAACACAGAAGCGTTAATGTGGTAAAGCAAATGCAAATTATATCAAACAATTTTTTGTATTATTTGGTATAATCATGTAAATCCTTAAAAGAATTGGGTTCTTAAAATGGAAGTGTGAAAAATATCCTTAAAATAAAAAAGGAGGGGTAAGGACGCAGTAAGGTGCGTCACTACGTTCCGATAGCGTCCGACGGTCGGCACCTTCGGTGCCTTCAAAGGGGGTGAACGGTGAAGCCGTTCCGGCTTATACGTAGTTCCCCTTAGCACTTCCATCCAACTAGAGTAGTGGATCCAATAGGACGAGAAACGGCGCAGACAGCGGGATATCTGGCAGTGCGGGATCTACCTAAAGTGAAGCAGCAACCGGGCTTATTGCCGTAAGCAATACTGGTCCACGAGTCGCGACCCACCTGGGGATACAAACCCATCTTTTTATCTCCTCCACCGGAGTTACGATTCACAAGTGATGTAGCATTTCTGGCTCTTGATGCGGCGTTATACAAAGTCATTTTTTATATATAAACGAAAGAAAACTTTTTTTGAGAAACACAGATCATAAAATAAATAAATGTCCGACGACGATATCCGAATTGAGAGAAATGAATTGGGCCACGAAATTTACGTTTTTGATCCATACAATCCGCTAAACAAGGAGATCCAACAAGATGACATCGAAGCCATTCTACGCAACTACGGCATTTTTTTGCCCATCACCAATATAAAACTGTACCGACGCGCCTTCATCAACAAATCCTATTTGCGCCGCCCCGACATCGAGAATCAGCAAAACAACATTGTGATTGTGCCTAAACCACCCGACTGTATGCCATTGCACACCAAATCGAACGAACGTCTCGAATTTGTGGGGGATGGTGTTCTCGAACTTATTGCCAAATGGGTTTTGTATCAACGTTTCCCTAAAGAGAATGAGGGATTCATGACAGAAAAAAAGATTGCCCTCGTGAAGAACGAGGCGATTGGCAAATTGGCGTACGAAATGGGCCTACATAAATGGGTAGTTTTATCGAAGCATGCGGAGGGAAAAGATACACGCACGAATTTGAAAAAGTTGGGATGTGTGTTTGAGGCATTTTTAGGTGCAATTTTCCTGGATTACAACAAGTTACAGATTAAGGACGAGATGAGATTGTTCGACAACATGTTTTTGTCGGGACCGGGGTTCCAGATGGCGCAGATTTTCGTGGAGAATGTTTTCGAGAGACATGTGGACTGGATGGCGCTGATCCGGAACGACGACAATTTCAAGAATATTTTGCAGGTAAAGATCCAGAAGGAGTTTAAGACAACGCCAGAGTATATGGAGGTGAGCGAGCAAAACGCGGAGACCGGTTACCACATGGGTGTCTATTTGTGTTTGGGACAACCAATCTTTGGACTCATGCATCATCATTCGATTCCTTATACAAAGTTTGCGAATTTTGAGGAGGTGCACCAGTACATGTCGGTGAATTCAAAGGCTTTCATATTTTTAGGGGAAGGCAAGCACAAGATCAAGAAGAAGGCAGAACAAATCGCGTGCGAGTCTGCGATCAAAATATTGATATAGTGTATAAGTATACAAGTATATTATATGATTGTCGACATTAATGAATTTATTGTAAAACCAATTCCAAAAAAAGCAGAAAGTGTTGTTGTAAATATAAAAAATGTAGATTTGCGCGAGAAAACGTCGATCAATCGAGAAGATGTGATGGACCGTTTGCAAAAGTTGATGAAAGGGTTGAGTGTATCGCCACTTGAACTTAATATAATCGAACCCTCGGGCGAACCGGAGAAAAGCGAAGCGGAGAAAAGCGAAGCCTCAAGCGAAGAAGTTTCACAAGGGAACGTAAAGAAAGAATCCCGCAAAACAAAGAAACAACAATCGATACAAGAAGACATCGACAAAGTAACTTTTAGCGAGGAGGAACCAATCGCAAAACAAAAGAAGCCCAAAACTTTTACAGCCGTTCGCACCGAAATTATGGAAAAAATGCAACCCCTGTTTGATAAATATGGTGAAATGACTTGCGACAATTTAGACACCCGTGTGCAAAAACAAGTGGTGCTCGATTATTTAAAAATGGATTCGCCCCATCGCGGTCTCTTGGTTTATCACGGGCTCGGATCAGGAAAAACCTGCCTTTCGATCGCAGTGGCCGAAGGCCTCAAATCCGAAAAACAAATAATTGTCATGACCCCAAGCAGTTTGAAAACCAATTTCTTCAAGGAAATCAAAAAGTGTGGCGACGACAGTTACCGCATCAAGCAGCGTTGGACCAAGAAACGCATCACCGACCGCAAAGAGGCCGAAAAATGGTCAAACATTATGTCCTTGGATGTAGACTATATTTTGGAAAAAGGTGTCTGGATCGGCGACAAAGAGCGAGTCAGTGAACTTAGCGCCGCGGAGGAGGAGCAAGTGAACGCGCAAATCGATACAATGATTCGGGCAAAGTACAAACACATTAGCTACGACAAAGTCACCGAAGAAATGATGAAAAAACTCACGGCCGATGGAAGCAAAAACCCGTTCGACAATTGTGTCGTCATCGTCGACGAGGCGCACAACTTTGCGAAAAAAGAGATGCGATTTTACGAATATTTGATGGCGGCGACAAACTGCAAGTTGGTGTTTTTGACGGGTACGCCAATCGTGGACAGCCCGCACGAGATTGCGTATTTGTTCAATATGTTGCGTGGATATGTCAAGACATGGGCTTTTCCAATCGATGCAGCAACAGCAACAACAGTAAAAAAGATGTTTGAAAAAACGGACGACAAAATCGAATACAAAGACAAAAAATTGTATATAACGCGAAATCCATTTGAATCGAATACAAACGACAAAAAATTTGTCAAAGAAGTGATGGATACATTGAACAAAAACGGGATCGAAGCGAAAGAGCCAAAAGTGACGAATTATAAGATTCTACCGGATGACGAGAAAACCTTCGACAGTAAATACGAGCGCGAATGGTTTCAGCGCCGCATCTTGGGACTCACGTCGTATTTCAAAGGTGCGCCCGATGAATTGTTCCCCAAGTATGATGCGAACCGCGATTTCGTGGTGATCCGAACACCTATGAGCGAATATCAGAAAGAAGAGTATGAATCGGCTTTGAAGAATGACGACAAAGACCAGACGCAAAGTCGCCAAGTGTGCAATTTTCCAGAGAAAAAAGGCGGGGATAAACCCTTGAGTAAAGAAGTGCTCGAACTGATGAGTCCTAAGCTGTTGGCACTCATTGAGAATATCGAAGACGAATCGGAGAGTCACCAGTTGGTGTATAGCGAAATATCGTGCGACATAGTCAAAGAAGTGTTGTTGGGTAATGGGTTTTCGGAATTCAAGTTGGTGAAGAGTGCGGGGGATTTGTGGGATGTCGAAGACAAAGAAGACGACAAAACACCGAAATTTGTATACTTTTCGGGGATTGAAGACGAGGTGGAAAAGGAGAAGGTGCGAAGTATATACAACGGAGATGATGCTGATATCAAGACGAATATCCGGGTCATCATAATTGGACCGAAAGATGCGGAGGGCGTGAGTCTGAAAAATACGCGATTTGTACATATTTTGGAGCCGAGCCGAAGTTGCACAAGACTTGAGCAGGTGGTTGGCCGCGCAAGGCGCGTGTGCAGTCACGTGACTTTGCCAAAGGAGGAGCAGACGGTCAAGGCGTATTTGTATATGTCGACATTGCCAAAAGAAGAAACAACCGATCAACAAATATTTGAGACTGCAAATACGAAAAATAATATGATACAAGAAGTGCTGAGTACGATTAAAGAGACAGCAATTGATTGTGGTTTGTATGACAAGAATGCAGTTTGTTTTGAAGAGACGCACGCGACAATCCCGAAAGGAAGTAAAACCGCAATGATTGGCGGACGCAAATATTTGGTGGACAAAGAACAAAGTTTGTATGACTTTCATACAAAAAAGAAGTTTGCAAAGTTAGTTCAAGAAGGCGACAAATGGGAAGTAAGAGAACCTACGGTTCCCTTATGATCCCTCCCTTTTTGTTTTGTATGGATGTAAAATATTATTTTGAAAATAATATGTTATGAAAAAAAGGGAGGGGTTAAAGGGGAGTGAACACCGGAGGTGTTCCACCATCGGCACCCGAAGGGTGCCTTACCCGTAGGTTCTCCTTAGAAGATGTAGTTTTTCGGATTCAAAGTCGCCGGTCTTTTCTGAAATGGCACATTCGTTCCTCCCGCGCGCACCCGTCGCAAAGCATTATTAGTCACATTAATATCACGAACCGTTGTATATGATATCGGCGTAGCCGAGGCATTCAACGTGCCAACACCAACTTCAGCAGCTCGTCTCCGGGCAACCACCGAGGATGCGTCACGATTCCCTCCAATAAACTTTTTTTGTTTTAGGATGGCAGCCGTCACTGCCGGTTGTGTTTCATAGTATGTTTTACGACTCATGGCAAAAGTACTGGTTCCATCGGAGGTAGAGTCCTTTTGCGGCATGGCTTTAATAGATGATAGTGTTCCGTTATTCATTTATACAATACAAAAGATTTTTATTTTTTGCTCGGTTGTAAATTCATTTTGCCGCTGATGCTCCCTCTGTATTTAATGCCCAAATTGAGTTGTTGCGGAAGATTCGTACTAGTGGTATTATTGAAGGGAATCGAACCCGGTTGAGCAAACAACCACTCTTTATTCATGTCGGTCATCAAATGCTTATAATCGGTGTTGCGCTTCTCGACATCACTAAACCCTTCAACCTGAACAACAGTGGGTGGTGTGATCATATACCATCGTCCAGTGGCTTGCAAACGTTTCCAGTAAATATCGATAGCAAATTCTCGTTTGTTGGACGGATTTTTCAACAAGAGTTGTATTCCTTCTTTGATGTTGGCAATCAACGTGTCGTAGTAGTGTTGTTGGACAATATAGCCAGTAGTGGTCTGGCAGTTCACAAGGCGTACGCAAAAGTCGCCAATGGCTTGATATGGTGGGCAGATGTTGCCAGAAACGATGAGCACGTCCCAGTCGAGTTTGACATTTTCGCAAAATTTCTCGAGTTGTTGGAGAAAGAGTTCGGGTTTCAAAAATTGTATGTCGTCTTCGCAAAGGAAAACAAAGGGCGATTCATTTTTTTTGGCCAATTCCAAACATTTCAAGTGGCTCATGGAGCAGCCGATGGCGCCATCGGTGGTTTTGATGGCGTTGAATCGGGTTCCAGTGACGTTAATTTTGGAAAGTTCTGTCTTGACATGATACAAACGATCAATGCGGTGTTCCAAATTGATGAAATGTGTATTTTCAAAAAGTTGTTTAACTAAATCGGATGACATTTGTTATATCTTAAATTATAATATACTTTGTAAAAAATGCTCTAAATTGTTTTAAGGAGAACCTACGGACAAGGCGCCAAAGGCGCCGATGGTGGAACACCTGAGGTGTTCACTCCCCTTTGACCCCTCCCTTTTTATTTTGTGAAGATATAACATATTATTTTTAAAATAATATGTTATGAAAAAGGAGGGATTAAAAGGGAACTACGTTCCCTTTGATGAATCTGCAGGCGGTTTTCGTAACAAGGTAAGGATTTCTTTAAGTTGTGACTTGATTTCGGCAATATCTTTTTCGAGACTGACCGAATAATTATTGTCGAAAATGTGTTCTGTGTTGTCGCCCCATTGGACAACCTTTTTGGGAAGTTCTTCGATCTTGATGGAAATGGGTTCTGCATTTGCTGCTGGTGGCGGTGGTATGATAATACCGGCATCTTCATTTCGGTTTCGTCTGTATGCCTCGACTGCGGAATTCAAGTCTAAAATTGCTTCGTCTTTGACGTTTTCTGTAAATGTGGGAGTTGGTACTTCTTTTTTCACCATGGATTCATATTCGGCTTGGCGGCGTGTAAATTGGTCTTGGATTGTGGGGGGTCTTTGTTTAAGAGAATTCGACTGCGTAAGCGTAGGCGAAGGCGTAAGCGAAGGTGTAAGCGTAAGAGAATTCGACCGTGAAGGCGTAAGCGAAGGCGTAAGCTGTTGTAGCATCACATCAATCGCCCGTTTATTCAACTCTTTTAATGGAATATTTTGCCCCCGATATTGATTAAAGATTTGCCCGATAATATATTGAAACCATTTCTCCTTTTCACCGGGCGGCGCACCCTCAAAGTATCGAATGACTTGAGGAGTATTGTTAATAACCTTCCACAAAAGTGACTGGTTATTGGCACTTATAAACTGCTGTTGCGACATTCTTTTTTTTATGATCGGTCATAAAAAAATGGAGAAAGAAGCCCTAGAAGAATGGACAAAAAGGTATCTGGATTTTTTTGTAAAGAACCGCGACAAAAGGTGGAATGGAGCATGGCTCAGTTTAAACAAAAATATAACAATGGAACATGTGTTACAAAGTCCAAACATCAAATGGAACTGGCCGTGTCTGAGCAGCCACCCGAACATAACCTTCGAGCATATATTGCAGTACCCAGACTATGAGTGGGATTGGTTTGAACTAGGCAAAAACCCAAATATTACAATTGAAGACCATGTTGAAAAATACCCCGATAAACCATGGGACTGGTTTATGCTGAGTCTAAATAAAAATGTGAAATTTGCGCATATGTTAAAGTATCCGGACAAAAAATGGGGGTTTCAGTGTACGTCGGTTCGAATCGAAGATGTGATTGCGAATCCCGATTATAATTGGGAGTGGCGCCAATTAAGTCAAAATCCAAATATTACAGTAAAAGATATTTTGGATCATCCGGAACTTCCGTGGTCGTGGGAGTGGTTAAGCAGCAATCCGAATATCACCGACGATTTTGTAGAGTCATTTCCAAATAAACCGTGGTGTTGGTGGTCACTGGGTAGGAATCCGAACATATCGGTGGATTTAATGTTGAAAACCAAGAACAAATGGGAGTATTCGATTGCATTGTCTGGCAAAATCGGATTAAAAGAGCTTGAACGATGTCCATCTTACCTAAAACTCGATTGGAGCGAAATAAGTTCGAAAATAAAGGTTACAGTCGAAGAGGTATTGGAGCACCAAACGTTTAGGTGGAACTGGAGTTGTTTAAGCCGGAATCCACACATAACCCTTGAAGATATATTGAAGTACCCGCATTTGAACTGGGACTGGGTAGAAGTGAGCAAAAATCCGAGCGTCACGTTTGAAGATGTGTTGAAACATCCGGAGATACCATGGGATTGGTATGTAATGAGCTATAACAGCATGGAATATGGAAAAAGGCGTTTTATTAGAAATTGGATAAAAACAAGACTTATGATAAAACAAGTGGCGCGACAAACAAAAAAGTTGCCACTCGAAGTATTTGATTTAATTTCTGCATATTTGTGATTACATTAAATTGAATTAAATTAATAAAAAATTATACAATAATCGTTATTCGTCATCTGTCATCCGCGGTGCTAAATAGACGACGATGCGGGCTTTTGACGAATCGTCGTCGTTCTCGTCCTCCTCCATAGTGCTGCTGCTACTGCTTGCACTTTCCAACAAATAGGTGGTTTTCAGAGGATAGTTTTCGCTAATTTTGATATTGATCGAGTCACTGACCTTGTGAAAGGCGCAAATATTGTGGAGATGGGTAAGGGAGAAGGACATATTGATGGTTTCGCCCTCGTTAATTGCAAACAAAGTCAAGTCGTCGATGGGGATGACGACACTCATGTTGCCGCTCTCATTACTTTTGGCGGTTAAACGCAACTCTTCTTCGTTGCACCGGATGTGCAAATCGGCACCGAATTGCTTGAGTTGGCCTACAATGTTGGAGAAGGTGGAAGACGACAATGAAAATTCGGCTTGGTGATCGGCGGCGGGGATTTCCATCATATCGGAGTCGAGATCGATCAAGGGGAGTTCGAAATGTTTGTCGAAGGAGTTTTTGGCGGAGAAATGGAGGAAAACCTTGTCGCCTTCGTCGGCATACTCGATGGTGATTTGCTGGCCTTCTTCGCGCGTATTGAGAATGCGAAAGAAGAGCTGGGTATTGATGCCGAGAACGCAGCTGTTTTCTTGTTTGTATTCGTCGAACCAGGCTGCGGGAATGTAGATTTCAAAAACGGAGATGTGGGAGGAGTCCATGCCCTGGGCATAAAGCCGCGTGGGCTCGAACATGAGATTGATATGTTCGCAAAATAGCTTCATGTTTTGGAACATGGAGCTGAAAGCCTTGGCTTTCTCCTTGTTAGTAATGACGACGTGCATTATTGTTGTTATTATTATTTTATGAAATATACAAATTTGTAAATAAATTGTACAAAATATAAGTTAAAAAGAAAAAATCTATGAAACGAATATATGGACTTTATAACAGTTGTGATAACTTCATGCAATCGTGCAGACTTATTGGAAAAAACATTGCAGTCATTTTTCAAGTTTAATACGTATCCAATTAAAAAAATAATCATTATCGATGACTCTGGTATTCATGGGTGTATAGACAATACTTTGAAAATAATACCCAGTCATATTGATCGACAGTTGATATATAATGAAAAAAATCTTGGCCAAATAAAGTCGATCGATAAGGCATACTCATTGGTCGACACTGAATATATATTTCATTGTGAAGATGACTGGGAATTCTACAACTATGGATTTATGGAAAAGTCGCTGGAAATTTTAAAAAGCGACAGTAAAATATTTTGCGTCTGGTTGAGAGAGTATCAGAATGGCAGAGTCGTTTTAAACGGTCACCCAGTAGTGCAAGAAGTGCACAATAATATGTATCGAAAACTCGGAGTTTTTCAAGAGAGAAACAATATTTGGTGCGGATTTACATTTAATCCGGGTCTTCGTAGACTGCAAGACTACAAAATTAATGGCCCATATTCGAAAATACCGAAAACGGAGTGCAATAGCTCATGTGGCGGGATCGAAGCCTATTTATCGAAATTATATTTTAGTCAACAATTTTACAGTGCAATCACATTAAATACTTCTGGTTATGTAAAACATATTGGGTGGGACAATCCGACAATTCGATAAATAAAAAAATTTCATCTTGAATTTTGGATTTTCAACCTTTCGTCTAAAATATTTGTGTTGCGGTCGCAGTCTGAGAACAATTGCATATTTCGTTGCCATGCCATACTATCATAATATTTATTAATATCGCCTCTTGTCATTTTGACTTTTTGCCAAAACTCAACAGATTGAATGGCATAATGGTTCACAAGCAGTTTGGGATCTTTTTCTTGAAACGATACATTTGTAGCTTCTCTACCATGCGAATGTATGTTTAATTGGATATTGGCTGAGTTGAAGGTATTCACAATTGATTTGTATGAATTGTATCTTCCATCTGGACCGTTTGTTAAGCTATTATATTCACCCCTATATAAAAAATTATTAACCACATTATCTGGTTGTTTAATATGCCCAGAAGACCCAAAATGCACCCAATTGACTTGGAGTTGCTTTGCGTTTTCATAATCTCGAAGTACATTTTTCACATTGACTTCGTGTGGTGAATACAAAAACTCGTCAAGATCGAAAATTCCGAACCACTGTGTTTCTTTCAAATGTTTTTGAAAAAAATAATTATACAAAACTGTCTGGCGTCCGACATTTTCGAAAACCAATGTGTTATTGTACAATGTTACATACTTTTTGTCGATATATGGTTGTAAAATGTCCAGAAATTGGTCGGTGCTATTGTCGTTAATTAAATAAATATGATCAGCGCCATGTAGTGCATAATGTTCAATCCATTCTTTCATAATATGAGCTTCATTCTTAAAAACTGCACCAACTGTAAAATAAAACATATATTCAATATTTACATTGTAAAAGTTGAATAAAAACGCAAAAACTTTATAAATTTTTCCAAAAGTGCAAATATTTCATTTTGGCATTTGAAAAAAAATTTGTCCAGTACATATCCATGTTCTTGTTTTCCGGCATGGTATCGCTGTCTGTTACGTCGAGATATGAAACCATGGGAATTATATATGTTAAACCAAATTCCCAAATAAGTTTATCTGCTACAGGGTAATGGTACATTGTCAAATCAATTGTCTTTGTTTTTGGATTAAAAAATGTGTTAACAATTTTTTGAGCAATGTCGCGTCGAATCCTGTACAGTGCAGCGCCAGATTCGCTAAATGGGAGTTCTGTCATCATGGGATTATTGTATTTGTCGCTGGTTGTTTGAAGTTGCAAAATATCGAATTTATTCGATAACAACAAGTCGTAATGGTAAGGCTTCCAGTATTGCGAGTATGTATCCTCAATATCATCCTCCGCAATGAATGCATATTCATCGGTCGAAGTTGTCAAAAATGTGTAGAGCGCAATGATATGTGAACAAGTACACGCGTTTGGCCCGGGGGTTATTTCAATCGATTTGTACACAGTGTACGGTGCAAAATTATTTTGAAAGTCGACGGCGGGTATGCGCACGGCAACGTTATTTTGTAAAACGTGTTCAATATGTTCTCGACGATCAGGTCGTCGGTCCAAATTTATGTAGTAGACAGTATACGGTAATTTTGGTAAAATGGGAGAGTTCATTTTTAACAACAAGTATATTTACTAAAAATGAGAAAAAGCTTCATATTGTTATTTTTACATTTTATTACAAACAATAATTGGTTGAGGAGAAAATTTTCCACCAAACTGTGGAACATTATAAACCTTGCTTGGATCCCCGCCAAACCATTCTAAAATATGAAAGCCCTTTAACAACATTGGCAAACGTTTTTCACCATAAATGCGGTTTGCGTTCCATACGAGGGTATCCAAACCAACGGGAACACCTAAAATTAGCAGTCCATCTTTTTTTAAAAGATTATGCACGACCTGCATTGTGTCTAAGTCGCCACGCGGGTCAAGAGTATCCCCGTATCTTCCGAGACCAGAATGTTCAATCGAAGAGTAACTTATGATGACGTCGTACTCATCATGAATATCCAAACAATCCGAGTACAGTGCCGACTTGAATACTGGGTTATTTTCAATAACTGGCTTGTTATATTCGACTGTAGTAATATCAGAACACTGAAAATTAAAACAAATTGCTTCCAACCACGGAGTAGTTGACCCAATAATTGCAACCTTTTTATTTTGTATATTATACTTCTCGAGTGTTTTACAAAAAAAGTAGGAAGCGCCATGATTCGGATCAAATAAGTCTCCTGCGCCATAGGGTTCTTGCCCATGTTTTTTGTTTCGAATATTATCGGGTGTAAATCGATCAATATATGATTTTAAATATGCATTTGTCCAAACTGGTTCAAGCAATGCGGATGTCCCATCGTTATGAAAATTATATACTACCGGTACTGTTTCGTTAAGTGTAAAGTCTTTCATTAAATGCTCAGGTATTGAGCGCAAAGGCCCATTAATCGTTTGTTTTTCCATTTTTTATAGTAGTTACATAGAGCAAAGTATTTTTATACTGTTTTTTTTAATTAATATTAATTTTCCTCCAAAAAGCAGGAAACATGTCGATTGTATTAAAATGCTGGTATGCAACACCAAACCACAAACTCGGATAGCAAACCACTTTTTGACTATTATTGTTAATATATGCACTCCACCAACTGAACGAACTGTTTGCAATAATATTGTGTTCACAACAACTCATAAAAAGCATTTGTTCGTAGTCATTGAGCTGTCCGTCAATTTTAATAAAATTTAGGGAGCAATCAAACTTGCTGCGAATATTTTCGATTCTTGACAAAACAATTTGGCAATCGCTTTCTTCACAACAATAGAAAATATTCCAAACGGTTTTTTGTGTAGTCTCGATAATATGGCGCAGAGAGTCTACGTAATAATTGTCGGAAATAAGCGGATGATGGTTCGGCATGTTTTTATAATCACCCATCCTGAAATGTAGAGAAATCGATCCGCGAAAGTCTGTGCGACAATTTTCCCGGAGATTATTTTGCATTTGGTAGAGCCCCAGCCTCCCGCAGATTTCGTTATAATGACTTTCAAAATATTTGTATGACTGAAAATATCCGTTTAAGCAAATGCTTCCATTTATGTTTGGCAACTCAATGTAGTGAAATGTTGGTTCTTTCAGTTCAGAAAATGTTTGAATAACTGCGTTGTCGACAAGAAAGGGTTTTAACCTGCAAAAAAAGGTCTCCCAATATGAGTGTCGTTTATCCCATGATTGCATCGAACATGGAATAACAAATGGTTTGTTGTATTTACTTGAAAACGCCATCAACATGAATAATTGGAACATTTGGTTGCCCAGACCTCCTTGAATGATGATTGAGTTCATGCTGTAAATGATATTTATAAACTTGTTTTCATATTGTTATATGTAAATAAATTCTCGTCTTTTACACCCATATAAGAAAAGATATCTTGTAAATTATTTTTGTGTTGAGTGAACTCGATGCTCCCGTTGTTCACAACAATATAAGTAAACATGTCATTTTGAAATTTAACCTTCCAACTATTAAAATCAGACTGAGAGAAAGTCATAAAAACAATAATAAGCACATGACAATTAAAGTTATTTGATAAATATCTACAAATTGTAGAAATATCGGGTTGTGACAAAAATTTATCAGATTTTCCGTTTGGATGTGAGAACAAACAAAAAAGTGTTTTGATTTTTTCGTTTTTAATTTTGTCAAGTCTTTCAAAACATCTGTCAAAATGGGTCCGAGTTTCGATATTATTCAAATTGTGATGTGCAAACGATGCGAGATGATATGTGCGCGATAAATCTCTTTCGTCGTAGAAGTTTAGCTTCTTATGGATTGTTCGATAACCAAAGGTACGATTAAGTGATTGTATTTCTGGTTGATTCATTAACTCGGTATGTATAAGATCATCTTGATTAATTTTGTTTTCCAACAAGTAAATGATGTTTTCAACACTGTGAGAATATAGTGCATCAAATGGTCCGCTAAATTTTTTAAGACCCATTTGTTTCAAGTATATTTCGGTGTAGCAGCGCATACCAATCGATAGTACACATTTGTATGGAGATGCCGGTTGATGTTGTGACATAATTTAATTTATGACACAATAAGAAAAAAGTCGGCAAACCTTATTTATACCGACAACGATATTTTTTTGTGTAGGTACGTAAACTCTTGTAAAAAAAATGAGTTATCACCCAAATGAACGCATGCATCTGAGAGCTCGTACTTTAATGTCCCATCTGGTCTTGTGTAAAAAATGTACGGATTAAAATAAATGTAACCGCAAATTTCACAATTATATCGAATTCGATCATTAACTTTATTCGTGTACCGCACACGCTCATCGTCACTTCCGACAAATGGGAATTCATGCAATATCGGACCGTTTAAATTTTCATAATCAAACTGTTTTGTTGGTGGTATTACTCCAATGACGACTACTTTCTTACAAACCTTGATGTTATTTCGGATTGTTTTAAAATAATTGTCAACAAGTTCGTGAATGATAACATCTTCATTTCTGCCCAGATTTATTTGTCGTTGAACGTGACATCGACAGTCAACCTCTCCATATGCAAGGCAAATTATACTGGTTTCGTCATGTTCTGAACTATTAAAATTTGGAATAATGTTGTCCCTCCCGACACGAAACATTGTAATTGAGTTCTGATGTTTATCGTGATATGGTATATTTAAATTTTGAAAACCAAATTTAGCATGACTGTCTCCGTAAATAAATAGCGACATAGAAATTTATATTATATATCATTTTATAACTTATGTATTTAAATGTATAAATTACTATATAATATAAAAAATGATTTTTAATGTTATTATTCCTATGGCGGATTGATTGCAAATCCAGATTTTGATATGCTTCTCGAACGAAATGATAATAGTTTTATTAACTTTGAGCATACATACTTTTGCAATACTTCTCAGTTAGACTATCTTATGCAGCAGTGTGGGTACATACGCCAAGATATTTTTGATTTCGAGAAATGGGCGGTTTTTTATAATTATATTCGAGCTGACAACAACATGATAATTGACAATGCAGTAACCAAAAACGTTTATTTATTGGATACATTAAAAGAGTATTTTTTGGGCCGCGAGAAAAAAATAAAGGACATCCAACTTGACAATAATAACAAAATATTTATTTGCACGGCGGGTCACTATGGTCAACTAGTTTACACATTTTTGGACGAAAAAATAAAAAATAATGTTATCGGATTTTTAGATGGAGACGTATTCAAAATTGGAAAGAGAGTATATGGTACGGAGCACTTCACATTTGACAAGAAAAAGTTAAGCGACTATGAAAATATAAATGTAATTTTATGTGCTGAACGGTATCGAGAAGAAATTACAAAAGAAATTATATTTCACAATAAGAATACAAATATAATAAACATATAAAAAAATATTTACTCAAACAAGTATAGTATGAATATCGCAGTTTGTTTTACAGGATTTTTAAGAAATTTAAATTACATAGAAGGTATAAAACATATTTCTAGTATTTTATCTCCAAATTTACGGTCTTTAACAATTTATTATAGTTGTCCGACAAAAATTGAAGAAACCGACGCGGAGTGTTTCGACAAAGAATATGTCCTCTCTTTATTTAAAAATCAAGAAACAAACAAAATTAAAGTAAATATTTCGTTTAGGGACTATGACAAAAGTGTATTTGTCGAAAAGTCACAGTCACTTGGATTGCCATACATTACAAGTGCGAATTATCATAGTTATCGAATTATAAGTAATATAAATGCTTTTTCGGAAACAGCAAAAATGGTAGATAATAATGATACTTTCAATTTTATAATATTTACAAGACTTGACTTTATAAAAACAATTATTTCTGTCAGAGAGATATTTGACAACAACCTAATTCTTAAAAACGAAGCGTATCTTTGGCGAACAATACCATATATTTCTGGTATTAACGATTATCATGCAGAAGACCGGTTTTTTATATGTTCAAATGAATGTATTGAAATAATAAAAGGCGCTTACACTAAGTTAAACGAAATTAAGTTAAGTGAAGACAAATTTTGTGCAGAAATATTTTTTGGAGCACTATTTAATTTACACAAAAACATTTATAAACACTATTTATATAATTTGCAGGTTTCACATCAATTTAACGCATATACCACAAGCCGTGTGCAAATGAAATATACAAAAGAATTTTTAGACAAAATGTAAGTTAATAAAAAAAAATATAAATACTATTATAAAATAATTTTTATATTTATGGATTTACTCGATATTGAAGAGATAACAGTAAATAATATCCTATTTGACATTAAAAAAAATGTAAAGGATGTTTTTACAGATGTGAATACGGGAAATAAAGCATATAATTACCACCCCGAAACACTCGGTACTAACGATTTTAAAATATTTTTTTTATTTGAAGTTCCATATCATGAAGCATTTGCTCACTGGGTATTTGAATCTGCTGTTTTCTTGCCGTTTGTGCAATATTTTACAAAGTATGACAACTTCCAGATTTTAGTAAATAAAAACAATATTCGAAAATACAAAAAATCATTTTTTAAGTTATTTCAAATCAATGATGCAAATATAAATTATATCGATAATACTCACACATATACGAGCAATATTTCTTATCGAGATATACCGGAAAATAATATATCAATCATTTGTAGAAACTTTATATTAAACCAAATACCGTCAAGTTTAAATGATAATCTAATTACTCGTTTTCGGTATTTACTGACAAATTTTTACGAAAGTATTGCAACGCGTTTTTATGAAAAAGAAATCGAAAATTTATTTTTACCAAGAAGCAAAACCGAAAATTATTTACCAAACGATTATAGAGTTGATTATACAAATATAATATCACTATTACAAAACAAAACGTATACTTCATATGATACGCAGGAAACTGACAATTTCTCCGAACAAATTGTTTTGGTAGAAAAAAGTAAAAATATTTATCTGAACTGGGGATCATCTTTCTATGTGAACGGATTTTTTTCAAGAGCAAGCACTATTTATGTTGAAATGCGTAGTTTTAGTTATAACTGCGATACTCAATTTTTATTATGCCAAGTTATAAAAAGTATAATTGAGAAAAATAATAAAATCGTATTAGTGTAAAATTTACATTTTAAGATAGTATTATAACCGCGCGGTTGATTTGTTTTAATTGATTTTGATACATCCATAAATTGGCTGCTTTTTAATTATGAGTATACATACTGTAAAAACCGAGATAACAAATAAAAAAGATTTTTTTCATGAAATAAACATATATATTTTATGAAAATTTATAACTGCGAGATTTATGGAAATTGTATCGATCCATTTATTCCGTCCTTTCTGAAAGTTTTTACGGTTTCGATAGATGCGTCATGGGGCGTTTGATTTAAACGATAAAGCCGAGACAAAACACTATCCGGAGCAGTAACAATGTGTGACCCATGGTGATTTGCTTCAATTATATTGTATATTGTTCTGCATGCAGCCCATAAAATTTTTACATTTTTAAAATCTTTAAATGTGTCAACCGCATGCTTAACAACATCTGTGCAGTCAATTCCAGAGTCATTTATTCTTCCACCAAAAACAGAAATTATCACTTGTGTTTTTTTTCCAAAACAGTTCTTCAAAGAATCAATTTGTTCTTTTGTAAATATTGCAGTGACATTGATTTGAATATTTTCTTCATGCAATTTTGATATTATACTGTTATTATACTCACCTGTAGTTTTAATTACGGGAATTTTTACAAATATTGAATCATCGTATGACTGAATTTTTTTGGCAGTTGTTTCAATAGAGGTATCATCATCGTCATATAACTGAAACGATACTGGACGCTTATTTGTGTACAATAATGACTCTTTTATAAACTTGTCATAGTCGGTAATGCCAGCTTGCTTTAAAAAAGAAATATTTGTTGTAAAACCTTTGATAAGTGGACCATTATTATTTTTTATATCAACGCCGTCGTAGTATAATTCGATTGGATAACTAAATGACATTTTTATCATTCTTTGTGTGTATATTTCTTTAAATAGTTATCCACGAATCAACTTATAAAAAGATAAATCATTGATTAACCGTTTTTCATTCAAAATATAGTTTATCTCAAAATGTTTTTCAAATATGTACTTTATATAATGATGCACTTCATCTGCAGTTTTAATAATTTCATAAAACTTATTTAAGTAAATACTTGGAAACAAGTAAAAATTATCGCAAATCAACGGTTGAACCTCACACTCGGATACAATATTCAGACAGTTTAGTTTAATATTCGATTCTCTCAAATTTTTCAAAATGAGAAGATCAACCCGCGTAACGATGTAATATTCATAATTAATATTATTTTTTTTTGCATAATTTATACATAGTTCGATTGCATTTATTTCTTTTTTACATCTGGATTTATAGGCAGTTCCCATGAGGCACTTATTATCGATAAACGTGTTATCATATTTACTTAAATCGAGGCATAAGTCTTCTTCTTTATCAAAATATTCTGATTTGAATTTAAAAACGTTACTAAAATATTTGTCTTGATTATCATTTACATGATTTGTTGATAAAAACAAGTCGATCTGTTTATCGCCAGCAAAGTTTTGAATATTTTTCAAATTTTCTTGAATAACTTTTATAATTTTTTCATAATTTCTATTTCTACTGCCATGATAAATACCAAAGAGAATAACAGCGATTGACATATGTGTATATTTTATTTTTATTCTAACCTCTAAATATTATTTTTAAATTGTTAATTTCGTTTGTATACAAACAAAATATTTGTATATAACAATATGTGCGGAATCTTTGGAATCGTAAGCAAAACCAAACAAAATATTTGCGAAAAAATTATTCAAGGCTTAATCCAATTGCAGAATCGAGGTTATGACTCGTCTGGCTTTAGTATACTTGGGCCCGACAATTCAATTGTTTTGGAAAAATATGCATCCACGCGCTCCGAAAACTCGCTGGATAAGTTGCAACACCTCGTGCCCAAACAACCCCAAAGTTGTATCGGCATCGGTCACAACCGCTGGGCAACCCACGGGCAAAAGAATGATACAAACGCCCATCCACACGTTTCGTCGTGCAGCCAGTTTGCCCTTGTGCACAATGGAATTATTGAGAATTATTTGGAACTCAAAAACGAGTTATTGGACGAGGACTTCACCTTTGTATCGCAAACCGATAGTGAAGTCATTGTGAACCTGATTTCATTCTATTACCGCCAGACGAACGATACAAAAATATCTATCGAACTAACAATCGGCAAACTGCAGGGCACTTACGGCATCATTGTTTTAGATTCGTTGACGCCCGACAAACTGTTTTGTGTTAGAAACGGGTCGCCACTTTTAATCGGAAAGAACGAGGGCGATTGTATCATTGCCACCTCGGAACAAAGCGGCTTCTGCAACCTCGTTTCCAACTACATTACACTGCAAAACGACGATATTTGTATCATTGATCGAACCAATCTCGAAATAAAGACAAGTGGGAAATATGAGAAAAGTATGGTTTCTTTTGGGAGCCGCGACCTCACACCGCACCCATTCGAGCATTGGACGCTCAAAGAAATTCATTACCAACCATCGGTGGTCCTCAATGCCATCAATAATGGCGGACGCATCGCTGGACCGAGCCGCGTCAAACTGGGTGGCCTATCAGTCGACACCTTGATAGATGTAAACAATATTGTGATTCTCGGATGCGGTACATCCTATTTTGCGGCCCTCTATGGAATGCACTTTTTCAAACGTTTGTGCAATTTGAACACGGTCCAAGTATTTGACGGCGCCGACTTTTCCGAGTATGACATCCCCAAGCAAGGCAAAACTGCACTCATCCTTGTATCGCAGTCGGGAGAGACAAAAGACCTTCATCGTTGTATCGAGATTGCAGAAAGGAACCGGATGGTAACGATTGGTGTTATCAATGCGGTGGACTCGCTGATTGCGCGCGAGGTTGACTGCGGTGTTTATTGCAACGCGGGTGTCGAAGTGGGCGTGGCGTCGACAAAAGCCTTCACAAGTCAAGTTGTCTGCCTCTCTTTAATCGCCATTTGGTTTTCCCAGATTCACCAGGTGAATGAGCATTTGCGCACCAAAGTAATCAGCGATTTGCAAAATTTGTCGAACGATTTCAAAAACGCGATTGAATATACAAAACCCAAAATGCAGCAACTGGCGGAAACCATGGTTTCCTGCAGAAGCATGTTTATCTTAGGCAAAGGAACTGACGAGTACATTGCGAAAGAGGGTTCGCTCAAAGTGAAAGAGATTTCGTATGTGCATTGCGAAGGTTATTCGGCAAGTTCGTTGAAGCATGGGCCGTTTGCTTTACTCGACGAAGATTTTCCAGTCATTATTTTGGATTTGGACAACAAACACCGGGCCAAAGTACTCAATTGTATCGAAGAGGTGCATTCGCGAAATGCGCCGATCACAGTCATTTCCAACAGCCGCGAAACAAAGGGGAACCAGATTTGCGTACCGTACAATGCGTCGTATGCGTCGTTATTGGGGATTGTACCACTCCAGCTTCTTGCGTACTACATGTCAATTCGTCGGTCAATTAATCCAGATAAACCTAAAAATTTAGCCAAAGTGGTAACGGTTGAGTAAATTATTTTATCGCGACATTGTAAGAGAGATATAATGAATACACCCAAAGTAAAAGCCGAAATTGAAGAGGCACATAAACAACAAATGGAAATGATGAAATTGATAAAAGCAGCGTCCGCATCCGACCGAAAGTCGAGAAAACGACAGAGCGGTGGGTTTCTTATGAAAACCGCAAATAATGTGAAAGAGATGACAACTTTTTTAACCACTTTGGTAATGGTTTATCGCGGCAAATCGGCAGAGGCGATCGATGGTTTTGTTGAAAAATACGCAAGTGATGGTTTGAAGAAACGCATCGAAGTGGCCGGAAAAGATGCGGCAAAGTTTTTGGAGGTGGCGCAGGCAAAAACCGCCGGAGGCAGTGTTAACCAGGCGAAAAACAACGAAGATGATATATACACAGGTGATAAAAACGAAAAGGGCGAAAAACATGGAATTGGCAAAATGGAGTACGAGAATGGCGATGTTTACGAAGGACACTGGGTCGACGATCTGCGTCATGGCAAAGGCAAAATAACATTTGTAAACAAATCCAGCTATGACGGCAATTGGTCAAACGGCCAGATCAATGGACGTGGTGTATACACGTATTTTAACGGCAATGTATACAATGGTTTATTCGAAAATGGACTTCCGATGGGTTACGGAAAAATGACATATTTGAATGGCGATGTCTATGAAGGCGACTGGAAAAAAGGACAGCGATACGGAGCAGGAAAAATGTTTTACAAGAATGGAGAGTATTTTGTGGGACATTGGAAAAAGGATAAGCGAGAAGGTGAGGGAAAGTTAGTAGACGCGAGTGGAAATGTGGTAATTGAAGGGGAATATGAAGACGACAAAGCGCCATTCGATGTGTCCAATATAAAAACAAAATTGTCGAAAGTGGATTCTATAATCGGAAAAGCGGGCGAAACGATTGACAAGACGATTAACTCGCCAAACGTGAAAATGTTTAGAGAAAAGTTGAAACAAGTGACTGATACATTGCCTGCAGTACCCGATGCAAAAACGTTTGGAAAATATTCGATTGCAATATCATTTATATTTAGTTATGTAATGTATTTATTTATGTCGAAGAACCAGTGTACGCCAATGGAAGCTATTAATCCAGCAAAAGAATTCTTTTTTTGCGCAGCAACTCAAAACGCGTATAACTTGTTACAAAAAAGTCTAGGTGTACTTGCAGGCGAGTCGTCAGAGAATTTTAATTTATTTCTAACTTCACTCACTGGCGTTGCGAATGTTTTAAAATATGTAATTATTGCAGGTGCAAGCGGATTTTTTATTTTAATGTTTTATTTTGCATGGACGTACATAAACACACCACATGAAGACCACGAAAAGGTCATACAAAAGGCACGCGCAAGTTCGCGGCGCAACTCATCCTCCTCTAAGTCATCGTCGTCCCCAAGAAGAACTGAAAAACGCAAGTGAAAATAATCTTTAGTATACTATATACAAAATATAATGGACAAAATTTATGGAGGAGAAGACGGCAAAGGCTCAGGCACCGGCTCAGAGCCAAACGTGGGGTGGTGGAAATATTTTTTTAGCACAGACGAAAAGTCGGCAATCAGCAGTGTGAAGGGATTTTTTAATGGTACGTGGAACACAATTAGTGATAATGTTTGGAATAAAGTCGAAGTCGACGGTAAAACAACATACACGATAAACTGGGATTTGATTCCAAACAGTATTAAAAAGTTGTGCGGCAACCCTGCAAGTGAAGATGTGAAAAATTCTATTTGTTATCAACACATAAACAAGTCTCTCTTGGCTTTAGCCGGTATTTCATTGGGTATGTATCTTTATGTAAAACTCAAAGGAACGAAAAAGGAAAAAGCAATATTGGAAAGAAGACTCCGCGATGCCAGAAGACTTAGCGAAGACACGAGCGATGATACAAACACCAAGAGTCTAAGACGACGTAAGACTGGGCGGTTAAGAGCATATTCCGAACTCAGCGATAGTTTCAGCGAGGAGGAGTCGCCCAAACGCAGACCCAGTCGACGCAATCGACAAAGTGCGAACAGACGCAGTGGTCGATACACATCAAGACGCCGTTAAATGATTTTTGTATTTTTTCAATGTAACAAAAAAAATACAAAATATTCTAAGATATAGTCGAACCGATAGTTGCTCTCATTTTCATCAAAACTGTATCGATTTCGGGTTCGCCACCGCGCACAAAGTGTAGCAGTTTAGCCTTTTTCGTAAACAACAGCGTCTTTCGCAACTCTTCGTTCTGCTCAAACTTGGCCTTCACCGCATTTGTCCGCTCGACAACATCGCGTCCGCCGTAAAAGTCCGCATCCAACTTGATATTATTGGGTCGCAACAATTGTTTTTCAAAACGTCCGGATTTGCCACCTGCGGCTTTTGCCTTCTTGACATCACTCGATATTTCGCTGCCAGAGTCGAGAGAAAAGGACGCATAAAAGTCGGGAAACCCTTTTTTGAACTTGGACGCTTGGTAATAGTGCTCGACGGTTTGCCACTGCTTGTTGTCCAACATGAATGGAGCGACAAATTCGTCGTCCAATTGGCGACGCCAGTTCTTAACGAGCGCCAAATCCTTAAACAACACTGCGTATTTTGTATCGATTTTCTCGCCGCTGCCTTTGCCTGGCTTCGAGTCGGCCGAGTTGCTGTAAAACATAAAATGCACATGGTCGTCGTAAAGTTCGCTAATCACAGTGGCCGACTCGTATGAGTTGTTGACGGGATCGATACCAAATTTTGTTTGAAAGTCGCGGAAATCGGAGACGTGGTGGAATGCGCCGGCGTTTCGTTCGATACACTTGTTGACAACGAGAGTCTTGATATAGTAAGGGATCTCGGAAAATTTCAAGATCTTTTTGTCCTTGTATGAGATCAAGTCGTAGCAGTTGCCATCGAAAGAGCACAAGATGTAGTAATCAGGTTTAGCCACATTACCTGCGCCGGCCGAGCACATCATGACGCCGTCTTCATCGCCATCGTCGAACTTATCTTTCGACAATACAATCACCTTGATATTGAGTTTTTCCTCGATTTTGGCCACAGCAAACTCGTCGGCATAGTACGAAGAGTCCATCATTTTTACACGCAGCTGGTCGAGGGTGTGGACGTCTTTCATGAAATTGTAGTGTTCGATCATGGGTTGGGCATTGGCGGTATACTTCTGAAATTTCTTGGCGTCCTCTTTAAAACTGTTGATTTGTTCGAGCAAGGCGCGGTTAGTATTCAAATCATTCGTGTTTTTGTATCGTTCTTTCGTTTGGCTGATGTTTTTTTTGATAATGTTGATTTTATGTTCATTGTCGGCGACATCGTTATTGAAAGAGTTGTAGATGGCGGAATAGTTCTCCAACAGTTCATTATTAGCGGCTTGCGCGACAATATTGCGCAAAAGTTCGACAGTAGTCTTTTTGCCGATTTGCTTGAATGCGTAGAGGACCACCGAGAAAAAGGAGTCACCATCCTTCGCTACACCCTGTAGGCGGTAGTTGTCATTTTTCATGAATCTTTGGACCCAATTGAGATTCGCGGATTTGTTCTTGAGTTTGTCGGCGTCGGCTTTGGTCTCTTCTTTCAACAAGTCGGGAATGTCGGCATTCGGGATGTCCTCGAAAATCTCACCACCCTTAGAAACCATCTTTTTTTCAGATTGTTGTTCTTTGGGTTGGGTGAACTGGAGTTCGGTCACGTCTTTTTCTTCATCATCTTCTTCCTCGGCGTTTTCCTCTTTTTTTTCTTCTTCTTCTTTTGTATCGATGACCTTATCTTGAAGCGGTTTTGTCTCACCAAACGATTCCAAAAACTCTTTATCCACAAAACTGTAAAGCAAAATTTCGTTGCCATCGTTAACAAATTTCTCGACATCCACATTGTCATCAATCAAATATTTGGTCACATCGTCCTTCGAAAGTTCGACAACGCCGATTTGAGACAATATGGTGTCGCCGCGCATCAAATAAATGAGACAATAAAACACGTTTTTGCCGGTATATGTGTATTTAACTTTGCCGGTTCCGATGACGACGCGCTTATCCAAAAGTTCTGTTTCATATACAAAAGTCGCAAACCCTTCGTCTTCGACATTTAATTTTTTCGATTCGTTATATACAATTTCGGGTTTTAGAATTGAGTTAACCATTTTTTAATCAATATATAAAAGAAACAATACAATTTTTTTTTATATATGTTTATTTGCCAATGAGATCCATATATTTGAATTTGGTACGGCTCGACAGACCCGCCGGTTTCTCGGCAACCAACCTTTCAAAGACTGACTTGAATTCTGCTTTAAATTGGTCACCAAAATGGCTAAATATAATGACGATATTTTCGGTGATTTCCTCGACTTCTTTTTGTTTGTCGACTTGTTTTACGACGGACACAACATGGTCGACGAGTTCAACAACCAGCGTGTGAATATTTTCGTTGCGCATGAGTTCCATACGATCGGTCTTGGCGATTTCGCAAAAGAGATTCGTAATGGTTTTTCGGTTATTATTGCGGGTGGTCAGTTCACAGAATCCGTCATAATCGACGTTGGAATCGATATCCACAATATTGTGCATAGATTGCAAATAGGTTGAAATGGACTCGGCGAAAAGATCGCTGAAATCGAACTGATCATTGAGCTGAACAAGGGTTGATGCATAGATTTTCGCAAACAGTTTGTTGGATATAAAGACTTCGAATAGTGTCTTGAAAATATCGGACTTGTAGTCGGCCAACTGGACATCGTCACCAGAATCTACGAGATCGAAGATTTGGGTGATTTTCTCGATAAAGAGGGGCATTTTGGCTTCGTAGTTGGTGGCATTAATTTTGTTGAGTTCGGCGCGGACTTCATTGATCAAAACCTGGTTTGACTCGAGCTCGGCGAAAACGGTGGCCTTAAAGACCGGTCGCTTCCACTCATCCTCTTTCGCCTTCGCCTTTTTGTGAATGCGATTTTGCTGAGGAGGTGCAGAAGTCTTTTGTACAATGCGACTATTGGAGGAAGAAGACGGGGCTGGCACGTTGACACTAAACTGATTGAGATATGTGTTGACAGTTTGTTCAGTGTAACCAACCGATGCAAATAAAGTTGCTAAAGAGTTGGTTACATATTCGGGCAATGTGGCCGGACCGAAACTCTCAAAGTCTTTGTAACTGTACATTGTGTATATATAAGTCCCTGATTCTAGATATATTTATATTGTTTTATGACAGGATTTACTTTTTTATCTATGAACAATAAATACAAAACTCTGGATATTATACCAACCAGAAAGTTAAGCAAAATCTGCAAAAAAATTAAAGGAAGGATCAAAAGGAGGGATCAAAAGGAGGGATCAAAAGGAGGGATCAAAAGGGAACCATTGGTTCCCTTTCCCTTATCATAAATAAAACATACTTAAACATATTCCGATTTTAATATTCAAGAAAAAAAAATGACGGAAGAATACGACGAAACAAAAGTGATAAATACGTGGGAAGATTGCGTGAGCAACGAGTATCTTCTCAGCGGAATTTACGGATATGGATTCGAGAAACCAAGCGTGATCCAGGCCAAGGCGATTTACCCCATCGCAAAGTGTCGACGCGACATTGTGGCCCAGGCGCAGTCTGGTACTGGGAAAACCGGCGCATTTACTATCGGCGCGCTTTCGGTAATTGACAGCACTCTAAGCTTGACGCAGGCAATCTTCTTGGCACCTACGCACGAGTTGGCGAAACAGACCACCACGGTTTGCTCGTCAATCGGAACCAATTTGCCCAACTTTTCTACCAAAACCTTTATCGGTGGAACCTCGGTGATGGAGGATCGAATCGCTATTGAAACCAAGGTACCGACCGCCGTGGTGGGATGTCCTGGGCGCGTGTACGACCTAATTCGTCGCCGCATATTGGACGTGAGCAAAGTACGAATCATCGTGATTGATGAGGCGGACGAGATGTTGTCGAAGGGTTTTCAAGAGCAGATCCAAAACATTTTTCGTGTTTTGCCCGAGGATGTGCAGGTTGCGATTTTCAGTGCAACCCTTACGCGCGAAGTTATGGAGCTTACGCCCAAGTTTATGCGAAACCCGGTGCAAATTGTGATGGAGCCCGACAAGTTGACCTTGGCTGGAATTCGGCAATACTATTTGGCAGTGAATAGCGACGACGACAAGTTCGACGCACTTAAAAAGTTTTTTTCACTTGTGAGTGTGCAGCAGTGCATGATTTATTGCAACAGTGTGAACAGAGTGTCGCAGCTGTGTGAAGCGATGCGCAGCGAAGGATTTTCGGTCGATTGTATTCATCGAAACATGTCGAGGAGTGAGCGCGACGAGGTACTCAAGCAGTTCAGGACGGGAACCACGCGATTTTTGATTTCATCGAACATTACGGCGCGCGGAATCGACGTGCAACAGGTAAACGTGGTCATCAATTTTGATATTACACAGGATCCACACACATACTTGCATAGAATTGGGCGAAGTGGGCGCTGGGGCAGAAAGGGAAATGCGATTAATTTTATCACACAGCGGGATGTGAGAACCATGCGGGATATTGAGTACTATTATCGAATCAAGATTGATCCCCTGCCGGAGGACCTTAAACTCTAAGGGGAACCGATGGTTCCCCTTCACAAGGCTCGCAGCCACTGCGTGCCTGCTTTGTAACCCCTCCTTTTATCTTTTACCCTTTTAAAATTGGTGTTTTAAATGAGAAAAGGTGTGTAAGAATTTGTTCAATACAAACATGTATCAAAGAGGAAGGATTTAAAGGAAACCTAAGGTTTCCTTTAAGGGCGTTTAGATTTTAATTATAACATATTAAAAATATTTTATAATAATGACAGAAAAAACATTTAAATTACCAATCGAATATTTAGACACAAAATCTGTTCACACATTGTCGGACGGAGTGATTAACGACTTGGAGTTGGTCGATGCCACCGCATCTGCCCCCATGTACAACATATTGTTAAATCCCCAGCACGCATTTGCCGAGGAAATGATTCACAAATGGAAAACGCATTTTACAAGCGACGCCGAGTTCTTGAAAGAGTCTCAAGAGGTTTTGCGCACGGTAGACTGCGACAAACCTGTAAAAACGGATCCGACCAAAATCAAAGAGATTTGTAAAGATTTGTATGAGACGACAAATTTCCACGACAAGTACAGTTTCATCGATGTAAAGCAGTTCCAGTTCGTGAACCAGATGTCAACATTTATGGGGTTTTGGACCATTGTGAACCTGACGTCTCCTGTATTTTCCATCTTGTTGCCGCTGATCCTCCTTGTCGCACCTTTTGTACTACTCAAGATACAAAGAGTACCCATCACATTCGATGCCTATTTGACAACGCTCAAGGAAGTGGCTAAGAAACACGCGGTCGGCAAGGCGTTTTCATCTTTCGGGGACATGTCTTTCAACAATTTGTTGTATATTTTGTTTACGCTGGCTTTGTATGGAATACAAATGTACCAAAATGTGCGCTCTTGTATGCGCTTCTATGCAAATATTAGCACTGTGAATACAAACTTGTTGGCGATGAAAGATTTCGTGAACGAGTCGATCACAAATATGGAAGACTATTTGCAGAAAAACGGCGGACTCGGCAAGTACCGCGGCTTTTGCGAAGATGTCAGGGTACACCTGGCCCACCTTTTGTCGCTACGAGAAGAATTAAGAGATGTCCAACCATTTACATTTGCTGTGTCCAAGATATTCGAGGTGGGGTATTTGCTCAAGTGTTATTATTGTTTGTATTCTGTGTCTGAATACAAAAAGGGATTGGAATATGCGATGGCGTTCGAAGGATATCGCAGTAACCTGGAAGGTCTCGCGCGCAATTTGCAAAAAGGAATGATCCATTTCGGAGGCATTTCCAATAAGGGCGCCACAACATTCACCAAGCAGATTTATCCGACCTTACACGAAAACCCTGTATGCAATGACGTGAGTCTAAAGAAAAATCTGATTATAACAGGACCGAACGCATCGGGCAAGACGACGCAATTAAAAACAACGGCAATCAACATAATATTCACCCAACAATTTGGCGTGGGGTTTTATGAAGAGTGTAACCTGGTGCCGTACACAAATGTGCATTCTTATTTGAATATCCCAGATACAAGTGGTCGCGACAGTTTGTTCCAGGCAGAGGCGAGACGGTGCAAAGAAATACTTGACATTATCGAAAGTGAAGGTGAGGATCGGCGGCATTTCTGCGTATTTGATGAATTATTTTCGGGAACAAACGCGGAGGAGGCGACGGCGGTTTCTTATGGATTCTTGAAATACTTGCAAGAATACAAAAATGTAGACTTTATTTTGACTACGCATTTTGTCAAGTTGTGCCAAAAGGTGAAGAAGTCGAAAGATGTGCTGCGGATCGACAATTTCAAGATGGATGCCGAGTTGGTGGGCGACAGCGTGGTGTTTTCATACAAATTTGTCAAGGGCATCTCGAAAATCAAGGCGGCAAAACTGATTTTAATGCAGATGGGATTTCCTGCGGACATTTATGCGGCGATTTGAAGAAGTCTGACGAGTTTTCGAGCGAATGCGTCTACGATTGGTTTTATTGGGACTTGCGCTAGCGCTAGCGCGTTTGCTGTGATTTTTTGCCAATGCAAGTCCCGGATACATATAAATCATCACTTCGCGAACGGAAGGCCGGTTGTCCGGATTTTTGTCCAACATTTCGTGAATAATGGAATGTCCAGCAAACATACAAAAAATCTCTTTGGGAGATAACATCTTCAACACCATTTTTGCATAGGCGTAAATGTCCATTTTTTTCAATCCATCATCTAAACTGGCAAGCGTGCTTTTAAACAGCTCGGGCGCCATGTAGTCGCGCGTGCCAAACACATGGACCTTTTTGTCGCTTTTGGTGATTTTTGTGAGTGATCCGGCATCAATAAACTTGACGACCTTGTTGTCCATAATAACAATGTTCTCGGGTTTGATGTCAAGATGCGCAAAATTGTGTTGATGAAGGCAGTCGATAGCTTCGAGGACTTTGTACATGATCATTTTGAGAAGATTGTTTCGCTGAATTTCTGCACTTTCGATGGCGTTCTGGTTGTGTTCGGCGGCTTGTAATCGCGCCCGGAATTTTTCCTCAATTTCCGTGTTGTAGTATTCCAACAAATCGGTGCCGCAGTTTTCCATCACAATGGCCGCGACAAATTTGGCTTCGTCGTAACTATATCCAATAAATTTGCAAAAGAATTCGGGGCAAAGCGAGGAGATTTCGTGGTAATTGATAATTTCATTATGGAGGGAAATAATGATTCGGTCATCGATTTGTCTACTTAGATGAAGGATTTTTACCACCCGTTTTTTGTCATCGGTTAAGTAGGCCTCGCCGTAACCGCCGGTGGGCAAATTGTTTTCGCCTTTTTCGGGTATTTTGTCGAATGGAATATGCGGAACCGATTTCGGTACATTTTCAAAGAATTCATTGACTTTTTGTTTGAACTCGGCTAAGGCTGCCATGTTATAGAATAAGTGTATACAAATTATCGAAATCGGCGGGAGTCATATTGTGGCAGGCAATCATGGTACCATAATCAATCGATTGTGTACAGCATTTGAAAGAGCCGCGTGGAGTATTATTGTATCCACGATAGTTGCAATTGAAAAATCGATTGGGAACATTGATGATGGGAACGCCGAGCTGTTTTAAGAAATAACAAATCGATAAATCGCACGCTGGGATATATGTGAGGTAATTATTCGCAACACAAATATCCAACCATTCAGATTGCATTGAGTCCAACTTTGGATACAAAAGTTGCACTGCCTTTTTCGTCAAAATGAATCCAGGACCGCCAGCAAAATAGTGAACATGTTGGTTACAAATAATTCGGGTATCTCCGTGACCGCCCATAATGAATGCATTGTCGTAGGGAAGTGGCTCGATAAACTTTAACAAATTGTTGACTAAAACAAAGGCGTCGGTGCCGCAGACATACAAATAGCGGTAGTTAAAATGGTCGTGAACATATTTTATACCTAAATACTGTTTGTCGGCGGCGGACAAATAGTCGTTGGCGACGTTTTCTAAATGAATATAGTTTTCGCCGACAAGAGGGCCGCTCTCGCCCAAGAAAAATAAGATTTTAACAGCGTCAGATTTGCCCCAAGTCTGTTCAATCTTGGCAATTTGTTGTTTGTATCGTTCGACAGTATCGCACGCAAATATACAAAATATGATGTTGTAAAACATTTTTTTTTGTTTCTTTTTTTAAGGCAGATAAAATTGAAATGCCGAATCATACGCATCCATTCTACATGGATGGATATAAATTATTAATTAAGTTTAAAAAGTATATAAACAAACGTGCCTATATGAAACAATACGATAATATGAGTATTCCACATAATTTAGAGAAAATGGTCACAAGTTTGGCCGAAGTAAATACCCAAATGGCTGAATTAAGAGAGATGTTTACAGCGCTTGAGAAGAAAACGAAAAAGTTGAATCATGTGATTGATATGGTAGTCAAGAAGGAACTCAAGTCGACGACGAAGGCGAAGCGGGAGCGAAAGCCATGTGGTTTCGCGGTTTCGTCCAAGGTGACGCCAGAAATGTGCGAGTTTATGGGCCGCGAAGAGGGGTCTTTAATTTCGAGAATCGAGATTACCAAGTATTTGAACCTATATATCAAGGAACAAGGACTGGAGAACCCCGAGAACAAGCAAAACATCGTACCCGACGAGAAGTTGTGGAAGATTTTGGGAGAAGAGGCGCGCAATGAGAAGATTACGCACTTTACTATTCAAAAGTATTTGAACAAACATTTTGTCAAATAAGGGGAACTTGCGAAAAAAAATAATATTTTGTATACATTACTTTATACAAAATGTCGGAGATTACTCGGATTTCGGGACCAATTTCGATGTATTATTTAAAACCAATCAACAAGGATAGTAGTATGCCAATATTTTTGTTGTTCGGGGATAAACATGGATCAGATGAGAATATGTGTTCAGATTGCACATGTGAAGATTCCAAAAAGTGTTGCCACCTGATTTCAGACAAAGAGTTTTTAAAAAAAATCGAAAAACTGGCTGGTCCACATAGACCGATAGACTTTTATATCGAGTATTTCGAAGAAACAACGGGGACATTCGAAAGCATACTCGACGATTTCAGGCAGCCGGAGTTCCAGAGTTGCTACAAACGGACTTTAAAAAACCAAAGTAACTGCCCTGCGCCCGGCATTCGATGGCATTATAGCGATATTCGAAAGTCGTACACAAAAAACAACATTGAAAATATTTTCGACTCGTTGCAAAAGTTTACTAGATTTTGTATTGAACTGAACAAAAGAAAAATTTACGAAGGTGTGAACCGCGAAGATTGGTTGAGTATGAATAAGTCAAGGCCGATGTACAAAAAATACACAGGTATTGATATTTCAAAAACAGAAGAAATCCATAAAATTATCGATTTGATTAAAAAGTTGCAGCATTTAACAGTCAACGGATTGGATTATCTCGATAAGTTGGCAGAAGAGATGGTTGATTTTATATTCACAAGTGAGTATCCAAGTTTGATACACAAACAGTTTAAAAAACAGGTGAAAACCAGTGTGTTTGCAGATAAAAGTTATATTATAAAGATGTATAGAGACTGTTTGTTATACAGAAATTTCAAAAAATATGATTTTGATGACAAAACGTTTGACCAGCTGAAGAAATTCGACATAAAAGGGGACTACAAGCGTATGTCTGAATATCTTTTAATTACCACCGGTATATTTGTCGATTTATATATAATTTTGCGAGCCATGAAGAAGATCGATAGCCCGCCCTCTCTTTGTATTGCTTTTCTTGGTAATGCGCATATTATGAATATCGCGAATATGTTGTTTGATACGGGTTATTACGAAGTGGGGGCGGAAGTTAACGCTGTAGCTGGCTCTTCCGATGACCAAACCCGTTGTTTGCCGTTTGACATATTTGATGACTTGAAAACATCTTTAAAGTTGTACAAGGGTGTAAAAAAGAGTAGTAGTTCAACTCGTAAAACTAAGAAAACCTCGTCAAAATCCAAGTCGCCAAAACCATCCTCGAAGTTTTTTAATCCCTCCTAAAAATAATCTAAATCTAAAAGGAGGGGTAAGGACGCAACGCGTCCGACGGTCGGCACCGTAGGTGCCTTTAAAGGGGAACTACGTTCCCCTTGAATTTATCGCGATTTTCATCATTCAGAATTCCCAAACAGTCTGCCAAATAAAGGCGCGTTTCGCCGGTCGCTTTCGACAATTTTGCAATAGTTTCAATCATATTGATGGTATTGTCGGGCGACTTGTGCTGATGAAGAAATTTCATTATGCGTTTTGTATAATGATATTTGCATTTTGGGTCGCTGGCTGCATAAGCGAATGCAAAAAAAACAAGAAAAATTAAAAAGCGAAACATTTTTTATTGATTACAAAAAATTTTTATGATTATAAATCGTCAATATTGATTTCCTCATCGTTTGCAAAACTCACGACAGCCTCATTGCCCGAGACATCCGCAAACATTGTTCTTTTGTCTACCACATGTTCTGTAAATACGAAACCGTCCACCGCGTCTTCGCCAGTTTCGACGCCGCCACCATTGTTGTCACTTCTTTCATTCATTTTTACAACAAGTCGTTTGACATTTGTGCCAGGTGTGATCATCAGTTCCTCAACATCGTTTCGGTCGTAAATGTACATAAGTTCGCACGACTTGGGCTCCTCTTCGTTCTCCCACTCATAGATGCCGACAAGCACCCAAGATCCCACTTCGAAATAATTGTTGCGCTTATTCCGCCCCTTGAACTTTCCTGGCACTCTACACCAAATGGTTTGCCCCAGGCATGTGTAGACACTGATCCCATTGCCGTAAATTTTGTCTACAATCGCGTAGAGTTCATTCTTGGCCTCGGACTTGCGCAAAATAGTGTCCTTGTTATTATTTTGAAATTTGCGACCCTGCTTCTTCGCGTTTCCGCCACCAGTTGTATTTTTCACCATTTTTTTTTATGATGACACAATATACATAATACGATGACGGCTTGGATGGATTTAGTGAAAAAGCTCAGTAAGGAAAACCCGGGGAAACCTCTGGGAGCCATTTTGCCTTTAGCGAAAAAGATTTACCGAAAGGGTAAAAAACATGGCGGTGCGGTTGTCACCCAAAAGAAGCAGAAGAAGAACCAAAAGAGATCAAAGACTGCGAGAAGAATTTCAGATGATACTCTATAATGTCGTTTAACAGTCGGATTTCCGGTCCAGTTTCGATGTATTACTTGAAACCAAACGACAGTAGTTTGCCATTATTTTTGTTGTTTGGTGATATTCACAATTCTTTCGATAATATGTGTTCCGAGTGCACATGTGAAGAAAGAAAAAGGTGTTGCCATCGGATTTATGATATCGACTTTTTAAAAAAAATCGAAAAACTGTCGCGACCCCAAAGACCAGTCGACTTTTATATCGAATATTTTGAAGCAGACGACGACGGGGCATTCGAAAGCCCGTTGGATTATTTTCGGGAACCGAACTTCAGAAACTGCTATAGAAGAACTGTAAAAAATCGTAAAAATTGTTATGCACCGGACATCCGATGGCATTACAGCGATATTCGGATGGCACATACAAAAAACAATATTGAAAATATTTTCGAGTCGTTGTATGTATTTATCCAATTTTGTATGGATTTGAACAAAACACAAAGTTATGAAGGCATTTCAATGTCGGACTGGCTGAAGATGGACAAATCAAGTTTGATATACAAAAAAGTCGCAGGTATTGATATTTCAAAAAAGGAAGAGATATACCAAATTATCAAGTTGCTAGCGGAGTTTAATCAACAAACGATTGCCGAGTTTGCCGAACGCATTGTCGATTTTGTATTCACAAGTGAGTATCCAAGTTTAATACAAAAACAGTTTCGAAAACAGGTGAAAACCAGCATTTTTGCGGACAAAAGTTTTGTCGTAAAAATGATGAGGGATAGTCTACAATCCAAGTTGGCGGCCAATTTAGATGTGGACGACAAATTATTTGACAAGTTGGCGAAATTTGATATAACCGCAAACTATAAGCCACTTGCGTATTTACTCTTGCATATTAATTCAACCTTTGTCGATTTGTATACAATTTTACGGGCTATGAAGAAGAACGACACTCCGCCCGCCCTTTGTGTTGCTTATCTTGGCAATGCCCATATTCTCAATATGGTTGATATTTTGTTGAGCACCGATTATTACCAAGTAGAAGCCTCTGCTGAAGAAAATGACGAGAATCGATGTTTGCCATTTGATATATTCGATGATTTGCGGAAATCACTATCAAAGCGCAGTTCTAGTCGTACGGCTCGCACAGGTCGTAAATTTTCCTCAAAGTCGAAATCGAAACTGTATAGTTCGATGTAATTTTGTATACAAAAACAAACTTGTATGTATACAAAATATTTATTTATTTGCGCTGTCTCTTGCGAACAGGATTGAAACCTTCGTCTTCCTTCTTGTATCGGTAGACAACATTTGGCTTATTTCCGCGGGTGGATTGCTGCTGCTGTTGTTGCTGCTGCTGTTGCACCTCGCACATCAAGTTGCCACCTTTGATTCCGGAAACATTGGATACAATAAAGTCGTGTTTGTTCGAGGCGTCCTTGGTCAAATCAAACTCAATGTACTCGCCTTGCACAAGGTAACGAAACTGATCATTGACGACCTTGATGGCACTGTAGTGGACGAATACATCCTTACCGTCGTGCTCGCCGCCCTTTAGAGTGACAAATCCGTATCCAGCCTTGTTATTAAACCATTTAACACAACCAATTGAGCGATCCGCTGATGACATTTGTATACAACTAGCATGGGCGCTTTCTTTATATCTATTTTTGTATGTCTCAATAATATAATACATGTTCTCACCAAACAAAAAAATGTCGATCATACTGCTTCTTGCCGTTTTAGTGATCTCTCTGCTTTTGTCGTTCTACGTACCCCAACTCGAAGGTCTTGAGACGGCCGAAGATGTAGTGAACAAAGATGCGCCCCCAGCGTTAGAATCGGGTCAAACACCAGATGCAGGTAAGCCAACTTTGTATGGTATTAACATTCCTCAACCCCAGCAAAAGAATAAAATCTTGACAGTTGACGAAATCACAAAGGTTTTAGGAGCCAACCCAGGTGTTCAAAAGATGCTGGCAAAATAAAGGAAACCTACGGTTTCCTTTTGATCCTTCCCTTTTTTGTTCAACCGGGTCCTTTTGATCCTTCCCTTCTTTTTGTTTAACCTGGGTCCTTTTGATCCTTCCCTTCTTTTTGTTTAACCTGGGTCCTTTTGATCCTTCCCTTCTTTTTGCTGTGATGATCGAACCAGTTCCTTGACATATTTTGTATACGCGGGTTTTTCTCCGTATTCAAGAGCATATATCTCTTCCAAAAATGGAAGCAACCATTGCGATACAACTTTTGTGGAAGGAAGACTCTGTCGAATGTTTTTCAAATGTTTTTGTCGCGCCCTTCGGATGTTCAAAGGATGTGCTACATGATACAAAGGCAACTCGCACTCATCATCTTCTTCAGAAACCATATTGGCCCATGGAATGTCGATTCTGAACATTGTCATCATCATATACCCCATTGAAATCAAGTCATCTCGGTAAGAAACCGTGTTTCCCAAGTGCAAATTGTAACTCGCGAATTTAGGGGAACCGATCAAGTGCTCAGTTTTTTTATTTTCTCGGTGGACAGCATTTTCAATATTGTATACTAGCGATGATAAACCAAAGTCGATCACGAATACGCGGTCCCCATTCACCATAAAATTGTCGGGTTTAATATCCGAATGAACGATGTGTGCGGAATGGATTTTTTCAATCGCACAAATCAGCTGTTCGCAAATTCCCCGAATCTTTTCAATTGGATCGCAGTTTGTATTATTATTCCACACCGAGTCCACATAACTTTGGAAAGTAGTTTCGTAAAATGTTGTCGCGATACAAGTGTTGTTTCCAAACAAACCATACCAATACAAAGTTGGAATACATGGATTGCTTGTCGCAAGTTCACGGTTCAAATAGGCCAATATTTTCGTCTCATGGGTCTGCTTCTCTGTCGACACTTTCAACGCAACTGGTGTTTTATGAATGCGGTGTACACCTTTGAATACGGTTGAGAACGCACCTTTGCCCAGCTGTTCGATTACTTTGTAGTTATGGATCATCATCTCCAATAAATTATGTTGCAATATTTATATATTTTACAACCAATGGTTCTAAAAACGATGATCGACAAAGCGGACAACATGGTTGAAAGTTCTAAAAAACCGCTTTATTTGCTGTCGTCTGGATTCATTTTTATTGGGTACATTACCATGTTTTTGGGGGTGTCCTTTATTTCGCCAAAGTATATTCGAACCATTAGCAATATTACCTACGTGTTTATTGCCTTTATTTTAATGTATAAATTTGGTCCATTACGCGGGGAAGCGACAACCATCACCGAAAATGACTCGAAATTGATTTCGTTGTCGGCAAGTTTCATCTTGTTCAATTTGGGCGTTACCGAATATGCGCTGTCCTTTTTCGAGACGGTGAAAAATACGTTTGGAGTATAAACAGTCGAAAAAAATTGAAATGCTGCGTGGTCGGTATAAATATATATACAATTCGTCGTCATAATTGTATATATAGAATACATGGAAACCGACAATTTTGTATCGGCGTGCGAAAAAGAAAACAACCGGTATTTAGAAAACAAAACCACCAAAGTTATCCGCGATGAAATTGCAGCATCGCTTGACGAGTTCGACGACGAAGAGATCGCAAAATATATGAACAAACTGGTCGAATATCGATTTGTTGACGAAGTGGATAAACTGCACACCGGGAAATTCACGCGATGGATCGCCTTAACGGACGAAGAGATGTTTTTGTCAAATGGCGGATTCCTTACCAATATCGATTATAGCGACAAAGGTGTTTTGCTGACAATAAAACCGTTTGGAAAAAAGCATATTCGACTTGTATTTGACCAATTGTTAGTCTACCAAAAACTGTCACCAGGAGAAAAACTCATACTGATGGCTGCAGATTTTTTGGAAAAGTAAAATTGTATTAACAAAATATACAAAAAAATAATGATTAGTTACACATTGGCGCAAAAAAATATAGTTAAATTAATAGCAGGAAGCCATTTTAAAGAGAAACATCCAGTAAAACGCAAGAAGGTGATTGTGTTTGATTTAGATGAAACGATTGGACACTTTTCCCATTTGCACATTATATACAAATGTTTGATTGAAGTCTTTTCCGAAATCAACCAAACCGAGTTTAATCAATTGCTCGATTTGTATCCCGAGTTCTTTCGTCCTGGAATCTTGACAATTTTCGATTTCCTCTTTAATAAAAAGAAGGACACATCCATATTCAAATTGTATATCTACACAAACAATCAATGCGAGGAATCGTGGGCAAAAATGATTGCGGATTACATTCAATCCAAAGTCGTGCAACCATCCGGCGCCATCTTGTTCGATAAGATTATCAACGCGTTCAAGGTTAAAAATCGGGTCGTCGAGTTAAAACGCACTACAAATTCAAAAAATTATTCGGATTTTATCAAGTGCACCATGCTGCCAGAGGATACGGTCGAGACTTGTTTTATCGACAACACATATTACGAGAAAATGTGCGACAGCAAAGTCTACTATATTTTGCCCAAGGCATATTTTCACTCGTTGCGAAAGAACGCGATGATACAACGTGTTGTAGGTTTGTATCACGAGAACCAAGTTTTAAAGGACTTGCTGATACAAAAACTTGGCGAAAACAATGCGCGACCCGAAGTAAACGAGGTGGCCGTAACCAAGAAAATCATGTATCTGGTGCGCGAATTTTTGTATTACCCCAAGTTTCCACATGTGAATAAAACACGGCGACAAGGCCGCGTAGCGAACAAAAAGTCGAAACGACATCGAATCTAATCATAAATTATCCAAAAAAAAGGTCATGAAACTCCTTTGCACCCAATCCGGATTTGTAAACACCGAAACCGGCGAAAATGTGGCGGACATCTCCATTCGCAAAGTGTTTCACAATGACGTCATTGAGGTTTCTTTCTCCAACAAATTTATTGTGCTCGAGTCTTCTGTTCGCGACAATGTTCTGGCCGGAGTGCTGGTTATCGGAAAAACATACGGCCGGTCTGGGCGCCGCCTTTTGTATAAATGTATCCCTGACAACCGCGAGTTGCCAGCCTTTTTGGTTCCATACGATATCCCAGCGTCATTTCACAAGAATGTGAAAAACAAGTATGTCGCGTTTCGCTTTGAGAATTGGGACAATGACCATCCGCATGGCGTCCTACAACACACTATCGGCGACGTCGATTCTATCGAGGCCTTTTATGAGTACCAGTTGTGGCGCAAAAATCTGAATAAATCATTGGCAATCTTTACGAACGCGGCGCGATCCAAGATCAAGAGTTTAGGGGCGGATGAGTCTTTGTATATAAACAAGATTTTGGAAACTACTGCGTGTAAAATCGAAGATTGTCGTCGTTTTGATCAAAACGTGTTTACGATTGATCCCGAAGGTTGCACCGATTTCGATGACGCCTTTTCGGTCACTTTTGAAGACCGGTTCGCAACAGTTCACGTGTATATTGCCAACGTGTTTTTGTGGTTGGAGTCCTACGGCCTTTGGGACTTTATGACCGAGCGTATATCGACCATTTATTTGCCAGACCGCAAAGTGCCAATGCTGCCGCCGCTGTTGTCGGATTCGCTGTGTTCGTTGGAGCAAGGGCGCGACCGATTTGCCTTTTGTATGTCACTCAAGTATGATATGTTTACGAAAGAGTTCGTGGAACCCCCTGTTTATAAAAATGTTCTCATTCGTATAAACAAAAATTACGTATATGAAGACTCGGACGCACTAAATCGGAACCCTGCATATCGGGTGCTGCGTGAGCTGGCCGGGACCGACGATTCGCACGAAGTTGTCGCGTGGTGGATGATCAAGATGAACACTGAATGTGCGAAATATTTGGCGGAACGCGGACAAGGAATCTTTCGATCATCGGTTGCATGTGATCCTGCCTTCTTTGAACGCTGCGCCAGTATTTATGGGAAAAGTCCGGCGCCGCATAGGCAGTTAGGGGTCGACGCTTACATGCACATCACAAGTCCGATCCGGCGTTTGGTCGACGTTTTGAATCAGATTTTGTTTATGGAGACAGTAAGCGAGAGTTGTCGAACATTTTTCGACAAGTGGTTTTGTCGACTGGATGATGTGAACCGTATCACAAAAGACATTCGGCGGATCCAGATGGATTGCGATTTGTTGGCGGCTTGTACGAAGAATACGGACTTGGTCAATAAGGAATTTGAGGGGGTAGTTGTAGACGTCTTGTCGTCAAATGAGTATACGGTGTATATCGAAGAATTGAAATTGTTGTCGCGCATGAAAACTTCGAGTGCGGAGATTGGTCATCGAATAAAACTAAAGATATTTGTGTTTCAAGATGAAGATCGGTTATGTCGAAAAATTAAGGTTTCTACCGTTTAGACCAAGTGATTGCGTCTGCATAAATTACTTGGCTCATATCTGTTGGATATGTGTAATCACTTTTTCTGTACAACCGTATGAAAGGGAACATACCCTCAGTCATTGTGTTGAGTTTCGGCTCCTCGACATTATAATCGGCCCTGCAATCATTGAACAATATTTTATGTTCGTGGTTGTAATATTTGTATACAAAGTCGTGATGGATCGATTTGTAAATGGTTCCGAGAGTTTCATATTGGGTTGTTGTTGTTGTATCCAAAGTATAAGTTGGAGCAAGAGTTGGAAGTACAGGAGTTTTTGTCACTGGTTCTCCGGGTTGAGGGATATACGGGGCACCAATGTATTCTGATTTGATGCCTGTTTTCAAAGTTGTACCTATATCGGTGTTGTTACTGTATATCGTATTTTTTAGATTCCAATTGGTTCCTGTAAAAATATTTAGGGATGTAGAGGTTGCGATCTCTATATCTGCTGCTGGGGCTGTATCAGTTTTTGCATCAAAGTATATTTGCCACGTGGATACCTCTATCTTTAAATAAATTTTGTTGTGGTCGCTGTGTTTGTAAACTTTAGTGCCATCTGGCAAATCATAAGGGTAATAAACACCATTTGCGTATTCAGCATTATCATTATTTTCGGGAAATCCGGTAATTTTTATGCAATTTCTCCTTTCAGGAGGAGGAGGAGGAGTAGACGCACCAGGAGTAGTCGCAGGAGGAGCATTTTCAGCAGGATCAACCGCTTCGCGCGGAAGACTTCCAATTTTAATAACAAAGTTGGGAATCTGAATATCTTTATCGTTTTTAAATTCAGCAATTTTTTTGGGTTGCGATCGCAGGTCGTCTTCAAAATCAATAAATACATTAAAATTTTTAAAAAGTACAAGAATTAATTGATGAATTATTTTTACACAATCGTTACTTAATATCATTGGCAAATTTGTGTCTTTCAATGAAGATAAATCGACGTGTTTTTTTCGTAATTCTTCTACAAGCGCTTGTTGAGTTGCTTCGTTTTCTTTATTTTGAAATTTTATATTTCTGCGCGCAAAATTTGTACCTACAAATGCAGCCGCTCCAATACCAACTGTTGTTAATCCGACTACTGGGAAAATTGCTCCCAAGAGTACAGGCGGCACAATTGAAAAAAAATATGAAACACTTGATGCTTTGTTCCATTCATCAGATACTTCATTTTTATAAGTTGATTTTAGTGTATTTATGGCGCCTAAACTAAGATCCAAAACATTGTATGCAAACCTTCTATAAAAATAGTTATTAATTAGATTTTCTGTACGGAACTCGGGAGAATTAAAACTGTTTTTTCCTGCAGCAGGAACCAAAAATTTAGAGTAAACATTTTTTGCATTAACAAGGAAATCGGCACAAATTCGATAATTGTAAAAATAATTCTCTGCTGGTACAGATTGTTCCGAAGGAATATTTATCGCAACTGTTGTAATTGTTGTGGGGTCACTATATTCGCGTTGCTTTAAACTTGTCTGAATATTTTCAAAAACTCGTTCCAAACAGTACTCGATATTTTTCAATTCAAACTCGGCCATACGAACATCGGCGGAGACTTGATTTGAAGAATCTGCAAAAATATTTTTGCTGTAAACAATCCCGGACTTGTATAAACCGCAATCATACGCAAGTTGCATAGCGGCAGTAAAATACGACAACTCGCCGGAATAGTTACAAATGCCATGTCGAAACGTGAGACCGTTAAATTGGGTGTCGATGAGTTTTCCCAAATCCATTTTGGACTGATCACTCAAATACTGACTCATGAAATTTTCGATATGTTTATTGTTTTCGAAAACATTGTCGGACAAAAAGTAATCAATAAAATTGATAAAGCGGTTGCCTCTCAAAGTACGCTCAATGTCGGACTTGGAAATATTATATTTCTGTTCCAAGAGTTCGCGGAATGTACTACCTAGTTTTCTATAAAGCGATATCTTATTTGGTCCGGCAAGATATTGAAGTGAACTGCCGTCGAGCAAACGAATTTCAACATCATTGTATATTGATTTTTCTTCAAAGTTGGTATAAACAAATTGGTTGAGATCTCGTAGTTCGCTGATTTCGCCAATGAGTTTGTATCCTTTCCCTTCAATGCTTTTTGGAAGAGGCTTGTCGCTCTCTATAATGACGAGATTTTTTGTTAACGAAGAGAAATCGGGAAGAGAAGTTTCTCCAACAAACGGGCCTAGAACGTCGATTGAAGGAGGAGTAGTTCCTGCTACAGGAGTAGTATAAGATCTTAAGAAATCCAAAATATTAAAAGCCTTGGCATCAAAGGTAAATCCTAAAAGTTTATTAACATCATTTTCAAAATCGCCGATATTGTCTTCGTTTTCGTCTTTTTTCAAAAAATAGTGTTGTGCATAAATGTGGGTAAGAAGTTTATCTAAATCATGACTCACGCATTCTGGGCAGCGATTACGAGTATCATACAACATTTGCAGGACAGAAATGATCTTGGATTTGTCGCCATTGATATTCGGATACCCGTATCTTTGGCGACCACTTGTGAAAAAGAGTTCCACGCTCTCTCCGCGGTCATTAGTAACAGGCCTGGAGCTTTTCATGTCCAAAAAAGTTTTGATGGCAAAAAATGGGCGTATTAAGGCTTGCTGAATTTCTTCGAAAGAACCGTCTTTTGACTGATCGATTTCGGGGAAAACCTTGTTAAAATTGGAATCTTCGGGGGGCAGATTGAACAGATATTTCAAGTTCTTGAGAACCAGTTCAGTATTGTAAAACCGGCGTTTGAAAATGGAGAAGGGGTCTTTATCAAGACCGGTGCCGAACCATTCTTTGGTAACAATACCCGACGTTTCTCTTGGACTCACATGTTGGTCGAGGAGCAGTGTATACCAAGACTTGTTGAGTTCAAAGTACGGTGTTCGGTCATTAGAATTCTGGATTGGTGGTGTCGACGACTTCTTGACCTTAAACTTGACGTAGGTAATGGAATCGGAATTGGACGGCTCTTCAAATATTGAATAGGGGGGTCTTTCCTTATTGGCACTATCCACAATTGTGTCGGAATCTTCTTTAATATAATTGATGGAGCCTGTTTGATTATCAATGCCGACAATGACATATTTTATATTATCGCTGACTGTTGTGGTTGCGGTTCCCGCAACGTCAGTAGCAGCAGGAAGAGTTGGAGCGACAGACATATATATTTAGACAACAAAACAAATTTCTAAATATGTATTTGAACAAAAGATTATATAGAATCCTAGATGGAACGATATTTGGTCGCAACGATACAAGTACCGGTGAAAGTGAGCCCGGATGGGGAACTTACAATAATGAATGAATACTCGAAAATAGAGGTGGACGAGGCGGAGGAGGACTTGACGAAGCTGGAAAAAACGGGCGAGACTATTTACGACAAGGTTATCGAATATGTCGCGCAACTTCCCCAGAAACACGCATTTGAGTATATCAAAAAAAGCAAAAAGCCGTTAAACACGACATTTAGCAACAAGGTGGCCGCCAAGCATTCGCAAAAATTCACGAAAAAGAATTACTGCCAGTGAGGGCGCTGTTCTCTGCGGACGACAAGTGGGTCGGGTAGGAAAGTGGGTTGAGACTCAAACAAGTTTAGGGATTTTAGTGTGCGAATATCTGGGACAATTTCGGCTTGAGGGATCACCATATTGCAAGAACCGGTGCCGCGCAGCATGGACTCGATATCGCACGAGTTGTTGGCAAGATTGACGCGAGATACATGTTGACCGATGAGGCCATTTCCGGGGAGGTAAGTGTTGGTGGGGCAACCGTATTTAATTCGATAGTCGATATGACCAAAATTGATGGCTTGTTCGAGTTCATAATCTCCGCGCTGTGATTTATTTCGAGTGTCGGTCATTTATATTTGTTTAAGAGAAAAGTTTCTTATACAAATTGACATAAGAGGGGTGGGTGTCGTCAAATTTGTCGCCGAGAAGATGGTATGCACAAAGCATTTGGTGAAATAGGGGCAAATAGTCGTAGGCGAAGAGGACTACTAGGCCCGTTTCGGGATTTTCGGAGATCATGAAGGAGGCGGCTTGGACGTAGATGGTTTTGAAAAGGGGATTGTCAATGGTTTCGTAGTAAACCGACTCGATGACTTTTTCAATTTGTGCGTCGACATCTTCTTCTGCTAAGAAGCGTTGGGCACTAATTCCAAATAGTTTACAAATCGTGTCTCTGTATTGTATGTCGTCTTCGTAGGAAATCGAGGTAATATCGAAATTATACATGATGGCTAAATAGAATGTGAAATGACGACTCTTTAATTTCTTTTCTTGCTATTTTGTTTTCTGTTGCGTTGGCTTCGGTTGCGCTTGCTGTTGTTGCGGTTTCGACGCTTGCTTTTGCCTCCGGAAAGTAATCCCCATAAATTTGAAATTGATCTCTCAGGTTGAGCTCCGGTAGCGGCGGCGGCACCAGTAGCTTCGGTATCATTCGGAGGTATTCCGTCGAAGTTAGGAGTATCTGGGCTGGCGGGGATATCGGGGATTCGGTCCGATGAGCGGGTGTCGCCTGAGAAACCAGTGTGGCCGATCGAGCCAGTTTTGCCGGTTGAGCCGGTTGAGCCACTTGAGCCGGTTGAGCCGGTTTTGCCGACATTCCGAGTAGATATATCGACACCTTCGCCCTCGCCACCCTGAAGTAGCTTCTTCTTCAACGCATTGAGCTTTTTCATACTCGCATCCGAAATGTTCTTGAGAACATTCTTTTTACTTCTATTACGCTTTGGCATTTAATATATATATACTCGAAATATATTAAACTGGTTTAATATCCAGAATCATTGGGTAAATGAACACGACTGGCAGATCCACCGCGGACCCATCCGTCCAAGGCGGCCTCTTGTACTAAATACTTGGGATTGGTGATGGTATCCTTAATACTACTAATCAATGGATACATGTGGTTGTTGGCGAAAGACTGTTCGGTAATGGTGGAAACACTCTTTTTGTTAGTGATAATATCGCCCTGCTTCAATTGAGATTCGAGTACAGTATCGCAAGATCCTCTTCCTAAATAAGGGACGGTCAAGAAAGGGCGTTGTTGGAGGGACAATTTCTCTAAAGATCGTGCATTTTCCTTTTGGACAACAAGCTTGGAATCGACGTCGACGGTGAGAGCATTGATTCCGGCGCTGGCGCCGGCGTGAGAACCGTTGAACATCATGGCGGGTTGGTTAGTCGCAAAGTGTACGTGATCACTGCTGTTCGATTCGCTAAAATAAGTTGACAACATGTAATTATTAAAACGGGTGTTCATGATATTTTTTTGGGATTTGTCGGTATTGTCGTTTCCGATACGAGATGTGCCATTGAAAGTGTAAGGGTAAATAGAGGCCATTGTTGTATGATTATACTATATATAGAATAAAAGAAAAGAGGGGAACCTACGGATAAGGCACCGAAGGTGCCGACAGTCGGACGCTTTGCGTCCTTTTCCCCTCAGGGCGCAGCCCTACGGGCTGATAACCCCCTCCCCTTATCCTTTATTTTATTACTACAAAGAAGTGTGGTTACATAGTAAGAATTAAAAATTATAATTTTTCAAAATAAGTACTCCATAACGTGTCTTTAATTTTCTGAATAAAGGAGGGGTTATAGGGGAACGTAGTTCCCCTACTTAGTAGTTATTGTATCGCGCCACATTTTTCGCACAAGCAAAGGCGTTGCCCTCTTTGCAAGAAACCATGCTTCCGTAGCAAAATTCGCTAAATGATTGTTGGTCATTGGGAATTGTCGTGCTTGCGGTAGAAGTGAAAGGTCGCAACGATTGTTCAAACACGTATTCGTCGCCTAAATCCTTGAATAATTTATCTGTAATATCGGGTTGGTCGGGATTGGCTTTGCGCACAAACTCTTTGGCCTTTTCAATAATTTCGGCATTTACATTTTCGTTAAATGCGGGCGGGGCGGGTTTTCTTTGC